TGGTTCTTCTGGTTCATCAGGCGCTAACGGTACGTCAGGTTCATCAGGTGCAAATGGTGCTAACGGTGCTAACGGCTCAAGTGGTTCTTCTGGAGCTAACGGTGCTAATGGATCGAGCGGGTCATCAGGCGCAACTGGAGCAAATGGTTCAAGCGGAACTTCTGGAGCTAACGGTGCTAATGGTTCCAGTGGTACCAGTGGTTCTGGGTCACCTGGTTCATCGGGTACAAGTGGTGCATCAGGCTCATCAGGTACCGCAGGTCAATCATTATCCAGAACACCATTATTAAACACAACAACATCGTCATCATCTATTACGATTAATGCCGATACTACGGATATTTATACCGTTACCGCCTTAGCTACAGGTGTAACATTTAACGCACCAACTGGTACTATAGCTGATGGTCAAACATTAGTTATTAGAATAAAAGATAATGGTACCGCCAGAGGCATTACATGGAATGCAATATTTAGAGCATCATCAGATCTTGCGTTACCAACGACAACAGTATTGGGTAAAACTATGTATCTTGGTTTTATTTATAACGTTGCGGATACAAAATGGGATTTTGTATCATTATTAAACAATATTTAATTATGAGGTTTTTTCCATTACCACTTAGATCACCAACACCTGTTGGATATTTGACTGAAACTAATACATTTTTAGCGGCTGATGCTGCATTGTCAGCTTTGTCGACCACACATAAAGACGCAATTGATAGATGGTTTAGAGATTTAAAAGGTGAGAGCAACGGATCATATTCAACCTATAATGTCTTAAGTAAAATTGTTACTCTTTATCCATTTATTGGTGGTACATCAACCAGTATGGCTGTTAACGCTAAAAGTCCAGGAACATATAATTTAACACATACTGGTTCACCAACAATGAACGCAAATAGTATATCATATAATGGAACATCACAATATTCCAGAACCAATTTTACCCCAAATCAAAACTATACTGTAATTAGCGGATCAGATTTTACAGGATTCTCAGTTCATAGAACTGATACTAATGTCGATACCAATGCAACATGTGGTGCACTTGGTTGGGGTAATACTTACTGTTATTTTCAGGGTGGTGCAAGCGGGCCTGGATATGTTGTATTAATTCTTTCGGGTAAAACAGCAATATCAGAATCAAAATCATATCCAACAAATTCTTGGTATATGGCATCGTGGGGTAGTTCAACTTCTATGAATGCTTATGTAAATGGTACAAACGTTAAGGCAACAACCCAAACATACGACAACATACCATTACACCAATCATATATTGGGGCTTTTAACATTAATAATTCATCTGTGGGTTATGGTGGAGCTAATACTTACGATTTCTATATGTCAGTAAAAGGTACATGGACAGATGCTGAAGCCGCTTCCATTTATAACGCTACTAAAGCTCTTAAATCGGCTCTCGGTGTTACCTGGAACTAATTACTTATTATAACGATTATAAGCATTATTAGTTATTAGATTATATTTAACTTTACCAATAAAGTCAGATAAACTATAACAATCAGTATAACTCATAGCTGATCTAAGATAATGTTCGAAATTATCAACCCATCCAGATAAAGTATATTCAACTTTCTGATATTTACTTATACCCTCCGATGTTTTTAGTGTGGTATTACCCATCGCTCTTTGAGCATCTTTGGTTGACATTCCTCTGAATTTTTTATATAGGTGACCATGATCCATCATAGTTAATAATTCATCTTTAACAAGACTTTTCGGTGGGGTAACATATGAATAGACACTATAGTATGATTTAATATATTCATCAACTGAAACAATATTCCCGTTATAATCAATAGCCATCTCACCAGCACTCTCAAACGATTTATTAAATATAGACCCAAGCATAACATAGTCGGCACCAAGAGCCAACGCTTTGATTACATCAGCATACTTTTTAAATCCACCATCAGCTACTATCTTTGCTGGATTAATCAGTTCACATGACACATCATAACACTCTTTTATAAGTGAACCCATTGGGTATCCAATACCCGTTTGTTGTGTTGTTAAACAACCCCCACCATTTCCGATACCAACTCTAACATAATCAGCACCAGCATTCGATAATGCAACATATGTTCTTGGATGTGCTACATTACCAGCCATGATAATAATATTATTACCATGTTTATCTTTTAGATATTTTATTTTATCATACAACTTGGTCATATGACCATTTGCTATATCTATAAGGAAATAGAATGGTGAGCGATTCATATCCCAATATTCGTCACTGATGTCTAAGCCACCAGAAGTGAATAATCGATCATTAGTACTACCATACAGTTTTGCTGTCCTCGGTAATACAACACCTATTTTATTATCGTGAAAATCACGTATATTATCTACACTTACAACAGTATCCATTGGTGCTGTAAATATCGGTAAAAATCCATTCTTATAATATACATCAATAACTGAACGAGTACTAATACTGGACTGTATAGCTGGTTCAATCAGTATATCGTCAAAATCAAACTTCATCATATTAAACCTAATTTCGTAAATGTTTCTATATTGAATTCAGCAAAAGCGCCTTCAAATAATAATTTTTTATCTATATAACCGATAAGATGTGGTTCATTCGTATTCATTTCACCAAACACATCACCAGTAAATATTGCACATGGTTTCTTAACACCATCTTTGTCAATACAATCTCTGGTCATAATATGTTTGGCATTTTTAAGGTTTAAACCTGTTTCCTCAAATAATTCACGAATGATTACCTCAAGCGGGGTTTCACCAGGATCAATTTTACCACCTGGTAAACCCCACTTAGTATGGTCGGTTTTACGGGTTACACCCAGAACCAAACCATTGGTATCGAATGTAAGTAAACAAACAGAAAAAATCGTTTCCATAATTAGATTAATATACGGTCAAGAATCTTTTTGAAAGTAGCCATGTCATACTGACCATTGTACTTCTGCTTAAACGCACCTGTTGTTTTACCTGGTAAAACATTACTTGGTACACCACCTAATGTCGGTATTATGGCACGTATTCCAGCCTCAATTTCAGCTTCTGTCATCTGCGCTGGTAAGTATGATTGAAACACCAACATTTCAGCTGTTTCAGCCGCTACAAGGTCAGCACGACCACCTTTTTCAAATTGAGCTATAGAGTCCTGACGCTGTTTAATAGCCTTTGTTATAACCTTTAAAACATCATCATCGGTTAAAACGACCTTACCCTTATCGGTAAGTTCAGCTTTTGTTATTTCGTTCTTAAGACTATTTAACGCAGCCTTGGTAACTTTGGTGGCTTCACCACCCTTCCATGCGATAATATAATCCGCATTTATTTTATTCTGTAAAGTAGACATAGTTTTTATTTTTTCTTTTTAAATTCAAATGTTGCTGGATAAGTTTCATTATACCCAGGCTTATCATAGATAACAACCCAACCCTCAGCACGATAGATATCCTCAACATCCAACCATTTGTTTTTGAATATCTCAGAACGACTATAATTAGATTTTTTTTGGATTTCATCTATTATTTCATCCTGGGTTATCGTTGATGAATATCCGTTCCATTTACGTGGAATCATAACATTAAACGACTCAATAACCACATCGGGTATTGTGTTGAGTTTAAGCTCAACAATATTATCTGGGCTAATTGGTTTTGCGTTCATATTTTTTTCTTTTACCATTCAACTTGCCAATAATCACCATCTCTTTGGTCTGATACAAATAAACACTTATACCCCTGTTCTTTAAGCCTTTTTATTATAGCTTTTGTACCATTTTTATCCTCAATTGATGTTGATGATTTACCCTTGAGTGATCTACTTTTAATTAATTCGTATATATGATTAAGTCTTACCTCATCTAAGATGCCACCGTCTTCAACGATTTTTCTTGCCTCAGTTGCGTTCATTTTGTATTTCTTTTTTAACTGCTGTTAATATTTCACCTAACCAGTTCGTACCACGCCAGTTGGTTGGGTCTTCTATACCTGGTGCGTCTTCCGATAACCCAATACCCCAAATAATATCTTTAGGTGATGCTTCAACTAATAAACGATCTCCAGTACCTAACAATTCAGCTTTAAGTTTTGGGTTTTGTGTAAATTTAGCATAATTGGCATCGAATACAAATTGTTTACAATTAGCTTCCCATATCGCTTTATCAAAGTTTCTTACTTTACGACCCCAATCTTGTTGATCCCTTGGATGTTCTTCATCCATAATTAAATCAGCTGTTTCGTGATCACCAAATAACATGGCTTTCTTATACATCATGTACTGTTCAGCACAGTTGAATTTCATACCATCTATTACAAATGGGTAATGGCGTTTCCATTGGGAAAATGAACCATTCCAGAAGAATACATATTTATCTGTAACTTTCATATATTAATTTTTATAAATTGCGATTTGACTTTGACCTGAAGAATCTTTCCAGACCTTACCACAGATGTTTGGTTCTGGTTTTTCTTTTTTGGTTTTCACTTTTGATTTTGGCTTATCATCCAACTCACACCATTCAGGTATTTCACATTCCTTTTTCACATTATATGGTCTACAAGCAACTGTAACATTTCGATTCGACTTTTTACAAAATACCTTTACATCATCATGACAGAACCAATCATCTGGGTCAGGATCAACCTGAACCACGTGAAAAGGACAGTCTGTACAATTTTTTATTTCAAGTACCTTCGTCCCCATATTCTTTTTCATAAAATCAAATTAGACTACAAATTTAAGGAGAAATTTTGATATAAACAAATTTATTTCAAAAAATAATCTAAAAAAGAAAAACCAGAAATTGTACAATAAAGCTACTCACCTTATTATATAAAATCTGGTTTATTGTGTTACAGTGGGTTTCGATCCCTTTCTAAGATGTCCACAACATCTCGTGCTACCATTACACTACAGTAACCATGTTAATTTTGTTGGGGTCAAGCACGGTATTGATCCGAGTTCTCTTGATTCACAGTCAAGCACATCACCTTAATGCTTCAAGACCCATGTTATTCTGTAGCCCCTGGCAGAATCGAACTGCCGCTTCCACTTTGTAAGAGTGGCACACTTAACCACTATGTTAAGGGGCTATATCACCAACCTTCAATTTGTGCGTGTCTAATTCTATGGCAATTGGCGCATAGTATCGCACATTTATCAAGTTCATTTGTTATTTTATCCCAAGATTGATATTTGATTTTATCAAAGTTTGGGTCTTTTTGTTTAGGTTCAAGATGATGAAATTCAAAAACAGAATAATGTGATTTTTCAAGTTTCAACTCACAATCTTCACACTGGTTGCCCTTATAACTAATCATTTTAAGTTTAACCTCTTTTACTCTATTAGTATGATATGCATTACTACATTTCTTACAATAACCACCAACATCATTTCTATTTATCCTTTTGTAAAAATCAATTAATGGCTTAACCTTTTCACATTTTGGACAAAATTTATCAACTCTATCTTTTTTATTATATTGATTAGTTTTTGTTTTTAATTCAAAAGTATTTAACCAATATTTTACACTACCTTGTGAACATTTAAGTTCATCCGCAATTTTTCGTTGGGAATAACCCAGCTCTATTAAATTCACCAATACATCTTTTTCCATGATAATAAATATCACTCACTTTAGAAAAAGATAACTCTGAACCAACTGAGCTATACGGCTAAATTTCTACCAGTTACGATTACCACAATTACGTAACGCCTCGCTCGCTAACGGAGCCGTTCTTTTTACGGGGTGGATTAAACTATGATATCCCTGTGCGCCTGGTTGGGTTCGAACCAACGACCCCCTGGTTAAAAGCCAGGTGCTTTAATCTACCAATCTGAGCTACAAGCGCATTATTTAAATGTCTACTATAATATGCTTTTTGGGTACCAGCGACCATTTTGCATAATTTAATATTCATTTCAACATAAAACAAAACGTCATATGTTGCTTGTGATCCCACAGGGATTCGAACCCTGAACCCGCTGGTTAAAAGCCAGCTACTCTACCAATTGAGCTATAAGATCGTGTGAGAGTATAGTTTGTTAAGCTATATGTTCACGCTGTTAGGCAGACATCCTACAATTTAGATGAACTCTCTGGTGGTTCCACAGGGACTCGAACCCTGAACCCGCTGATTAAGAGTCAGCTGCGCTGCCAGTTGCGCCATGAAACCAAATAAAAAACCCCCGATTTTAGGTCAGGGGTTGTAAAGATCTTAGTTATAAGATATCCTTAGAAGTCATCAAAATACTCCCCCGTTAACACAAAGTGTTTCACATGTTTACTATGTTTGACTATGACTATCTTTTTCATCTTATTATATTTTTATTCGTTTTTTAAAATTACAGGTTGTGCTTGTTTTTCGCTAAAAGAAAGTTTTTAATTTGCTGAATACAACCTCATTAATAATTAGTACAAATGTACGCAATGTTTTCGAAATAAACAAATTTATTTCAAAATTTATTTTTCTGGCTCAAAAAATCACTAATTTGAGCTTCAAATCATACTGGGATTAAAAGAATTGTGACTCCACAAGGAATCGAACCTTGATATGTTCTTTAGAAGAGAACCGCTCTATCCATTGAGCTATGGAGCCAAGTTTTGAAATTCACCAGCCACATCAGAAAAGCTGTCCATTCTGCGTAGTTTAAAGGATACCGTTACAGCCCTAACCTACTGGTTTTATTATTTACAAGCTGTTATTTTATTCCAAAGTTTTTTATCAGCTATACTTTTTTTACGACCATACCATCTAATACTACGCATAAAACCCATATTTTCACCTATATAATGAGCGAGGAAACTCTCAATAGATTGAGATTGATCCACACGACCATCCGATTTTCTACGCATAAATAATTTACCATCACAAAACTTATAATCCCAATATTTTCGTATTTTTTTTAAAACCTTAATATTCATAACCATTAATTTTTTTACTCGTACTAATAAAATCATTTACAAACTTATCCACCACTGATAAATATTCCCCATTAATTGAGTACTTCACAAATTTACCATCTTTAATAACTTTTATGATATTTGCCTTACGTAATATTGCAAGATGTTGTGACATTATTGACACTTCAAGATGCATTATTTTACTCAAATCAGTAATGTTCATATCTTTATTTTTAGATATGTTTTTTAATATCTCTTGCCTGGTTCTATGATTTAGAGAACGTAGGATCATTGACACCTCTTTTACTGACACATAATTCATAATGGTACCGATAAACAATTTTGAAATGTCGTCCTCACCCTTATGAGGGGTGCGCTCTGCCTCTGAGCTATATCGGTATTAACTGGCATAGCTTTCATCACCAGTGTAGTAGTGCTTGTATAACTACTTTGATCGACTCGTCCCCTTAGCCATCGATCAATGCGCCATTTCAACCGTTAATTACTCGGCTTACTACAAGAGTTATAGGTAACACCTATCAGTTAAAAAATTGGTACGTTCTCAGATTCCTCTATCTAATCAGTACCTGTCCCTAATGTTTGAGGTGAAGGAATTCCTCAAACCTGTCAGAGGGGACTTTCGAGCAGGTAATGAGATTCGAACTCACAACTTCCGACTTGGAAGGACGGCACTCTAACCAATTGAGCTACACCTGCATTGTTTTTTGTTGATAATGTAAATCCCTATGACAGTTAGAACATAATACAACACATTTATTTATTTCATCTAATATTCGTTGTTTGTTAGCTGTTTTTACTAAACTTGAAACATCAATATCTTTTTCATTCGGATCAAGATGATGAAAATCTAAAACCCAATGTCTATCCTCACCACATTTAGTACAAGACGAATTTTGTTTTATTTCTAAAACCCAATTAATAATATTTTGATTATAAATTTTAGCCTTATCAATATACTTTTGCTTATTATTAATATAATGCTCACGTCTATAATTTTTTTGACATACCCGACACAAAGATTGATGATATTTTACTCTTCTATCTGTTCGACTCGCAAAATATTCATCAGTCAATGGTATATCTTTTTTACAACCATTACAAAATTTTGTTACCATATCAAAAAATGAGCGGTAGAGTGGAGTCGAACCACCATTTTTGCCTTGGTAAGGCAATATAATAGCCTTTATACGACTACCGCAATTGAGGCGATGCTTCGGTACGCCTCGATTCCCTATTCACCCATTTATAGTGACACCAGAAGCTTCTGTTTGTTCATTCCCTCGCTACTAATCGGTTGCCATACGACCAAGAATTCCAGATCCTGTTGGATCAACTCCTTTCGGAGAACGCCATGAGCAGCGCTAATAATTGATTTTCATTTCGTTCAATTACTAAAACACGGTTGACTTTTAATGAGTTCCCCTCTCAATATTTTTAAAGTAGTCCCTGAGCAATAGACTCTGTACCAGCGCTGATACCTATTGGGGACTCATGTTACGTTACATCTTATGATGTAAGAGGCTTTACACGCCACACTGAGCGGCAGACTGGATTCGAACCAGCGACCTGGTACTTGGCAAGCACCTGCTCTACCAACTGAGCTACTACCGCAAATAAAGTCAGAGGCTTGTGGGAATCCGATAACCTCGGCTGTACACACCTTTCGCTGATTGCTCAACTACACACGCTTGACTTTAAAGCTTACAAAAAACATCTTATCCCAATGTCATGAGGCTTGCGCCAGGGGAATCCGTTTACCATCCAATCGTTTTTAATGAGGGATTGGAACCTCAGCCCAAAATAAAGTTACTAAGGAGAGTGTTCGCTCAAACAGGTAATGAACCTATATTCTCAACACTTAGAGGTGTTTTGCTACCCTTTTCACTTTGTCGCCCAGGATGGACTTGCACCACCGACCCACAGTTCCCATATTAAAATTTTAACTGCGGAACACATTCTCTAACAGAATGCTCTTTTTTTTTTACTGCTGCTCTGCTACTGAGCTACCAGGCGAATTTTCACTCATCGAGATACGATGAATTAGATTTTAACGGCTTTCTTTACTATTCAAGAAGCATTCATTTTCATTAGTGTCTTACCACATACAAACCCGTCAAACTATTTGGAAGCTCTGTTACCTGCCCTTGACCCAAACCCCAGTATTTTAAAGTTACCACCTGGATATTAACTATAACTTTTTAAAGAAGTTACAAACTTGCTGAGTACCTCTTACTCATTGCGGGGAGATCAGGATTCGAAAATCGAATTTTGATCGAAATTAAACTATTTATTATTATTAATATTATGATGCCACTTTACACTAAATACGAATTTAACTTAGCTAAACCAACAACTAAATTAACCTGTAAATGTTTATTTTGTAATAAAACTTTTTACTTAACAAAACATCGAATTCAAGCATGTTTAAATATTAATAACAAATCAAATACTGGTGATTTTTGTTCAATTAAATGCTCCAAATTATCAACAAGTAAAAAAGAAAATGTTAATTGTTTACAATGTAATAATATTTTTCTTAAATCAAAAGCTGAAATTAAAAAATCACCTAACCATTTCTGTTCCAAGTCTTGCGCTGCCTCATATAATAACAAACACAAAACCACTGGTACCAGAAGATCCAAACTTGAACTCTACCTGGAAGAACAATTAATATTGCTTTATCCAAACATTGAATTTCATTTTAACCGAAAAGACACTATTAATTCAGAACTCGATATCTATATACCATCCCTTAAACTTGCATTTGAGCTTAACGGTATCTTTCATTATGAACCAATATATGGTACAGATAAACTAAACCAAATACAGAACAATGACATATCCAAATCAAAAGCTTGCTTCGATAATCAAATTGATCTTTGCACTATTGATGTGTCTGGTTTAAAATACTTCAAACCAAGCAACGCTCAAAAATACTTAGATATCATTGTAAATATCATAAATCAAAGAACTTCATTGTTAACCTCTTAGCCAGCTTTACCTGTTTCTAACAACAACCACGTAGAGGTGGGTTAACTATGTTATCTGGGGAGATCAGGATTCGAACCTGAACCTTTTTCTTAACAGGAAATTTTTGAGATAGTGATTTGCCGAACTTATCCACAACTGGATAACTCTTTTTTTAATGCTGCCGTTACACCATCTCCCCGATTGTCTTACAATATTAAGAAATCATTTCGGTAAAACCAAGTGAATTTCAAAACTTTTTTGTTGTACACCAAGGAATTGAACCTTGCCCTTTCGATTATGATTCGAAGTTTCTGTTGATTGCTGTATTAAACCCCTACGGGTTGTTTGAGATAACGTGCTACCGCTACACCAATGCGCAAGATAAAAAATATGAAGTAACTCTGTCAATCTAAAGTGTGCCGTTTACGCCAACGCTTGTTGGTTTCCATACTGACCCTTCTACTTCATATTTAGAGCCTCTGATAGGACTCGAACCTACAACCATCTCCTTAAAATTCTTTTGAGCCGCTAACAGGATTCGAACCTGCACACCCTGATTACAAGTCAGGAGTTCTACCAATTAAAACTATAGCGGCTTATTTAAATTGACCGTCTTTCTCCATTTTCTACCCTTACCTCTACTTTTATAGTAAGGTGTTAATGAATGACAATTAGGGCATAATAATTCCAAATTATTTAAGTCATTATTTTCAGGATTACCATCAATATGATTTAATTCAATAGGAATCTTATTAGTAAATTTATTAATTTCGCACCAACCACATTTCATACATTTATTTCCATGTGTTTTAATTAAAAATCGTTTACCAACCCTTTCAATCGTATCTTTTCTACCCAAATCATCAAATTCACCAGACATAAATTTATCATATCGTAATTTATTTTGATATTCCGCTTGACACATATTATTACAATATGTATTTCTATTAGCGATTGTCTTTGAGCAATTCAAACACGTTTTTCCAATTTTTCTCTGTTTCTCATGGTCAACCATTTACTATTATAAATAGTGGTCAACCGATGAGAATTCAGATTCTAAGAACTTTTTTTCTGAGTTGCTCTACCAGTTAAGAGCTACAGAGGCATTTCAACTTTTAGATTAACCCCAGAGTTGACAACTGTGCTGGCATACGATCCAGAGGCAAGGTTTCACCGTTCTTATGAGAGGTGTGCCACATCTTCGCTCCCTTGCGCTTCGGGCTTTTGTAACGGCAGTGAGATTCGAACTCACGTTCTCTTTCGAGTTAGGGGTTATGAGCCCCCGCTGGTACCATCTCCAGTCGACACCGCAATTTATCTTATAAATATACTCATCATTGATAAAGTTGTAAATACTTAGTAAAGTAATTCACTTTATTAATCAAAAATAAGTTTATTATGGCGGGAACAGAAAGACTCGAACTTTCAACCCTCTCGCTAACAACGAGCCGCTCTGACATTAGTAGCTATGTTCCCAATTTGTAAGGCTACCAAATCCTTACGTGGAGGCTATTAGAAGGGTGTTTTCGACCTTGCCTCATTCTCCCCTTACGGTCACAGGTTTTAATATTTTAAACTACCACACAATATATCCATTTCAACACCATTATCAAATCGTACCGCAACAAAGTCATCAAAACCACCCATACTACCGAATTTTGTATCTGGTACTGTTGTACCCATAACACCCTCAGTAAGTTGTTCATTATACTTAGTTAAATCCGTAATCAATTGTACTCTTTTTGGTGTACCTCCGTACTGCATAACAATAATTTAAAGATTAAAAAAATTGCTGTCTATTCCATGCCGCCAACCGTTTAATCTATTTGAAACGGTAAAAGTCAACTAAAGGTTACTTATCTTATTTTTACAGCATTAAGAACCAAGTTAAGAATCAAGCTATGTTGCGAGAGAAGGATTTGCACCCCCGACCTTCGGGTTATGAGCCCGACAAGCTACTACTGCTCTATCTCGCAATTTAATATTTTCAATATTCCATTATCGAACTCCCAATGATGATTTGGACATAACGCCATTAAATTATCGATATGGTTAATTTCTTCTATAGTACTATTATCACAAAAATCGGAAACCGCTTTAATGTGCGCCACTTCGTAGTGATTATGGTACCCACAATAACAACAAATTTTCAATTTATCAGACTCGTTGAAAACGTAGTTAGCATGTTTCCGTATACTCGTCCTGGCTGACTGCCAATTCTTATGTTTACTAAAAATCTCAGATTTGGTTAGTCCTGTTAAAAATTTAAACGGCATTTTAACTTTAACCGTTTTTGATTGCTCAATCTTTACTTTTTTAGAATTGTTGTATGATGCAGCACAACTACGATTACAAAACTTTCTAACTCTAACCTCTCTGGTTTTTTCGTGAGACCTTACCTCAATTATTTTTTCGCAATAATGGCATTTATTTGGATTCTGGTAATACCTTGCTAACGCTCGTTCACGTTGTTTTGCGTTACCAATGGCTGCGGCTTTTTGATGTTTATTCAGTTCCATACATATAAATAGCATAGAACTTTCGAAAATACCATCCGCTACACACTGCTCTACCCCGCTATATTTTAATTTATATAAGCAACATTATCTTTTACTTCAACAGATGATGCATACCCCCTCATAACCAAATGAGGTTGTGTTTTACTCCATTTAGTTTCACACGGAACACCACATTTAATGTCCTGGGCAATTAAACATTGATTTCTGAAATGCACTGTCATTGCTTTATTAATTTTGTTGAAATGATAAAAAAACCTATATTTTTTCATTTGTTTATTTTTAATAGATGTGTACTGGATTCGAACCAATGTCTGAGGTGGCTTTACGCTATCGACCAAGATAAAAGGGATTTGAACCCTATCGCTACCTGACTCCCCAATTTTACCGTTAAACTAACACAACATGTTATGTCTTTGATGCTTCAATTGATATATCATTAAATACTGCTGATGTTGAGTTGTAACGTTCATGTGTTTCAATCGAAACGTTTACTTTAATTTCACCAGTTCCTTTGAAACCTATTGATTCCAAATGTTTTTTAATGATAGCATCGAGATCTTTCTTATCGAATTTAATTGTTGTGGTCATAAAATATTCCTTTCAGCAAAGTTACGAAAAGAATTTGAATTCACCAAACAAAACCCAATATTTCTTTAAAGCGGATGTGACGGGACTCGAACCCGCACCACGCACCGTGACCAGGTGGCATTGTTATCCAATTCAACCACACATCCATTAGTGGCGACAATGGGAGTCGAACTCATAATCTCTGGGTTATGCCCCCAGCGTGGTCATCCTCTCCGTTTAGTTACTTCTACCTTGTGTAATATTCCACTCAGCTTATTCATCTAAACATCCTTTTATCGAGGATTTTCCAAATTTCACTCTATCGCATGATAAGTGTTTATTTACTTTGTTAATTCTCGCATTTTATCGATACAACTATTAATCGAAAATCTTAAAAGAAGATCTGTTAATATTTCAACAGTACCAATACCACCATAAGATTCAACCAGATTATTTCGCCATTTCCCACTTTTTTCATCTACACGATATAAATACCCATGTCCTTTATGAAAGGTAAATACAAAATCGGCTGATGCTGGTCTATCGTCATTATATGAACTCCTGATATCCAAGTGATAATTCAATTTTTCAAACAACGCCCAAATTTTTTCATTAGCAATATCACCTTCATTAGAATCCCTATTACCAGACATATCAAACCTTAAGTGTTCTGGTTGTTCATCTGGTAGATATTCTTTAGACAAATCTTGTCCGAGTGTCTTTCTAACAAAAGCCTCTACGATAGCTTTCATTTCTTCTGTAATACTTGTTAATAACATATATTTTTTTTAATTAAGCGGGAAACAAGGGGGTCGAACCCTCAATCTCTACCGTGACAGGGTAGCATGTTACCATCAACACCTCGTTCCCAATATTTTTGTAGCCACGACCAGATTCGAACTGGTATTTTAGGTTTAGGAAACCCACGTTCTGTCCAGTTGAACTACACAGCCATTTTTTTGCCGCCATACCTATTTTTTAATATTTTAGTTGGTAACCCTGATTGGTGATCATCAATGAATATAACCAATGATTCATGTTTTACTATTTGATAAGCTTCACCAGGGAAATCATTCAAACTAATTTCTTCAAACGGTTTATTCCTATCGTAACCAGGAAGATCTTCTCTAAAATAAACTAAACAAGTTGTTTTTAACATAATTTAAAATTTTTGCGGAATAGAAGGGACTCGAACCCTCGACCTTCGCAGTGACAGTGCGATATTGTAACCAGCTCTACTACTACTCCGTTTTAAAAAATCTTTCAGACTCACTTTTTTGCTCCTTCTATGCGGAAACACATATGGATGAAGTGGTTGTCGTATAACATATTTTTTAGGGTCGAGATTCCAACCTCGTTTAACCAACCCACATTTATGCCACTGGACACGCAATGTATTCGTTTCGGTTTCCCGACTTTACCTACCACACAGTGACTCAGGTTTTTAAACCAAAAATATGTGATAACACTGCTCGTAACTTTCCCTTTCGGGTGCCAGACTACCTTAGAACCGTTAGTTTGCAAATTGATGCTGTACTGAATCTCATAAAGATTTTTTGCTCTTGTGGAGAATTTCGAAATCTCGACTTAACGCTTAACAGGCGTTTACTCTACCTCTGAGTTACACAAGAATTTTTAAAGTTCACCCAAAGCTTGTTTGATAATTTTCTTATCTAACATCCTTCTTTTAGATGATGTTAATTTTTTACTGAATGCTTTGACGTGTTTTGCCCATTCGCCATTCAGGATGGAGTTGATTTTACTCCCTGGTCTAATTTTTCCCATAGTTAATTAATGAAATTTGATTCATTGGACAATGGTGCGTCACTATTATTACCCTCATAACGTCTTGCGCCACCTGAGATTTGCACTCGGAATCTGGGCTTGTCATGCCTCAGCGGGTTAACTTTTCTAATAGATCGTTCTGCAAACATGGTATAGTTCATGTAGACTTTTCGTTGTTAAAAATTATTTTTCAATTATGTGTGCCTTTCTGGAGTCGAACCAGACACCTAATGATTATGAGTCATTCGCTCTCACCTACCATGAGCTAAAGGCACAAGGATAATGTAGGTTGACTACCCGTTTCGGTCAACTATTGAGTGCTTCTTCAGTTTTACGAGCGCTCGGCACAGGGTTCTATTTTCTTTTAACCCACCTTGGTTGTCGACACCGACAGTGGAGAAAATCTACATTAAAAACTTTAATTTTTCGCCCCCTTTCCGTAGTAGTCCAACGGTCATGTGTTAGCCTCACACACTTCATCACTAAATGATAAGAGGCGAAAAATTGTTGTGGTAATGATCGGTTTCGAGCCGATTCCTCAAGATTTTCAGTCTTGCGCTTCTACCAAGTTAGCTTCATCACCTGTTTGAGAGTTCCATACATCCAGGAAGTATACTCACAACCGACCTATGGTGGTAACGGATGGAATTGCGCCACCGACACGCTGCTGTTCAGGCAGCTGCTCTACTAACTGAGCTACATCACCAATTTATACTGTAGTCCCATGATTAAAGACCTTTGGGTATTAGTATGCGGAACGGTCATGCGCCATACTACAGTATCATCTTCATTTCAGACTATTGAACGATGAACTCAATAATCTATAAATACCGTAACGTTCTTTTACTGCTACTTGGATATTATTTTTCACAGACTCATCGTAGGTCAAGCCTACGAACAAAGGGAATTCTTATTGCTAAGTTGTCTTTGTAGTAATCTTTTACAAAAGTAAGTCTTTATTTTTATTCTACCAAATATTTGGTGATATATTTTTATTTGTATGTAACACCTCTTTTTTTCTCATCGTTCAAGAACTTAATTTCCTCAACAAGGTGATTGAATTCATCTTTACTTATAGAATTCTTTTCAACTTTTGTAAGTTTCGAATAATCGAAGTTAATGTCTGTCCAAGACGATTCCAGTAATTTTAATACTGAGTGCCATACACCTATGTTTACTTTTCTCATTTTACAAAGGTAAACATAATTTCATTAATCACCAAATATCTGATAGATTTTTTTTCTTTTATCCCAATATGTCAAAGATCTTTAACTATAAAACCTATGTCTTATAATCTGTGGGACTACGAAGGGGTTTGAACCCTCGACCACCAGAACCACAATCTGGCGCTCTACCAACTGAGCTACGTAGTCCATTTTTAATCTCATAAAAAAACCCCAGCTTGTGACTGAGGTTCCTTCGTAATCTGCTTTTTCTTCTTTATGAAAGCACATGAGGAACCCTGGTCGGGTGATCATTCACTCTACCAAACGTAAATCCTATATTTATCATATGCTTTTTCATCGAAGATGTTTAAAATTTTACTTGTTATTAATAATTAGTACAAAAGTACGAAAAGTTTTCGAAAAAACAAATCTTTTTTCAAATATTTTTTATTTTAATTTGTTTTATTAACTTTTTACTATTTTGTCAGCAGCATAAGTTGCAGCCCAAGCATTTGGTTTACCAGCAGCTTGATATCCTTTTGATATCGCATAACCAATACCCGAATCATACAATTCATTTGATCTTTCGGAAATCTTTGAGTTGTAATCGCAGTGAATTGTTATTGGTATACCAAGATCTTTTATTTCATCAGCAACCTGTACAGCTTTTTCAACTTCTGCCCAAAGCCTCATATTATTTGTTGGTTTTATGGCTTCAGTTGAACGTCTGTCGATTATATGACCACCCTTACCTTGTTCATAAAGACAAACACTTACACCATAATCAATTTTTCTGTCATGTTGTTGCGAATCACATCCAATGAATATTTGGATATTTGGTTTATTCTTTACCCACAATTTAACATATTCTTTAAGGTCAGGTATTACAACACCCTGCCTTGTTCTGAACTTAGCCATAATTTATCATTTTTTACAAAGATAAGTAATGTTTTTGAAAAAACAAAATTTTTAATGATTTAACTCATCATACTTATTCAACTCAGCAATTAACTGAGATACTGTTAAATATTTTCGTTTACTCATATATCAAACGTTGTAAAACCTAACTGATTATTTTTATCTTTAATAAAAGATATGTGTTGTGCCCTACCATCATTATGTATTATCACATGTGATTGTAACCATGTACTGGCACCAACATTATAACCAATACTCATTTTGGTTGATGTACCGACAGCTAAAGCACCATCTTTTCTTCCTGGTGTATGATAGTGACCCACTACAATTTTAGTATTCAAAGTTCTGAATTGGTTCAATGTACCCCTCGAACCATTTGAACCCTGGTCACCATGTTGACCAAGCTCCCAATTTTTCACCTTATAGGATTGATCCCTACCAAGTGTTATGAAATTTGGATACCTCTCATTTATTAATTGTGGTATTATACCACGAATATTATCTGGAGTTTTCTCGTATTGCTCCATAAGCATCTGAGCAAACTGCATATATAATTTAGAATTTTTAGTTGTTGGTTGTTTCTTCCAATCCTCAGTTCTTAACCACCTATCCAAAAAATCATCATGATTACTTCTAACAATAACAACATTATCGAAGTTACTGAATTTATCCAAACCATTCATAAGGTCATCAATTTCTCTCTGTAATGAGTTTTGATTATGTATTTCTTTTGAATATTGAACGAAAGGATCTTTTAATTCATGGTGGTTTATCGACATACCATCAAACACATCATGTAGTATAACGTGACCTGGCTTGATTTTACCCATTAAGTTAATTGTTTGGTTCACGACACCCTCTTCATGATTACCAAAATGTAAATCACCAAGTACAATAGCCGCCATACTATTTATCTTATTTACTTTAGTATCTTCAACTCTATAACAAAGATCTGTGAATGAACCTGTCTTATCATCAGCTGTTACTTGTCTAACATAAAAAATATCCTTATCTTTAATTTCGACAATAACAAAACCATATGTGTGATGGAATTCACCTTTCTTACCAGCTTTAGAATCGGTATAGTTTGGAACTGATATAGCACCAGTGGTTAACATCATTTTTGGTTTATTACCTTTTAATACGGGTATCATCTCCAATTGTACCTTTGGCGCACCAAATACACATGAATTCACACCACTAACACCCTGCAACCCACTCATAGGATTGGTGGCTGTTGGTTGTATCTTAATGTCTGACATGATTGATACGTATTTATGTATATCATGTCTGTTTGCATCCAAATATGGTAAAACTGCGTTATCCCAATAATCATATTCATTATCAGTAAATACTGATGTTGGGTTTTTATACCTACCAGCAATAACATGAATATCAGCATCAATATGTTCTGCGTAAGCTTTCATATTATTCAATAATTTTGTATGTATTGCCGTATTATTTTGCGCCCACGTAATTAGAAAGCGTGATTTAGATTTATCATGCTCTTTTAGTTTTGCTGTTTCATATTGCTCAGATTCAATTTCAATCTTTTCCTTAAATCCTAATTTTTCGGAACACCATTTCCTAACAGTTCTTTCAGATCTATCAAAAAGATCCATAAGTAATTTCATCCTTTCATCCCAAGATAATTCTTTATCTGTGTAAATTTGTCTTGCACTTTCTATTTGTGCGGCTGTTAATTCTTTAAATTTCATATGTACTTAATTGTGTTTACCTCTTTCTTTAGGATATGGTAGATCAACCAATTTAGGGTTTAAAGATCTAAATTTTTCTCGTAATACGAGTGTTTCTTTTTTATTAGCTCCTTGTATATAAAGATATTTATGTTTTTTACTTAATTTTCTCTTCTCACAAGATAACATATAATCTTTGCTTAATGTTCTAACCCTATCCTCAATATCTTTTGGCATATTACCCCAAAGAATATTATCACCATCTTGCCATGTTTTATTCCAAATAATACCATCATCTACAGCCAATCTTTTATAGACACTACGACTTCTAAAATATCTATCAGATACCCATTTTCCAGATGGTATTTTATATTGACAAGCCGCACCAGATGATTGACCTAAATAGATAAAATTACACGCTTGGTATATCGTACCCAATTCTTTAGCTTCGGGGTCAGAATAGGCTGTAAACACCCTATAATCTGTATTTTTAACCATCCACTTGATAGAATACATTATCAATGATGATCCGAGGTTTTTAGGTGACCAAGAAATACAAGCCCCACGTGAAATCAATCTCTCAATCTTTCGTGTTTTTTCCCCCAATAATTTTGAAAATGAATTAGGCATATCCATTATTATCACACCTGCCAAGATATCTTTATATTTAGCTATAAAGAAGTGTGTAGGGTAATTACTTATTGTACCTAACCATTCATGTCTTTTAATAAATTGCTTTATTCGTCCAACCATTTCCTTATCGGATTTTGGTACAAACTCAAATGTGAAATCGGTAACTTTTAAATTATCAACAATTTCCTGAGTTAAGTTAGATTGAATAATATCCTCAATTCTATTATCTTCACGGATTTGAAACTGCCAGCAATGATCTTTATCGTAATTTTTAAATCTATCCGTAATATCCAATACTTCCTTACCCATATTCATTTCTAATTACTACAATAGTAATCAAAGAAACCCTAAAAAACAAGTTTATTGTAAAACACGCCTCACTTTTCCTTCAAGAAAGGCTTTATAGTTAGGTCCTCTTAAAATTACTATTTCATTACCCTCACGCTTAAACCTAAAAATACCAGCCGCTTCAGAGGAATCTAACAATGTTTGTAAATACCCCTGTTTATGTTTAAGGTTATTTTGCTCAAAAAAGTCATCAAGGATAGGTTTTTGAGCTGTATTAATAAACGATATTAGGTCGAGTATTATTTTATTTTTATTAGGTGAGCTAAAGGAATATGCATATGTTGGGTTATCGCTCTTCCAAAACACATATCTTGTATTAAATGGTTCGAGTAATATTACTTTAGTGTCGATGATCTTTTTTAACAAATTAAAAAAAGTCTTTCTGAAAAACTTCTCAGCAACAAATTCATTTGTTGGTATTCTATATATCTCTAAAAAAGTCTTTATCAACATAGCTCCTTTATTATCCTTAACAAATATTTCAATTTTATTAGAATCGTTAGGAAATAATATTGTTTCAATTTTTAAATTAGGTGCATCTTTATTCTCCCAAACAATAAATAATTTACCGTTAGGTTCTGGCTTCTTTAATGGTTTCCAATTTTCAGCGTCAGTACGTAATGTATATTTATTGAATTTAGCCTCGAATGTTGTTTTCAACACCAAATCCACTTTTTTAGGGTTCTGCGTTTTCCTTTGTTTAACACCAACTGGTAAATTTTGTGTTTGTTGGTGTCCTGGTTCCTTAGTTAGTGGAATATTTGATGCCGCATTCGGTTGTACAGGCGCTGGTGCTGGTTGTCCAGCTGGTGCTGGTGTACCCATTTGATTTAATTCCTCATCGACTTGTTTAAAAAAATCTTCAACAATATCTCTATGCGACTTTTTTATAGGTACTTTAATCTGATGACCATCGTACAAATCCGATGTTTCCAGAATTAAGTTGTCATAATCAACACATAATCCATATTCCTCAAGTGTTAAATCCAGGTGATTATCTATGAAATCAGATATAAATAAATTTACATTACCATGTATTTCATTAATTGGTAATATTTCACTATAAAACCCATTTTCCTCATTCATATCAATGGAAATCTTATCAGATTTCTTACCTTCTGATAACAAATTACCTATTGTAGTATATCTTAATATGTCGATTTTTCTCACAAGAATTCTTTTTTATAAATAGTATGAAACACCATTAAATTCTAAAAATATGCCACAGCGCACTTTTGTGGTTTACTCTCAGCTTGTGTGATTAATTGTTGAACTACATCTTCAGGTATATTTGTACCAACAAAATTACAAGCAACCAAATCTTCTAATTTTGTAAGATATTCTGGAACTTTTTTCAAATTCTTGTTAAAATGTACGTCAATCATATATAGATCCTTTAAAGACATTAAATAATCAGGTATTTCTTTAATATCACAATTTGATGCCGTAATTCTATATAATTTATTAATATTACCGATTGTTGGTAATGATTTTAATTTATTATTATCATCCAAAATCAAATGTTCCAAATTAACAAGTCCAGATATATCAAAATTATTTAATATATTACAATTACTTAAATCTAACTCAATTAGTGATGTTAATTCGTTTATATAGTCAGGAACGACTGTTAATTTGTCATTATCACATATCTGTAAATGTCTTAATTTTTTTAATTTAGTGAATGACTCAGGAATATTATCAATATCACAACCAATTAAGATAAGTTTTTTTAAAGATACAATATCGCCAATTTCATTCAAAGCTTTGGGTGATAATTTAAAATCATCCAATTCAATACTTTCTGGCTGAACTCTTTTTAAGACAGAAATTAATTCATCACCGTAACCTAATGTCTTTAAAAAATTTATAACTTGCTCTGGTTTACCTGTTTGGAGTAATTTAAAAGCCGCCGCATCAACGTATTTACTAAAAAAACTTTTAACTTTTGGGTAATTTTTAAGAAACAAATTTATTTTTATAGGTGTATCTCTGGCATCCATATATTGACTCGATTCGAAATGAAACTGAAGTCTAACATTTGGTTTATTCCGTATATGATATACTGAACCGTAACCCTTTTTAATTAAAACTAAAAGAGGTCCTTGATCATGATAGCTACTAAACATGCTCATGTACCTGGTTCCAGCTGTACACCAAGAAGTATTCTTACCAAAAATAGCATTAGCCTCTTTATTATGCGTTTGTACAATTACCCATGTATCATCCTCATAAACCAATTCCGCTATAGGTTCCTCCGTTTCACTAAAAACTTTATCAGTTTTAACTGGAGCATTAACAAAATTTTGTATACACTTAATCTCGCTATGCGTTAATGTATGTACCTGCTCACTATCATCATCACCTAACGCAGCATACGGTTTAATCGTATTAATGAATTCATTATATGTTTTATATTGATTTATATCTCTTTGTTGGTTAGACAACACTGATGTCTTTTTTAGAAAAATAAACACCTCAATAGCTTCCGCTATCTTTCCGAGATCCTCAAAAAATAAATTCTCAGCTGACACAGTTTTTTCACTAAACTGCTCATTTGTCTTATTTTGTTTTGTTATTTGTGGTCTATTACGGCACAGATCACCATATAGATTAATATACCACTGCATATACTCCTTATTTGGCGATGGGTCAAATTTAAGGAAATAGTTAAATAATGCGTCTTTGAATGTGTTACCAAGCGACTTAATATTGATACCCATGCGATTTACGAAACTCAGAAACGATACATCCACATAATTCTCTGGAATATCTTCAGTAAAAAGATTCTTTGTTTTCGATGCATCACCAATAATTAACATTACATCGGAATTCTCTCGATGATTAATTAATTTATCTTTTTTGATAGATTTCTCGTATTGTTTTGTAAACTGGTCGTAAACGAAACTTAACCGACTACTCAACTTATTATCGCTCATAATTAGGTATTATCTTCAAAATTAAGAAAAACAAACCTATAAACCAAATTTTTAGTAGAAAACTTTGGAACCGTCTTCATCATACTTGATGAATTTCTTTATTATGATACCAGCTTTAGCGTTAGCTTCATCCTCTATTTCACCACCAACGTCCTGGACAGGGTGTTTAACCCTATTTTCCTCATATTGTCTTTTATGTGTTAATTCATGTGCAATACTTCGCATAACATCACCTAACATCCTACCTTTAGCGTAAACGATAAGAATCTTATTCTTTTCAAGATAAAATGCTGTTGTTTTAATACCATATTTCTCCCTATCAGCCACCAATTTAGCCTTAAAATTACCTTCAATTTTAAGTTCATTAATACAAAAATTAATGAATTTATTAGTTAAATATTTCTTTTCCTGATCATAACCAAGGTCTGGATCAAAAGAAATATCAAACTTACCCTTTAATACGGTTTCAACAAGTTTCATGTATATAAATATATAAAAATATTATAAAAGAGCCTGATTCACAGCACTTATTACCTGTTGTGGTGATATCATTTTGGAACATTCAAACATTCGTGTAGTTCCTTTATGATCTGGACACCAATCCCAGTCCCCAGCGTTTAATTTATGCCTATTAAAACAACCAGTACACGCACGTGGATTATTATTAGAAATTCTAATACAATCAGAAAATTCAGTGTATGGTTCACTAAACCCTGAAATCATAATTGTTTTAGTCCCCAGCGCCCAAGATACCCAACTTAAACCACTACCCAACCCAATAAATAAATCGGCGTTTAATATATCAGCCATTCTATCTTTCATTGGTAAATCACCTGTCTTGTCAATTACATTTTGTAATTTCTCACCTATTTTAACATCATGGAAAGGGTCACCTAACTTTTCTTGTGTTATCATAACAACCTTATAACCTAAACCATTTAAATGATCGATTACAGCTTGCCATCCACCAGGAGCATTCCAATATTTAGCATGTGCCGATGCGTGTGGTGCAATTACCACATATTTACCTTTTATATTTGTTTCAGTCTTTGTAATATTTATTTTAGGTTTTATTTCCATATGTGGAAGACCTAATATAGATGTACATGTGTCTTGTAATGGTTTTTGTTTAAAATCAATAGGAACCATGTTATAATCAACCGCATCACCCTTATAAAACCAACCAATATAAAACATAGCATATATATTATGTGCTACTTGACCTGGTTCTATAAATTTAATTTCTGGGTATGATTTCCTAAACCATTCATTATTAAATGTTGAAACTGTTACATTTGCATTATGTTTTTTCCTGAATTCTTCAATTGGTGCCATCCACGCTATGGTATCACCAATTGCCCTTGATTCCAATGAAACATAAACATTTCTACCTTCTGGGTTAAATTTATGTTCAGAAATTAACATATTATCACGATATACCTTTATATGCCAATTTATTAAATATTTCTTATCAGTTTCAGACCAACAATTGTTATTAATTGTTGTTGTATACTCACAAACACCAGTATCCGTATTTATGAATTCAATAAAATATTGAGCTGGTTCGTCACCAAGTATCTCAACCTTAGCCCCTTTAATGAAAGTATAATTTATTGTATTTTGTATCTTATTATTTAATATTGGGTGATTACTTATAGGTGTTTCTTCGTAAATTTTTATTAATTGATCTTTCATGGATATTTCCCTATTTATTGTTGATTCGTAAAATCCTATTAATTTATTTGTTATATTTTTAAATGAATGATCATTAGCTGTTGATAAACATGTTTTAACATACATATCATAATTTTTTATAACTGTTGTTATACCATTTATAATTTGTCTAACATCTCTTTCTACCCTACAAAGACCTGGTAAATTACCAGCAGCCTCATAGGTACCCACAACAGGCAAACCACAAGCCATAGCCTCAAGTAATGTTAGATTCGGATGCCCAGCCTCAAGTATTGATGGGTGTAAAAAAATTGTATGTTCCCTATACACCTTTAATAATTCTTCCTCATTAACATCAAATAAAATTGTTAATTTATCATATTCATTCCGATAATTTTCAAAGAAATTTTTATTATTAGAAGGACCTACTATTGTTAACGGTATATTCATTATTTTAGCCGCTTGTATGGCATATGAAAAGCCTTTCCTGTCAAAACCCTGGTTATGTGCAAATCCATTATTTGCAACACATAATAATTTATGAAATTCAGGTTTTTCAGGTATTGGTTTAAAGAATTCAGTATTAACACCATGCTCCAAATAATGCAACTTAGGATGATAATTAAAGTATGGTATTAAAAATTTTGCTGGAACAAAACTCATTATAGACTTTTCTATAGCCTCTAAGTTTTCTTTATAGTTATGTGATTCCCTACCATGCACATATGCATGATGATCATGTAAAGTAAAAATATAGGGTATACCACGTTCATAAGCCTCTAACGCAAGATTAGCAACATGAATATGTATAATATCTGATGATTTATCAACATCATTCAAATACCGTATCTCACTTTTATGACCAACACTAATTGAATTCAAGTGGTATTCCCAGATAATTTTTTCAACCGCACCCCAACCATTTGGTGGTATGGGTAATAAACCTGGCGTTACTTGTGTTATCTTCATTTGAAAAATATTTTGTTATAGATTGACACTATTTTACCATCTTCTGTAAAACCTCTAACATCAAGAATTGGTGCGTTTTTATAGTATGTTTCAAATTCAGAAATCGGATCTTCACCGAGGTATAAATAATATGGTATTTTAGCCTGATTCATAAACATTGATAAAACTGAAGAATGTATATGCCTTTCTTTAGCATTAGCAAGTAATCTTATAGCTTCTAAGTAATCCACCATTGTATCCACACACTCAAACGATGGATAATACGCACCCATTGCGTAAGAACATAAAATCTTATCAGATAGTGTATTAAATTGAAGATCAAGGTTTAAGATAAAATCAACATCATCAGGCGAGGTACTATCAACCTCACAATTGGTTGTAATATACGAACCTGGCTTAAAATTCTCAATATCATCAATTAACAGATAATCATCGGTAAATGATTGTAACTTTATTATTGATTCAGCTGCCGCAAATTTAATCGTATCAGGAACCATAAAGCATATCTTATCTTTATGTTTTTTACTTATCAAAGAATACTTTGGTAAATTAGATACAAAATCTTTAAGACTTCCTGTGTGTTTTATTCCTATCATATATTTATTTAATTGTTATTTCACCATTATTTTTTAATGTGTTCATATAATCCCGATCAACCGATATTAATTTTTTCAGTATCCTGTTCTCAATCATCTTTACCTCAGTAGGTTGTTTATAATCAAATATCTTATAGAATACTTCCGAATTTTTAAGTTCAATTCGATTATAACTCCTTTCATCACCCTGCCTTACATCAATTAAAACATCTCTTCCATCTACTTTATTTGAGGTGCTATACCAAACACAAAATTTATTTGGTTCACCTTTAACGGAAAGTATTGTAAAATACTCAACCTGGGAACAAATGTCAATATTAGATTCACCCAATAACGTATAAAATTCATTATCATTTAATATTTTGATATCAACTAAAGATGGTTTTAAATTATGGTAAAACATATTTTCCAATCCATTTGATTCAGACCCAATATCATCTTTCCATTTAGTATATTCAACTTCATTGTCAATGATTCTGAATTTATCCAAAAAATAGTCTATTCTTGTAGCAAAAATAACAGTCCTTAGTATTTCACCCTCCTGAGCTTTAGAGTGGTTAAAAACAGCCTTTCTGTTCTTTAAACCATCTATTAATACTGGTATTACCTTTTTATCTGTAATAACCATATCAAAATTCATACAAACAGCATTTGTGTAACCCAAACCCTTCGCTAATGATATACCTGTGTAATAATTTGTATAAACAGCAGGTCCGTGATAGATATGATTACCCTCAGCTTTTATATTCATATCAACCGATACATCGGTGTTATTAAATGTGTATCGGCTATAAAAATCATGGTAAGTTAATATGTTATTTTCATTATATATAACATAATCAGATATTTTTTGTAATTCTTCAGGTATTGGTGCATGTGAAGTTAGCATCACATCATATCCCTGTTCTTTTACTGCGACAATAGCTTTTTTGGTTACACTAATAGCACCAGTCGTTGTAGGATAACATGAAATTATAACAACACTTTTATCATCATGATTATTTAGTATATTACGTATTTTCTTTACATTTGATTCAAACTTATCAAAATCAAGATAGTTTATTGATTCAAACTTATCAAAATAATTCTCATATACTGGTAAGTTATATATTAACGTTGGTATACCACATGAAATGGCTTCACGTATTACCAGCGGCATAGTTTCTTTATCGTTAACCGTACCCCTTGACGTAAACAAAAATAAATCCATTGCTGAATAATAATCTTCAACATTAGATTTCTCGCCATGCCATATTAAATTACTTGGTGTACTATTAGCTAAAGGTTCCCAATAAGATTTAAAATTATCAGCTCGATTACCCAATGAATGAAATTGTATTTTTTCACCTTCGAACTTTTTAGCATATTCGAAAAACTCTTTTTGGTTTTTCCTGTTGGTATATAAACCAACGTGTAGGACATGTTTATATGTGGGGTCAAGACCCAATTTAATTAAAGCTTCCTCTCTATTCGGACGATCCTTATATTCAATAGGGTATTCCACAACTTCAGATGGTATATTTAAAGATTTTAACATACCAACTTGGTAATTAGATACTAATATAAACTTATCAGGTTGATAAACTTTTCTTTTCACATCAAAAGATGAATCATGACAAGTTTCAAATATTTTATATAATCTATTAGATTTATATATTTCTTTAGCTATATCTGATGCCATAAAATACTCTGGCATCTCTTCAAGATGAATCACATCTGGTTTTATTATATTAATAACCTCTAATAAATGTTTTTTATTATTGTTAAGAGTTATTAATTTATCACCCAATAATTTTAATATCTTATTCCTTTGAATTACTAAATGACCACCCGTTATATCATCATACTCAACGACATATATTTCATATGTGTCTTTTAATAATTCAATCTTTTTTGTTAAATATTGTGGTAACCCCCCAGTTGATAAATGGGGGGCTACGTATAAAATTGTCTTCATCGGCTCTTTTTAAACAAAAATAAGACAACACAATAAAAAATAAAGAATTAATATGGTCTTACAGTAACAAAATAATTTATCAATGAACTTGAAGCTGTTACCCAAGCTAATATGCCGTCTGGTGCTGCGCCACCTGTAGTACATGGAACACCAACATAATACCTATTAGGGTGCAATGCGCTATCATTCCATAATGTAAATGCCAAATTGGTGGTATTAGGATCGTGGAAATAATTACCATCTAACAACACACCACCACCAGATGGTACACCCGCTGGTGGGTTTGTACAAATGAATCCACCCCTATCTTCAAGAAATAATGTTGATTTATGAACACCAATTTTGGAATCATGAGAATTCTCATCAAAAATTATAAATGACGTAGTACTTGCACCACCAATAAGAACATCAAACTCATCTTTCGAAAAAGTTATTGATGATTTCACTGATAACGTTGAATAATTAACACTAACTATTGAAGCTAATGACCATATACAATACTGTCGTTCTGTTGTTAGATTTTTAAAATACAATATACTATTATCAACAAAACATTCAGAATTAATAGTTTTAATTATATAGTTTGGTGTTCCAGCCATATCAGACGAACTTATTAATGTTATATTATCAACACTTAATATACCTTGATTAAGTAAACCATCACTTTGAAACTCGATACTGTTTTGTTTTTTACCCGTACCCGCAATATTACAACCAGCATTTACACCAATACTTATCGCTGGACTACCATCAACAACCCACACAACATTCGCACCCGTTTCGAAATATATGTTTAATACCATAGAACTTGGTACAATTAAAGGATTCGTTTCAGAATATGTTCCTTCAAATACATGAACAGTATAATCATAACCACTCGTACCGAAAGCTGATATTGCGTCACTACATGCGCCAACCACAGTTTTATATGGTAAACTAATATTACCTATGGTACCAGTACTATCGTTACCATTAACCTGATCAACAAATAATGTTTGTGCATATACAGTTAAACTCACTGAAGCACCAGAAGATCCTGACGTACCAGTATTGCCCGAACTACCACTCGAACCACGTGTACCACTCGCACCTGATGAACCCGAACTACCACTTGAACCCGAAGTTCCAGTGGAACCTGAAGTGCCTGATGATCCACTCATACCAGAACTACCACTCGATCCACGTGAACCACTTGTACCACTTGAACCATTAGCCCCTGATGTACCAGATGATCCGTTTGCACCTGAAGTACCAGATGATCCGTTTGCACCAGAACTTCCTGAAGAACCATTTGCCCCGTTAGCACCAGAAGACCCACTCGACCCACTTGATCCTGTTGCACCTGATGAGCCACTTGATCCTGTACTTCCTGATGTACCAGATGAACCCGAACTTCCTGAAGATCCAGCCATACCATTAGTACCTGACGTACCGTTAGCACCAGATGAACCTGACGTACCGTTAGCGCCAGAACTTCCTGATGTACCAGAAGATCCATTTGCACCTGATGATCCTGACGATCCTGATGATCCTGACGATCCTGAAGAGCCAGTGCTTCCAGATGTACCAGATGTACCAGATGAACCATTGGTACCTGGGTCACCATTTAAACCATTGGTACCAGATGTACCAGTTGCACCATTTGCACCAGATGAACCTGAACTTCCTGAACTTCCTGAAGTACCAGAGGTACCAGCTATACCAGTACCAGACGTACCTGATGTACCACTTGAGAAACCAAGTGATGTTGTAATATATGAATAGTGTGCTGTGGTTTGTGATGCTATCGTTATATCATGTGGGGCGGCATCTATGTTATTACCAAATAACCTTACAACTATCCTATCAGCTAATGATAAACCTGTACTCGGTACAAAACAATTTATAATATATTCGGTTGCTCCAGTATTAGTTATGTATGGTGTTACAGCAGATGTTGATAATAAAGCCTCAACCCCACCATTATTTTGATAAATTTCAGCATATAAGTTTACATAATCATTTGTCGTATCAGAATACAAATATAAGTGCAAATTCCAAACACCGCCAGGTAATAAGGTTTCATTTGGTTGACCAGACGGTGTAACAAAATACGCCAATAAAACATCAGATGTTGAAGCACCGATTGTACCACCAGTAATTTGATCTGTTAATTCTAAATCTGCGACATTGCTTAACTCATTATAAAAATTTGAATAGCCGTCATCGGTAACAACAGCTGGGTTAAAATAATAAACCTGACCAGCCGATATACCTGTTAAACCAGCGGCACCAGATGAACCCGAACTACCTGAAGAACCGTTAGCACCATGAGTACCACTTGTACCTGATGTACCCGTTGTACCAGAAGATCCTGAAGTACCAGAAGATCCTGAAGAGCCACTGGCACCGTTAGTACCAGCTGTACCAGATGAACCTGAACTACCTGAAGAACCATTTCCACCATTATATACCCATGATAAAGTATATACACGGTCAGGTGTCATGGTACCAGACCCAATAATATTAGTTACTGTAATATATGAACCAATCGGTGTTGATAGGGGGAATGGATCTGACACACCTGATAGTATATCTACACCAGTTATAACACTATATATACCGATAATATTATTTGAACCAACCTCAGTTAATTTAATTATTACTTCACTACTACCAGATAAATAACCAACTAATTGTAACCAATTTGAATAATCTGTACCGTTCTCATCAGTAAACATAACACTAAAACTTGTTATACCAGTAATAGCGTTAGTATCCGTTGTAAAAGTACCCCCAGAATATGTTGTGCCAGTATAATACGCCCATCTACCACTATTAGCACCATCATTACCATCTTCACCCGCTGTTCCTGATGTACCCGCAGAGCCTGAAGAACCCGATGTACCACTTGAACCACCAGTACCCGATGTTCCTGATGTACCAGAAGATCCACTTGAGCCGTTAGCTCCTGATGTACCAGATGAACCATTAGCGCCAGCTGTTCCAGCTGTTCCTGATGTACCAGATGAGCCGTTTGCACCTGAAGATCCTGAAGAACCCGATGAACCAGATGATCCATTCGCACCTGATGAGCCACTTGAACCACCAGAACCTGAAGAACCTGAACTTCCTGAAGATCCGCTTGAACCTGAAGAACCATTTGCGCCATTAGCACCTGAAGAACCATTTGTACCGTTTGCGCCACTTGTACCGTTAGTACCAGGTAAACCTATACCACCAGATGAACCAGAAGATCCATTTGCACCACTTGTACCACTGGTTGCTGTTAATAATAAGGAACTAATATCAATATTAATTGATACACCGTCATTTCTCGTTAAAACAACTGTTGTTGCACCTGTTGTTGTACCACCTGTAATATATGTATCATTTATAGCACCACCATTAACTATTATTCTACCACCGTGTGTTGTATCACCAGTAGCGTAATAATAGTAAATATCCTGAGCGTCTTGTGGTACACTAAAAACAACATCCGTACCAGGTACAGCACCATTATTCATAACCCCAATCGATGTAGATGATGGATCTTGGTCTATTTTTGTAATATATAAATTAAATCCACTACCAGGCGCATTTTTAAATATATAAATTTCACCTCTTGACACATATATATCTGGATTAATATAATTTGTTGAGGTTTCATAATCCAAAGGTGAATTCACAGTAATACCCGTAAAATCAATAGGATCATTATCTATATGATATGTATGTGGTGTATCAGTTGTTGTACCTGATACAATTGAACCATCCGATAATGTTAATTTACTAATACCAGTAAATGAGTTATAATCATATGTACTTAATCTAACATCCTTAATTTCAACCCAAGGTGACGCATAATTACCAGTATAACCACTATATGTTGGGTCTATTATTGGTGCCGTACCAGTATAACCAGTTATTGTTGTTGTACCAGTTATAGGGCCTATTGTTGACCAACCATAACCCATAACAGGTGCGCCTGGTATTTGTAATACCGCTCTTGGATCTAAAGCTAATAATTTTTCTTCATTAGTCGCTGAAACCCAATCAGTAAAATTCTTTGAACCACCATTTCCAAAATAACCGTAAGGTATTAACCTGTATGTTTTATTTGTATCCACAACATAAGCTGTCATACCAATTCTACGTCTTCCAGAAGAAAAATTATCTTCATTCATATTACCAGCAAGTGTGGTAATATCGTAACTCAATGGTATGTTATCCCTCTCAGCTTCTGTTGCAAATTCCTGATAGCCACCTATTAACTCATGTGAATAAGCGATTCCCTGCGGATTCGCTGGATCATCTAAAGTTAATGCTACCGTCCAAGGTATACCAGTTAAATAAGGTATGTTTGCTATATTTGACATATTTTTCGTATATTTCTATTTTATATTATTCTAAATTTCTTTGTCGTTGCCGCTGTAACACTTGTAAAGTATATTTTATATAAATTATAAGTTAAACCACCTATTGTTATAGGTGTTGCGGGTGTAATACCAATTTGATTCGGGTATGCTGCGTATGGTGTTATTGCTGTTGGTGCCCCCGATATATCAAATAAATGTGCGTTTGTTAGTATTGGATATGATGATGGTACTAATAAACCTAATATACCATTAAACCCAACAACCCCACCACTAAAATTAATATCTATTGGTATAGACGGATTCCATGTGCCAGTTAAACCTGATGCTGATAAATTTATTGAACCGCCACCAAATAATGTTGCTGCGTTAGTTTTATAGTAATTTATCACCGTACTAAAAGGTACTGACGCATATGTGTTATCTGTATATGTATATGCGGCATCACATAAATTCGAACCACCACTTGACGCATAAATATTTGGTGACGCATATGTGGATGGTGTTAAATATCTAAAATAATATAACATATCAACAACAGCACCCGCAAGAACAATTGCTGTTGTCGTTATATTACAACCAACGCCATCCGTTATTTTAACTGTGTATGTCGCTGGGTTTAAACCTGTTTGTGTGTAAGTTCCAGCGGAACCTGAAGTATATGTGTGTAACGTTGTTGTACCCGTAATAACATTTATCGTATAACCAGTACCCAATGTACCACCACCAAAACTAATAGCTATAGTACCATCATTTGCCCCACCAGTTGATTCTGGTGTTGGGGTTGCAGATACTGTAACTGGGACAGGTGACCCAGAACCAACAACATTATATGTTTGAACACAGTTCGCATCATCCTTCACATAAAATAAATGTGAACCAGTATACGCACCAATTGAAAACGTTGAACCTGTTACATATGTACTACCGTCAGACGAATATGTATACGGAGCTGTACCACCACCAGCAGTTAAAGCCACAGTTGCGTTATCACCACTACATGTTGGCGCTGTATAAGTACCACTTAATGTAGGTGTTGTTGGTGCTGACAACGTATGTGTAACAGTTGATGTTGCCATACAGTTTACACTATCTTTTACATATATTGTTATACTACCAGCTGTTAATCCAGTTACAGTTATTTGATCACCTATTGGTGCTATTAAACCAGAATATGTTACACCACCATTTACACTATATCTATAATTAGGTGTACCACCACTTACATTTATAACAATTGATCCGTCAGTACCTGAACATGTTGTTGGGTTGGTTGCTGAATCATAAGATATTGTCACAGCAGCAGGTGCTGTAAGTGTTACACCTGTACCTAAAGTCACTGGCGTACATGTTGTACCAACTCTTCTAACAAGAACATTATATAAGATACCACCTGATAAACCACTAATCGTTGTTGGTAATGCAATCCATGTAGAACCAGTTACACCACCAGTAATTAATTTATATTCATAATAATTTGTAACATCAACACGTCCACCCGTAACAGATAATGACATATTACCCGTACCACCATAACATGTTGGGTTTGTTGACCCTGTTGTTGTAACCGTTAATGCCGTAACTTGACTATTATTAACAATTGTTGTACCACTACAACTTATAACATTTGAATCCCTATACGAAATTGTTTCAGTTGAACCAGAAATTGAACCGCTTTGTGGTATTGCTATTATCATACCTGACGTAACACCAGTCCACGAACCAACACCAACTTTAACATCATAAGACCCACTACCACCAAATAAACCAATATTATATTCCCAATCATCACCAACACAACTTGGTGCTGATGATAATGTTGGAGTCATACTCACAGTTGTATATTTATGAACATCATATGATGTTGTACCTGTGGTGCAATAATCTCTTATATATATTGTACCTGAATATGTACCAACGGAACCAAATGATTGTAAATATGTATATGTTCCAGGTGTAGCGGTTGGTGTCATATTATACCATAAACCGCTACTACCGAACTTAACTTGTGGTGTTGTAAAACTCGGTGGATTTACAGTGGCACCCGTTATCATAAGCTGAACGGTAGCGTTACCAGCAGCACCACAATTTTTTGATGTACCCGTAACTGGTAAGATATCCATACCACTTGGATCCACAATTGTTACAACACCACTTACAATGTCCGAAGTTATTTGGTCTTCAGCGTATAAAGTGTATGACCCAGCTGTAATACCAGCGCCACTAAATGTTTGTGTTTGTGTTGTAGCGTACCCAACACTCGGTGTCCAAGGATTTGAGTTGTACTTATACCTGTATTGACCAGAACCACCACTAATCGTTATAGTAACCGAACCAGTACCACCAGGACAATATGGTGCAGCTGAAGAAACTGAAACCAATGATAAACTTAAATCATCATAATTAACATTAACAGATGTTATTGGTGTTTCACAGTTATTAGCATCTTTAATTATACTATCATAAGAACCACTATTTAACCCAGTAAAAATTGAACTGACAGCCCAATCACCGCCGCCATTTATACTATATTGGTATGGTAGTGTACCGCCGACACCGTATAATGTGATAGTACCATCTGATGTGACACCTGAAACAACTTCAGCTGTTGTGCTATATGTTAAAATTAAATCATCTGGTTGTGTAACAGTAATTGCAGGTAAAAGTACAGGACCTATTAATTGGTCTTCTACATATATACCCGTATAAGTACCAGCGGTAATACCAGTAAATGTATATTCAGATAACGGGTCAAAGCCTGGGGATGACCATATTGATCCACCATCAATCGAAAATCTAAAAAAACCCGATCCACCAGAAACATTAATTGTTATTGAGCCGTTGTTTTCGTCATAACATGTTGGTGAAGTAAATGTAACACTACCTATTACAGGGGTAGGTAGAGTAGAACCCGTACCACCCAAACCTATAGGTATAAACGATGAGTGATAATCTTTTTCGTAATCAAATGTACCATTATTGATTAATAATGTACTATTTGAAGGTATGAGGAATCTATCTGAATCAAATGATGAACTACCGACTACATATATTTTTAAATTGTGAACATCGTCAGGATCAGAAAATTGGAATAGAAAACTTGAACCACTTAAATTAAGATTATTTAAATATGTAAAATAATCTGACCAATCAACACCACTATTATCTATTAAAGAATAGTAATAATAATCATTTACAAGACCTACTTCACCACTGGATACACTTTCCGATTCAATATAATTCCAAGTACCCGTAAATGGATTTCTTGAATCTGGACTACCCACAATTACCTTCCAAAGGTCAACTTCCACACTATTTACAGTACCTGTAACTGAAAATCCAGAAGTATAAGCGGTTTGATCGTGATCAACCAAACATTCATATAGAATGCCTGTTTTTGTTTCATTATCGTAATAATAAACTATCTCCCCTTGCAAATAAGTGGCTGTAGACCACTCAGTTATATGAAGGAATTTGAAATTGTCATCAACTTCTTTTGCCGTTAACGGTCTATTTAAACTTTGCCTAAATACTAACATTTATCATCAGGTAATTTTATAGAATACCTAATGATAAATAGTCAGTTTTTTAAGAATAAATCGTTAAAAAGTTTATTTTTTTCGTCTGCTCATTACCTGGTCAACCAACCCGTAATCTTTAGCCTCCTGTGCGATCATCCAATAATCCCTCTCGCAATCACTATAAACTTTGTCATACTCCTGTCCCGAATGGTTTGAAATTATCTCATATAATTCTTTTTTTAATTTACCAATTTCTCTGGCTGTAATCTCAATATCTGTAGCTTGACCCTCCGCACCGCCAAGTGGTTGGTGTATCATTACTCTTGAGTGTGGTAAAGCATACCTTTTACCTGTATTACCAGCGCAAAGTAAAACCGCAGCCATAGATGCCGCCAATCCGATGCACATAGTTGATACATCTGGTTTAATATATTGCATGGTATCATAAATACCCATACCAGCATAAACACCACCACCAGGTGAATTTATGTATATTTGTATATCTGAATTAGGGTCTGTTGATTCGAGAAACAACAACTGAGCCTGTATGATGTTTGAAACACTATCATTAATTCCAGTACCAAGGAAGATTAATCTCTCCATCATTAAACGTGAAAATACATCCATTTGGGTTACGTTTAATTGTCTTTCTTCAATAATATAAGGTGTTATTGAGCTTGTAAAATTATGCATTGACATGCTGCTGATACCATGATCTAATAATGCGTAGCGGCTAAATTCTTTTCCTAAATTCATATTTTCGTTAAATATTTATTATAATTAATTTTTTTATCTTCACACAAATCTATGAAAGATTTCTCAGAAAATACATACTTAAACTCAAAATTACTTTTAATATTTTTAGCGTTTGAATCAAAGTATTGTATAAATGATTTAATTCTCCTTTCAAGCGGTGTATTCTCTTTATGTTGTATATTTTGTGAAAATTTATCTTTTTTGGGCGTAACCAAAGACCTCAAATTACATATTTTAAGTATATAACGATCAGACTTACTTTTTCGTTTATGTTTTAATTTTATATACGTATGACTATAGTTCGATACATACGAACCTAAAGTCGGTTTCATGAAATTAGACATATCATTACATATATGGGGAGAGAATTCAACATCAGTTACCGTTGGGTCGAATCCTGGTTGTACCGTATACTCATCACCAAAATACTTCTTTAATGATTTAATTGTACATGAGTCGATTATGTATGCACCTGTTTTGTTGAAAGCACTATATAAACAACCAAATAATACAAGTAATGTACCATTTATACGGTCAATTGTTCTGAAATTTTCAATATTCAGTACGTAACCAAATCGTTGTAATGTTTTCAAACATAACAATTTGTGATAAGCACTTTCTCTTTTTTCAGAAATTAAATCAACAAATGAAAAATTATAATAACTATTAATTGAATTCAATAATATTATGAAATTTCGTATATTTGGTATTGAGGCATCGGTTTCTTCCACAGAAACACCTAAAGATTTTAAATTTGTAATATCAACATTATATACATCACATAATTTTAAATTATATAAATTAATTGTTAGATATTTTTGATTTGGATCGGATTTATTTTCCCATTTTTTTAAATTTTGATAGAAATATTCAACGTATTCTGGGTTTTTAATATCAAGAATTAAATTCGTAATTTGAAAAATATTCAAACCATTGTAATGATACCTATTTGGTTCAAAATATCTACAGAAAACGGAAAGATAAAATTCATCATTAAAATAATTAATATTTCTCTTGTTAAAATAATACCCCCGAACTATTTCACCTATATTATTAGATTCAGTTATTAACCCCAGCTCATCTTTTATTATTTGATAAAATTCTAATGAGCGCTCTTTAGGTAATGTGTTTATTAATTCATTACTTAACCTGTATAGTTGTGAATTAAAATTATTTGTGCGACACCAATTACCACCACGCTTTACATTACCTCTCGTATATGAAAAAACATTACATCTATTTAAATCTATTGTAACACCATAAAGTTGTTTGGTTATTTTTGCTCTTAATATATTTTTATTAGGGACGAGTACATATTCTTTCAGGTGGTAAAAACGTTTAATTGCGAGTTTAGTCCTATCCAGGTTATATGATATAACTAACGTATTACGACTAACAAAAACTGGGGTTTTTGTTTCCAAACACTTAATAAACTCATCCCTTGTTAAGGGTCTTGCCCCTCTAACATATTTTTCATTACAATCCCTGAAAAGAGTTATTTCATTATCAACCTTGTATTCTTCGTGCATTTATATTAATTTAACATATAAAAAAAGGGTTGACATATATGTTATATAATATCAACCCTGATGTAAAATACTGAAAGGCTTTTTCTTATGTCCAAGGAAATAATATGCTGAACCCTTTCACATTTACAAAAACGTTTTTTTCGGAATAGTCGTTTTTTTAATAGTGAATGACTAAACTATAGGGTATTTTAATAGTTCGCCCAAAACTATAGATCTCTTGATTAGTATTATCTAAACTAAGGGTGTTTTTTTATTGCTGGTCACTCACAAGGTGAGTGGATTGCAGCGCTTAAGAAAACAACCAAAAACTCTTCTATCGCATAATTGTTTTTAGGTTTTTGCGGCACCTATTCCCAAACGTTAAAATTTATTAAACAGTTACTGCCTGATACCTTTCAGCATGTACAGTTTTATTCATTATTGCCACTGGTGACATATCTTCACCAGATAATACAGACTTCAAGATCGCTGGAGAGAACCCGCTGATTAAAGCTGTTCCTTCATCAGTAACCTGTACTGGGAAGTTACCATCATGACGGCTCTCCATATTCCAGAATATGATCTTAGGCATAGTATAACCAGCCTGTGCATACCTGTGCTTGATCATGTCAAGCGCAGTTTGGTTACTACGACACGCAGAGTTAAACTCCATGTCTGACGCAATCAAAATTGCTGTTGGCATTTCCGATGGTGGTAGGTTAGCCGACTGAGCCTTATTCAGGATCAATGCAAACGTAGCTTCCAGGTTTGTTGAACCACCCCAAGGAGCAGACTGAAGCTGACGGAACCTCGATTCCAAGTTACCAGTAAGGTACTGTAACTGTGGGTTGTCATCGAATGTCAAGAATGCATTCTTGAAGATACCTTCATTCCTTTCAGAAATATAAAGACCGAGTGATATACACACGTCCATACATGTAAGGTTAGCGTTACCACCAGCCGAACACCCCATAGAACCTGATACGTCACAAACCATCAACAGACGCTCGTTGTTGTTTTCCAACCAATTTGGTAACGCATCCCACTGCTTAACAGCAAGTTGCTTATCACCCATCCTCAATGTCTTAACAACATCGTATGGATATACCGCACCAGCGTTTATTTTAGTATCACCATTCTTGTACTGATCGAACCTTGAGGTGTCGTTCTTAGCAAACGCCTTTGAATAACGAGCCATAGCCAATGAAGGTATATGTTCGTATGTAATCGAACCCCAGTTCTTTGAACACATAAGTTGTTCTACCACCTTAGTGTTTTCAACTAACAGCTTACGGTAAGCCTTTGGTGTTAACTTCATATAACGCTCAAGAGCGATAGCTTCCTTACCCTTACGTGGCATCCACTTAGCACAAAGACCATCACCAGCCAATAACGCAGTTTGGATTAACTCCATAGCCTGAGTTTCAAGCGCTGTACCAAAAAGTACAAGCAAATCATCCCAACGACCATAGAAAGGAACCAATTCCAAGTTCTTAGACAGAACTTTTCTATTATGTTGAACAAGATAGGTTACAATATCCTTAAATATCTGACGCTCACCAGCACCCTGACGTGCATCACGTACCCAGAATAAAATTCTCATTGCTGTCAATGGATCTTCACCAAAAGCTTTAGAAAAGGTCGAAATCAACCTATTCTTATCTTGCCCTCTCATAGCACCAATAGTGAAAAATAAATCCACACATGCATTTAATGTAGATGAGTTTGTTACCATACCATTTTCGGTACGTGTGTTCCTTGTACGCAAAGCGTTAATTAATTGTGACATAAGTTGTTTTGATTTGTTTTACAAAAGTAAGCAATGTTTTCACGAAAACCAAATTTTTTGGTTAAAATATATTATATATTTTTTTTCTTAATGTTTTTTTCAGATATTTCAGCAACTTTCATGCCGATATCTGTAGCCTTATAGAGGCAGTTACCTTCATTGTCGATACCACAAATATCGACTAATCCCTTATCATAAAGGGAGTTTACAGTTATTAGTAAAACTTCTTTAGTTGTTTCCTGAATTATTGATATAAATTCATCTTCGTCAATTGACGGATCACCAGATGAAAGGATATTTTCATTACATTTTTTTATTAAATATCGTTCAAAAATTTCTTTTTCAATCATTGGGTTCTCACTTGGAAGAAAAAAACCTTCTTTTTCCAAATTAACTATCATGTTTTTTACATAAATCAGAACATCGATTTCTCCGTTACTCATGTTTTTAATTTACACAAAACTAAACAATATATTTCAGATAATCAAATCAATTGTAGAAAAACTTTTTACAATAAATGGAATATCCCTATTATCCCATTTATTCTTTTTCTCATGATATTTTTGGTATTCACGCCTATTATCCTTGGTAAGATTAAAAATGCTTATCGGAGTATCCTCAAACACTTTATTGTTTATGAAGTGTAAATCACCTATTTCACACTCATAATCGTCCGAATTCAGATTACTCAATTCGACACTTATATACTGATGGCGCTGATCAGGCGAAATTAAATAGATCTTTAACTTATTATTAATTTTATCATATGTACCAAATTCATACATGAATAATGATTCAAATTTTTTTAATTTAGTTATGAAGTCCTTCATCTTTTTTAGTTTTAGAAACTATTTATTGATAGACAGTAAAATAAAAGACAACTATTATAAATATAAAGATCATGACTGAAAAGTTAACCATAAAGAAAAACGAGATACAAAATCTTATTGAAAACGAGATAAAACAATATAAACCCCAATTGGAAGATATGGGTGGTGGTCTTGGCGATGATACTGATCGTAAAATTGATTATACAAAGAAACCTGAAGAATCTGGTGTTAAAACCAAATTTAAACTAAAGGAACCAATTCCTGAACTTCTTGAGTATTTAAGTAAACTCGGAGAAGCCAGAGGTATACTTACTAAATGCGCTGCGGCACATAAGAACGAAGAAGTTCAAAAAAAATTATACTCACATTACGAGAAAAACAATAAATTAGCCCTTGAAATGATCAGGGACTTCGGTATTATTGAACATTAAAATTCTCCTGGGTAGCTAATTTTGTTAATAATTCTTTCTCAGAATCATTTATTGTTAATGGCATTTTAGGTACTATTTCAACAAATAGATCACCTTTACCATAAGTTGTTTGTAAACCTTTTTTGGGTATTCTATACTTCTGTGTTAATTTACCATCTGATTTATATTTCATTTTAATATCACCGTCAAAATGATTAATAACGATTTCATTACCCAATAAGTAATCAACTAAAGATACCACTTTCTGCGTTAATAAATTTGATTTATCAATCATCATGAAATTTTCATCTTTCTTTACACTTAAAGTTATAAGAAGATCTGAATAAGCACCATTGCTATGCTGATCACCCTGACCCCTTAATATAATCTGATCGGTTGTTAATTGAAATTCAACAGTTCTCTTTTCAGTCTTAACAACATTTGATCGTACTCTACCTGTACCGAAACAATCATCACACATAACCATATGTTCATAACCATCCTCAACATGCTTACCAAGGAAACCACTACCATTACATTTAGTACAAACCGTGTTAGGTGAATGTATATGTCTATCAAATGTTACCGTAACCCTCTTACCTTCATATAAATCCTTTAATGTACATTCATAATATAATGGTTGCATAGGGGCTGTTTGTTTCCTAACACTACTAAACAAATCATCCATATTGAAACCTCTGGTATTACGAAACGAACTAAACGGGTCTTTAGTAGTTGTTGGGTGATCATATTTAGCTCGTTTTGTAACATCCGACAAAACATCATTAGCTTCATTTATATCCTTAAATTTAGCCTCAGCATCTGGGTCACTGTTCTTATCTGGATGATATTGTAATGCAAGTTTGCGATAAGCTTTTTTTATATCATCTTTACTTGCCTTTTTATCAATTCCGAGTATCTTATAGTAATCTTTAGTAATATTCATATGTATAAAATTGTTTTATATAATTCTGGTAAACGCATCAAAACAATGGGTTCATTTAAAACCTATAGTGAAGCTTTGAATAAATATAATATTTTTTTAGCAGAAAACCAAGTTTTCTTTCCAAAAAAAAGTATGTGGGATGGTAAATCATCTGATTATGAACTAATTTTAACGGGACCTAAAAACACAAAAAAAATCGAATATATAAGAAATGAATTCGGCGCCCTTGTTGAATTAAAGACTTCTGGTGATTTTGTTATAAAAAAAATTGCTGAGTATAGTGTGGAAGAGATTATAACCCATAAAAACACTAATAAGCGTTATGATTTTAGAGGTCTAATTAAATTTTTAATGAGTACTGACTCAACTAAAGTCATAACAACATTAAATAATAAATTAGCTGTGGAATATTATGATAGCGATCATATTGACCTGTTCATATTGAAGAATAATGAAGATTCTATGCGTTTAAACGATCTAATTAAAGATTTCGCATATTCTAACGGTGTTGGTAATTTCCTATTTTTTAATAACCCAAGCAAAGAAAATAAGCAACTACTTTATGATAAAATTGTTGCTTACTTAAACGTTGACAGATGGTATTTGATCCGACTATCAACCAGGTAAACGTTTGAATACAAATTTCACGTCAAAAAATGATATTTCAAACACATCTTGTGATTGGTAACCATTAATCGATTTATTTATTTTTGCGTAACATTCTTGTTGTAAAAATTCGTGTTCAACCCTATCCAAATAATAAACAACTTCCATCCCTTTCCGATAGAAATTTTCAATTTTTTTTAAATTCTTAGATATTAAGTATAAATTATCTAATTTCATAATACTTTAAACAATTTCTTAAAGAATTTTTTTATTTTTGATTCCTTATTTTCAGCTTCTTTAACCGCATAAACCTTATCCATTTCCTTCTTGTAGTCGGTTTTTATATCGGCTATTAATTTCCTTTTCTGTATTAACAACTCATAATTATCCTTTAACCTTTCACGTTCAAAGGCGAGTCTTTCATATTCATTCGATGTCATATTTTTAAAGGTTCTTTTGTAATGAATATAGTAAAATCATCATTTGTATATCCTTGTATTAAATACACATTTTGGTGTTGACTTTTAAGTTCGCTTAACATTTCATGAGGATCATAACAATTAAAACCCATCTCAATAAAAGCCTCAGATTTTAATAAGAAATTAAATGCGAAACCTTTGCTAACTTTAGTAAGTATTTCACTTATTTTACCAAATATTTCTTCTTTAGTTAAACCGTAAGTAAACACACCAGATGCTAAAGCCCAGTCATACACACAATTCTCACCTTCAATATCACCAACCTTAAGATTACTATCTGTAAATATATCTTTAGCTATTTGTATATATTTTTCATTAATATCTATACCTGTATAATCAACATCAATATTCTTTATTTGTAAAAAATTAATTAGATGACCAAGACCACAGCCGTAATCCAATATTTTATCACCTGGTTTAACACCTATGGCTAATAATGCAGCGAATCTGGAATCTTGGGCGTATTTATTATTCCACCCAACTTTCTTTGGGTCGAACATATCATCATTATCCGAACACTCAATAAAAGTGTTATACATTTTAATTATTTTATCACTCATAATTCCCTTTTTAAATTGTCCTCAAATAAGGACTGTATGATATACAATAGCCAAACAAAACTAACAACGGAAAAAGCATCGAAAAGTATGCTATAAATAAATCGTATATTCCCAGGATTCTCTAATTGTATTAATAGATTATTCGTTGGTGAGTAACCCAATAATAATACGCTGAATAATCCAACCCAAAAACCAGTACACATCATACAATTAAGTAATTTATGTATAAAACCCTTTTTAAAAAAATTTCTAATAGGTCTAAAGATCACACTTTGCACTATTAGTGTTGTTAACCCATAACAACCGAGATAAAATAGTAATAAGTTAAGCATTATGTGTCATATTGTTTTCTTCAGGTGTTGCTATTCTCTCCGCACTCATATCAAATTGTAACGTTTTTAAATCATCATAATTTGTTTCCATGAATATACGCTTAAGTTCATTCATTTTCTGTTCAAATAAGCCTCTTTTTTTCTCAACCTCAAGATTGTATTCAATTATGTTACTAACGATGTTAAATAGGTTTAAAAACGTGGTTGTTGCTGAATATAGTATGTAGTAATTCATAGCCCCATCACCAGAAGCCTTTTGTTTCTGCACCTTAGTTTCTGTTGAAATAGTATCCTCTGGTATAACCCAATCATTTTTAATCCAAAAATCAATAACTTTTTGATTATTTGGTGTTATCCTACAACCGAAAATATTCTCAGGATATTTTTTAAATAAATCATCTACATTCATAGTCCGATACCTTTTACAATTGATGCCAATAACACAGCTAATGATATACAAACATAGATTAATTCTCTATTTGTTAGTTTGTATTTTTTTGGTTGTTCACTTCTGAAATTCATCGTAAATAAATACGCATGTCGTAATATAACGAGTAGTGAAACAAAAAACCCAATATATAATATTTTATTAATAAGTTCAATTAACATAATTTAGTTTTTACAAAGGTAAGAAATTTTTACACAAATATCAACGTTTATTCGAAAAAGATTTATTCATTGTCTTGTACATTTCAATGAATAGATCATATTCAGATCTCGTCTTAACTTTATCAATTGATATGATCTCTGACCAGAAATTATATATGAAGTTGAATAAGTATTCTTCTTTATTATCAGCATTATAAAATTTATCATTAAAATAATTCCAATAATAATAGTAATGTTCACCTTTTTCAGCTATATGTATGTTTTCCTCTTTAAGGTTTTTTATTGTTTTATTCCAACACCAATTAAAATGTGTTGTTACATTTTCATCACTAACAATTATATCATCACCTAAATATGTGTCATATATATAAAATGCTAATGTCAATGTAAAATCTCTAAATAAATCAACTTTTTCAATCGTAACACAGTTTAATGTGTTTAAATAATTTAATTGATCAAATGTTAATGGTTTAGAAAAATAATCAATAAACTTAGTCCCAGGTTTATATTTCTCCATATAAATAAATATGGACTTCTTTAATAGGAAGTCCATATTTAAAAATATTATTTATGTTTTATTTAGAATAATTTTTTCATTCTCGCAAGTTGCTCATTAACCCTCTTCGATTTATCTAAAGCGTAATTATTATTCTTAGCAGCTTTATTACCTGTAACACTCGTTCTTTTGTATTGTTTATCAGGTTCCGTAACTTGTATTGGGTTTGGTTGGAAATCATTATCCGCAAACTCCTGATTTTCTTGTGATGCTTTGATCATTCTCTCACCAACTTTACTTTCAGTATCTATGTTAGCCTCTTTACCAACAATTTTTTCATCACGTTTTCTTGAATGACCTGTTGTAACTTCCATCTCAACCCTATCCTTGTAATCATCCGAAACTTCATTTGTATAATCCAAGTTTAAAGCATTTTTATACCCCAAATGAAAATCTTTAAGATCTTTTTGATATCCATTCTCCATATTTGGGGCAAATTTCTGATTCGTTAAATTATCGGCTTTTTGTTCAATTGTCTTCTGACTATCCTCAGCATCTTTTAAGCCATCAACAACCGATTCTTTAGCGTTCTTATTATTCTCGGTGTCATAACCCTTACTCTTTACTGCTTGAAATTTAGGCAACTCATTTTCCTGTAAACCCAATTCCTCAATACCTTCTTCATCCTCTTCGTCACCACCTAAACTATGCATTAATGACATACCTGGAATTTTGACATCCATATCATTAGTTTCAGGTGTATTTGTACCTGATGTTTCTTCTGAACCAAGATGTAAAACAACATCTTCAAGATTTTGGAAACTAACCGATATTTTATCCTGAATCCACGATTCAAGTTCCTGATCTGGATTTACCTTATTCACAATTGTTTCAATGAATTCCATCATCCAATGTAATTTTTCAACATATGTGGATCCGTTTGGTTCTTCATTTACTATCGGATCAACTGGGGCTTCTTGATCAGGAATCGATTGATCAACATCATCATTGATGTTTTCAACACCACCTTGTAAATTATTTTCCAAATCTTCAACACCAGCCTCTTCCATTGACCCATAATTTTCAGAAATCCACTCCCTTACATAGTCCCCACACTCATTTTGAGCGCTATTCATACTCTCAAACATTTCATTACAAAGATCATCATCTTCCATCATAGCGTGGTAATGATTATCAATAGAATCACCCTCATCTATTGTTTCAGGTAAAAAACCTTCCATTTGTAATATTTCGTTCATGCACTTCGATGCGTTTTCGTAAGTCATCATCTCATTCATGCATTCTCTTATTTGATCTAAATTCATATTAATTTTTTTTATTTGTTGTTATTGTTTCTTAGATAAATACCCACCTCTTATTGTTTTTACTATATAATTTGGCGTTTTATTTGTCATTTTAGCAATCTCGCACACATATTCATAACAATTTGGGCACATTTCATCTTTAGATTCACCAATTAATTTAATTGGGTTGTCTACCGCACCTTGATTGCAATATGGGAATGTTTGACATTTCGGCTTAACCTCAACGAACTTACCCCCGTCATATGCTGGTGTTTTCGCTACAGGTGTTTTTTGTCGACTAAACCATTCTTTAATATCTTTCTTAAGTATAGTTTCTTCTTCAAATGTACCCTGTGGTGCTGTAACCATCTTATTACCAGGAACCAGGCGTTTATTAAATTTTCTTTTAGAGATACCCATAAGCGGCACTTCAATAGCCCCACCAACAGAACTTATAGTTGTCCCACCAGCAAAACCACCAGCAGCGCCAGCATCTTCCAAAACCTGTTCCTTAGTCTTTATCATTAATTAGACGAATTTTTTAAATCGTTACTCCAAAAACCACGTTTCATCCAAAGATTTTTATACATTTGGATAAGCACATTTCTTGATATTTCTACCATATGTTTTTCAAGATCTTTATCAGAATTTATAGCTTCCTTAACCATTTTTTGAATTTTAACCTCCAAATCACCTGTTTTGGTCATATTCAAAAATTCTTTAATCTCTCTTTTAACGATATTTTTTACATCGTCTTTACTAATAGAAGTATCACCCTCATTTAGGGTTTCTTTACCATCCAAAACCTCTTTTATCCACTCAGTTAATTGTTTATCAGATACTTTTACTTTCATAATGTCATATTTACTATAAATATTTATTTTTTTCGCAAAGTGATGTAATAACCAAAACTAATATTTGGCGTATATATAATTTTGTTGTTACTATATCCAACACCTAATGGTGCTAAAAATAAACCCCAACCTGATTGTAGTTTATATTTACCCTTCCCTTGACTTGGTGTTACATTTTCTTGCCAAGGTTTATCCAATATTTCAACATTTCTAAAGTCGAATCTTATCTGTTTTTCTGATATTTGATTACCCATTTTACCAAAACTATCCACATAAAATGGTGTTATTTTAGTTCTTGTAAATTTAGTTACTTTATCTTCATATTGACTAACAACAAATGTAAAATTAAACTTAAAATCCTTAATTAAGGTGGAATCTGGTAATATATTAATATTATTACCATCTTTATTAACCATAAACCAAGACGTTCCACCTATAGTTCTAACACTATCAATAGATTTGAAGTCCAGTCCGTATTTTTTGGTTATACTATCATACCTCAACTTATTGATTACAGATACGTCAACAGGTACATAAACTGGTTTAACCACTGTAATTTCTTTAGATTTTGCACCCTGCAAACTATCCACCTTATTTAAAGTACGATATAGTTGAGAATCTAAAGATTGTAATTGTTTTTTTGTTAATTTAAGTTGAATTGAACTGTCAGTTATAGCAGCTAAATTTTGATCAGCTATATGTGTAGCTATCTTAAACTTATCTTTATATTCTTTAGTTTTATTACACTGATGTAGTGAAAATGCTGCTAACAAAATTATTAGTCCAAACATTATTAATTTAATATTCTTTAATATTAAATTAAAGAAACCCATGATACCCATATGTTATATATTTACTTGTGCGATCTGAGCCAGGTGATCTCTACCTATCTTCGGATCATTATAAGTTCTCGTAAGAGTACCAATCAAGTTCATATAATCACTATTAATATTAGCATCACCAGACACTAACTCAAACTTAGGGTTATCTTCTTTTGTATCAATTAAAATATTCTTTATGAAGTCAACCCCAGGATTATTAACTGTATTAGATCCCATTACAATTCTACCATTATATAATTCAATATTAACAACACTCAGAATTAATCCACTTTCTTTTAAAAAAGCACCGATGGCACCAATTACTTGATTACGATAATCATCTGTAAATGGTGAACCAGTATTATTCTTCAAGAAACCAACGGTTTTAATGTCATTAAAACTAACCCTTTCACCACTATCAGTAGTTTGTGGATTCTGCTGACCCATCGTTACCCCCTCATTTAATTTGTTCTTTCTCACAATATTGAGGAAGTGTTTCATTGAATCGTATTCGTTATTCATATTATATTAAATTATTTGTTATGTATTCAAAATCCATCGCTGGACTTAAATCATAATAATTTTTATTATAGTTACTTCTATTTAAAATACCTTTAAAATTTCTTGGTTTCGTAATTGTTACATTATTCCCAGTGAATTGTTTTTCAATAGAACACCTATTACATAAATAGTTTAATAATTGGGATAAAACCACAATTTGCTCTTTTTCATACGCAGCCCAGAATTTCTTATTTTTCCATGATCTATCCACAACAGAACCCAAATACGGGTCACCCTTCCAATCAAAAAATTCATTTTGTTTAATCGTATAATCTAACCAACCGACATTTTCTAATGAAACAATAATAGCCTGGTTATCCACCGATTCAAAAGAAATAAAATTAGTTACATATTCGGGTTCAACGTGTTGATATATTACACCCTCTAATGAAATCGTATAATGAGGCACCCTATCATATTTCCCATTATACTGGGTTAATAATTTATGAAAATGATGCTCTAATGATGCTGTAGTGTTACAAAGAATAATTTGTTTTTTCTTATGTGTGGTACCGAACCTTTCCGAAAAATCATAATCCTTGTTTAAATCAATCATTTAAAAACCTTGATTTTATCTAATATTTTATTTTTTTCAACAACATATGGGTCTGGTTGTTCTTCAATGACTGGCTCAACAACATCATTTACACCCTCATTTGTTTCGGTTTCAGGTAATTCACTGATATCAACAATCTCACCATCAGATGAAAACCTTGTTGGTGGGAAGTAAATATCTTGGGGGATTTCAACTGGTTTAGCTTCCACACGTTCCCTATAACCTGAATTAGCTAAAGCGGTTGGTTCATCCTCAAAAGTTTCACCGCTTTCTACACGCTCGTTATGCTTTTCCTGTACACGCTTCATAACCTTAGCAACTTGAGCATTCTGACCCGCTTTAATAATAGCGTCAAGATCTGGCTCTGGTTCAATAGTCGGTTCCACAGCTGGAGCTGGTTCTGGTATAGCTTCATTATCGGTGTCTGGTTTCAAATAATCAACCAATGACTTGATAAAGCCCAGGGCAACAATTGGTAATATTGCACCACTTACCAATGATAGTATTCTCTTTTGTGTAATAACATCATCATCAACCAGGTTGAATAGTTCAATCCAACTCTGATAATCGTTAAGGTGTGTATAGGCATAGAATGTATTACCCATCGCTTGCATTAACGTCAAAATAATGAATAGTGACCAGATCATCATTTTATTCATCTTCCTTAACGCTATGATTGACGCTAACGATGCTGCCGCACCAACTTCAAAAGCTATAGCCAATGTGACCGCTAACCAATTCGGGTTAGATAGTTTAAAGAAATCAATAACGTGAATTGTGGATATTGTACTCACTAATAAGTACAACACCACAAACACACTAATTATAAAATTCCTGGTTACTTTATTCTCCATTATTTCGATATTTGTTTAATCTCTTTGTCTATCTCAGACATACGATTAACATCCATTATTTTTCTATCTGTTGATTGGATCATCCTCTTTTCAGATTTTAAACCCTCAAGTTCAATAGCCTTTATTAATAGATTATTCAAGCTATCATTTTTAATCTCAAGCCTAATAACCTCTTTTTTAACCGCCTTTATAGCTGATTTGGTACCGCAGGTATTAACCATGATAACCATTAAAACACCCAATATGATCATATTAGTGTTTTTTAAATAAGTTTGTAAATTCTTCATAATTATAAATATTACATTAACTCAAAAAGTTTATATGAGTTAAATCTCAATTTTTTTATTGCTTTTTCTTTTATTTGTCTTACACGCTCCTTTGTGAGATCTAAATCATTAGCAATTTCCTCAAGTGTGTTTTCTTCACCAAATAAACCAAAATAACGTTTGATAACTTGTTTTTCAACATCACTTAATGAATCTAACAATGATATTAACGCATGATTTAGATTTTCTTTTTCAATATCCATTGTACTATCTGGTGATGTAGCGTCAACATCAGCTATAATATCATGTAATGCGTGACCCTCTTCATCGGAAGGTCTATCCAGGGTTTCAACCATCGGTACGTGTATTGTATTACCCTCATGAAATTCTCCGAATTTATCAGCCTCTCTATCCAATTTAAACATATCGTTTATTACGTTAACGGGTAAACGAATTGGACGTGCGTGTTCATTTAAGGCTTGCCTAATACTTTGTGTGATCCAATGTACGGCATATGAGATGAATTTAACATCTGTCTGATTTGTGTCAAATCTATCAAAGGCTTTTACTAAACCATAATTACCTTCCGATATTAAGTCCTGTAAATCCAATCCTTTGTGTAGATATTGTTTCGCAATCTTGATTACGAATCTTAGATTTGAGTTAATGATGGTGTCTTTCACCCTTTCATCACCCTCACGGTACTGTCTGATCAGTTCAAACTCTTCTTCCCTTGTAAGAAGATTATACCTTTTAATGTCTGTTAAATAATTTGCAATTTCCTTCTGGTTAATCCAATGTGCTGTGTCCAATCTCATTTTTTGAATATTTTGTTATATAAATTTTGCTCTTGCGGTGTTAGTTTTTCGTATCCAACGTCTTTTATTTTATCAATTATTTCATCGATTTGGTTCATATCGACCTGATCATTCTCAGTAGTCGGTAATTCCTCTTCTGGTATTATCTCTGCTTCAGTATATTGACCCGTCCTGAAACCCTCACGCATCATTATGATGGCTTCAATCAAATACTGTATTTTACTTAACTTCTCATCATTACTTAACTTAAGTTCACTCGGAATAAACAAATTTTTGTTTATTATATCAATACAATGCTTACCGTAATTATTTTTAGATATATCAAATAAGAATAAAGCATCACTGTATTCCGAATATACTTTATTAAATGTAATATTTAACTCCTTCATTTTCACCTTGGAATTAAAAACAATTATTAAAGATGCAGGGCCGAAAGTAAATCTAAGGTCATGATCGTTATCAATAATTGGTTTAATACCATGTTTTAGGTTCGTTGGGAACCTTCCAAGGAATATCAATATATACTTATTTGATTTTTTAGTAAAAATCTTTTTAAGCCCAGTATAAATATGATACCTTATGTAAAAAATACCTAAATTAATCATTTTCATTTAAAATTCTTGAAACATTATTTTCTTTAGCAACCTTTATTGTATTATCTGCCCAATCTTGAACTAATGGATTGTGACTTATCAGCCAAATATGTTCAAAATATAATTTAATTTTATCGAAAAATAAACCTAATTTCTCAAGATTCTCATTGGCAACTTTACCTGTTACCTCATCAAATATAATAATATTTGGTTTTGGTAACGAACAAACCTTCCTCAATACACACCTAAGTGCTAACGAACTAACAGTTTTCTCATAACCCGACCCAGCGTATAAAGGTTTTTCAATTTCGGTTATAGTGTCAACCATCCAGAACTCCACATCACCCTTTTCATCCATTCTAAGCTCAAGTACGAACTCAGCCGTATCTATAAGTAACATTCTCAGATAGGTATTAATCAATGGTATCATTGTACTCAAAATCATTTTTGATATACCATTTTTACCATATATATCAAGATAAGTCTTATAGATTTTATCTATAACCTCTTCCTTCTTTAGTTCCTTGATAACTGAATTAAAATCCTGGATTTTCTTGTGTGAAGATTCGATATCTTTTTCAATGCTCCTTATTTGTAACATGCATAAATCACGTTCACTATTCGCATTTGTAATCTTGATTTTTAAACCCTCAAGATCCGTATCTATTTTTTTATTCTTCTCTATATTTTGAACACTATCCCTATAACTCTTAAGTTTATCTTTCCCACGATTCAGACTCTCATTATATGTTGATAATTCAGCCTTTGCTTTACCGATAATAAGTTCATTTTTATTGTACTCATCCCATTGTGTCTTTGTATTGTCAAAGATACTGATTTTTTCTTGAAAATCAAAAACTTCTTTGTTTAAAACATCAATTTCTTTTTTTAGAATATCTATCTCAGCTGTTAACGCATTTATCTTTGGTTTATTGTCCACACCATCCAATGGTCGCATACATGTCGCACATATTTCACCATCTTTTAATAACTCAATAGTACCCGTCTTACTTCTGATTTCAAAATTTTTACTTAGTATTAAGGTTTCACTTTCTTTTTTTTGTGTGCATAAAACCTGATAAGCATCAACATCAAAAACATCCGAAGGTTGCTTAACAGCCTCACCCATTGACTTGATTGCTTGTGTTTTATCAGCTATTAATTTTTCTAACTTACTTATACCCTCAAGAACAGATGATTCATCTATTTTATACAATTCCGTATCCAGATTATTAACACGTTGTTTCAATAACGTATCCTTAAGCTGTTCTAATGTTTCAAGATTCTCATTAACACTTTTTAAAGTTAACGCATTAGATATATTTAGATTTGTATTTTCCTTAATCCTACCCTCTTCAAACGCTATTTTAGTTAATATATCAACAACACTGGTACTACCAAGGTTTGATTTTTCACGCCATTCTGAATATAATTTCTTAGCTATTTTCTCCTTCTCACGATAGAATTCAAGACCAATAAATCTGGTCAATAATCTACCCCTTTCTGTTGGTTTAGTTTTAATTAAATCATCAAGATTATCACCAGTAGTTAATATTGTAATTAAAAAATCCTCGTAGGTACCAACATAATTTTTAATGAGGTCATCAGTGAACTTTCTTTGTTCACCGTTTAATTGCTTGATACCTCCTTTGGGTAGAACTTGATAAAAATCAACCTCCGATTTACATGTATATTTACCTTTACTTTCTTTTCTGGATAGAACTCGTTTGATAATGTATTCATCACCTTCAATCTCAACCTTACCTTTTACAACAACAAGATCCTTATCTGTAAATTTATTAAAAATACCTTCCATTTTATCTGTTTTCGATGTTACACCGAAAAATAAAAATGATAACAAATCAACTGTAAGGGTACTTTTACCAGAGAAATTAGCTGGTTGCGATGTAATTGAGGTAATACCTGGCTTATCAATTTTAATAATATTCCCCTCACCATATGATAAGAAATTAGAAAACTCTATCTCCTTTATCTTAAAACTTTTGTAACGGTTAGTTTGATCTTTGAAATCAATCAATTCAGCCGATACTGTTTTATCCAATTTATTAAGATATTCTACGTTAATATCAATACCATTTTCAGTTAAATATTTACCAATTAATTTTTCTTGGTATTCACTATCAAGTACTAATTCAGATGCGTCAGCCTGAACATCCATACCCATATCGGATTTCTTATTAGCTATAGCCCTGAAAACTACCTTAACCTTATTTGTTTTATATTTATCCTGAAAATATTTTTCGATACGCTTCTCATTACTTTTAGTGTAGTTATCTAACGTATCCTCCCAATAAACCCTTATGTGATTATTTTCACTATATAATGCAGCTTCTTTATCAGTCATATAATTTGTCATCCGATACTTCTTTTTGTTTTGTTGGTGATATTACTTCGTTATTTACTTTATTTTGTTTTATACTTGGTTGGTACATACCGTATTTATCAATATTAAAGCCAGTTTGTAGAATCTTATTTAGATACCCATCCAAATCATCTATATTATTAAACCTACAATACTCTACTATTTCAGATAGTAATTTATTATCTATGTTAACCATTTATTAAAATTTCTTTATCATCTTCAATATCCTCAATATCAGATACTTTAAATGTTAAATACTTAACAGAATTCTCAATATCATGGAAATTAATGTCCATAGTTTCTAAATTTATTAGTGCATAACCATGTTCATTAATGTTCTCACCATAATTCTGTTGTATAAGACTACCAACCATGACAATTGGTTTGTTATTTTTATTTTTAAATATTTGGCGCTTATGTATATCGCCACATAATGTTAAATCACATTCATCAAACTTATCAATTTCAGCGCCATGCGCAAATGTAAAACCATTATCATTTACAGCACCAACAATCACGCCATGATATAAACCAATGTATTTACCTGGGTATGGTTTAAGATGCAAATTTAAAGGCGTTGCGTTATTATTATATATACTAAACACAGTCCATATAACATTCTCATCTTGATATAACCCACTCTCACGGTAATATTTGATATTTTCAAGCCCAAGATTATAAATAATGGGGGTTAAAGCATCCATTCTTTCCTTATTTTGTTCAACAATATCATGATTACCTGGAATAATAATCACTTTACCACAATTTTTAGAGCAAGCTTCGAGAAACCAAGATACTTCTTTCACCAATTCTGGTGTTAATACGTTCCTGGAATGAACAATATCACCCGCTATGACTAATCTATCGGGTTTTAAGCTCTTCATTTTATCTATGAAGTACTCACACACAGACCTAAACTCTAAATGCCTCTGATACGTCCTAAACTGGATATCAGCTATATGTACAATAGTTTTAATACTCATATTATAAACCTAATTTTAATTTGTAGTGTTGTATTATTAATTCAGCTTCTTTCTTCATATAAGGTACAGGAATCATTTTAAACATACTTATATTTCTATCCCAATAAAATAACCCACCTCGGTTAAACCTTTTACCCGTTTCTTTCTCATACATCAAACCATATATTGAAATTTGTAAACAATATGTTGTATATTGTGAATATACTAAATGATCCACAGGAAAATACAAATATTGTGAATACTCGTTATCGTAGTTAAATTTCTTGTTTGTTTTAAAATCCCACACATTAAACCTATCTTTATCAATATCTTCAATAATATCTGATGTACCAGCAATACCTAAAAGATCTGTAAAATCATATGACATCACTCGCTCAGGGTATAACGTCTTCGACCCAATTATCGATAACTTTTCATCACCACAACACTCTTTAAACGCTCTAATCACCGTCTTTTCAAAATTATCCCTTGGTACATATAGATGTTGAGGTGATAATAGAAATCTTTCTAATATTTCATGTAAAGCGGTTCCATATTCATTAGCTACTCTATTTATTTCTTTCCATTCAGCAAGTACCTCTTCAGCTGTTACACCCCTTCTTTCCGCAACTCTTTGGGCGTGAAAAACCTCATCAAACTTCTCTTTATATTCACCCAGTAATGTAGTTACCGATATAAATTTTTGGTCAGGTTTATTATCATTTACATATGTATGCGTTTCATGTATTAATTTAATCATTATTAATCTTTTAATCTCGTACTCTTTATTATTAATTTTTTTAATTCCTCCTTACCAAAATGTTGGTTATACAATGATAAATCATACCCATCAGGTAATTTATTTATTAAAACTTTCTTAAATAACCTACCAGAATTTAGTTTATGATATATTTTTTTAGCATCCTCCCACGCATCAGGATCTAATATAATAATAACGTAATTATTAGCACGTTTATATATCATATCATATATTAAATTATATAACTTTTTACCCAATAATGGTATACTATTACCGACAGGTATATGATCAAAACAACCCTCAACAAGAAATACAGGTTTATCCCAATCAATTAATTTCTCATTAAAAATTATACTTGTTTTATCAGTGGCTGAATTTAAATATTTAAATTTCTTAACTTTTGATGATATGGCTCTGGTAACAAAATAGTTTAACTCACCATTTGCATCATATGATGGTATAACCACCCTATACTGGTATAAACCTTCCAAACAATAACCTATGTTATATTTTTTAATATCTTCATCGGTAATTCCACGATTATAAAGATATTGGAATGCATATTTAAAAATACGCATATTTTGTCTACCACTTAATGGTATAAATTCAGGCGGTAATGTAAGTTTTTCTTTTATTGTAAATTCATTAGCCTCAGAATAATATTCTGATTCACCAAAACTTAAATCAAGATTTTTGAATCTTTTTAAAGTATCTCTATCTGAAAAATCTCTAAAAAGCTTATATAGAAATCCGTGTGTATCATGTGTTTCGCTACATGACCAACACTTAAAAACACCCAACTCATAATTTATCTCAAGGTTACCCTTACCATCGTATTGCACACCTTTTTCAGCTGAACAAACAGGACAATCAAATGAAATTTGAGCTTTACTTGAATAATGGTGACTTGGATCACCTAAAAAACTTTCAAGTAATTCAATTAAAGTATCGATTTTTTCTTGTAAAAGATAACTTAGCATGGTTATTAACCAAAACTAAGAAAAAAAAACAAGAAAACCAAATTAACAACCTTATTTAGTGTAATTATTTATTCGCATAAATGCCAAAGCAACACAATAAGCATCACTCGCATCAAACATTTCCTTTTTTAATTGATCTTTCTTATCTCTCAACCACTTAATATTAGGTTCCCTGGCAGCTACTTTTTCCCAAATAACCGTCTTTTTATCCACATCTTTAGGATACCCACCAAATAAGACAACCTTATCACCCTTGGCATTTGGTTGCATTAATTCAGGAAATGCATTTTTTCTGGCTTCATAAGTACTAATATACTCAGGGACAATACCTAATTTATCATAACATATTTTAGTAACCATGCCATTAAAACGTAAAAGAGTTCCAACCGTGTTTACGTTATTTGAACGTAAAAGAGGTTCCTCAATTACAATATGTTTAATATTCATGCCCACATATTTATCAATGAAGACCCCAAAAATATCAGCTTTCTTCATTAATTCTTCTGTCTTACTCTTTGGCTGTGGCATAGCTTTAGGTGATATATGCGTTAATTCTAATAGCTCACCACCAATCTCAATCAGTGATACACCAATGGTCTTCGTGGATACGTCCAATCCAAGTACTAAATCCTTCTTTGCAATATTTTTATTCATATAAATTATAAACGTATTTTAACGTTAAACGACACAACATCATACCAATATTTTGAAATTGGTTGTGTTGGTTTACATATAGCCAATAAATTACCATCAGCATCATGTATACCCAATTGCGTTATTATCACTGGGTTTAAATTTTGATTATTTGTTTTAAAAGATACATAATCAGCCGATGGATCAACATTCATAAGATCTTTAGCTGTATCATTTGTTGTTGTAAAAAACTCATCAGATGATGCTAAACACACAATATTCAATGACTTTTCGGAGTTATAACTCAAAAACTCAATATTTGGGTAATATGGGTGTGGTACACCTGTAGTACCAGTATAAACAAATTGCGTACTATCCCACTCAACCTGGTTAGAATCATTTCTCGTTATTAAGAAATTTGTTGTATTACCTGTATATGCTCTAACACCCGCACCTGAGCTGGTACTATGTCTATATAAATTAGTATTTAATGCAGCAACACCATAATTATCATATACTTTAACTGGTGCTGATAATGTACCACCTGTAGTAATGTGACCATTAAACGCATTTACATAAAATGAATCCACAATTTTAGGGTGTGTTATCACAACAAATCCCTTATCGAGAAACGCAACCCCAACACACCTATCATTTGTATTATTATATAAATTTTTAGACCTACTTGATGGATTAAAAGCTTTAATACCATCTATTACGTCAGCATGTCCATCATTCCAACTACCAGTTGGGTTTTCGCTCGGTTTACCGAACATATCACTAAATAATAACACCACGTTACTCTCATAATTCGATAATGCGGTACTTAAATCAGCTTTAGCTCCAAGATCCTTCATTGTTAAATCCTTCTCCGATAAAACAGCATCAAGATCATATACATTTAAACCCGACTTGTTATATGTACCATATAACTCAATTATTTGTGGCGCTACAGTATATGTTGGATATATACCCAAATACTGTTTAATTGTTGAAGCAGGTGTTGCACCTGTCCAATAAGGCATAAGTATCTTAATTGATTTACCATCGATTATTTCACCATATGTCTTTGGTGGTATTTCCATAATAAGGAACATATCATTAGGAACTGGTGTTTTGCTATAATCGGTAATAAATTCATATGAACCAATACTTTGCATAGCTGTATTATAATGTTCCCCAGTTGTACCTGTAACAGGATGTGTTAAGATATCATTTACTGATACACCACCAGGTAGGGTGGATGTGGTAATCTCATTCCAATAAAATGGAACACCATTTTTATAATATGTTGGGGTTTGTGACGAAGTTGGTGTAGTCGGGTAACCCCATTTAGTTCTTGAATATTTTAACAACTCAAGATCCGATACAGGTAAATTTAAACCCTTCAACGTATTTGCAAATATTGTATTTGTTGCTTTTCTTTCAACGAAACACATTGGTGCGCAGTTTTCTGTTGATCCCGTTAAACCATTTCTTGATGCAAATAAAAAATTATAACCTTCCTGTAAATCATATGGCACCATATCATTTACCACAACAGCAGCTTCAATCGGTTTCAATGTACTCAACGTTGATACTGGATTAACGTCATATTCTATGTAACCATAACAATCACCGCCAGCGTAAATATCTAATGAGAATTTATTATCTATATACTTTAAAGTAAAGAAATTACTATAATAATCGGTTTGTGAAATAGTTGTGGTATCACTATTATTTGTATAAGCCTGAAATAAAGCGCCGACAGTGTTAGTTGATAGTGTTGTAAGTTTAGTTGCTAAATTACTTCCACTTGGAACCTGAGTATGTGATACTAATACTGTCTGATTTAATGTTGGTAAGTATGTTGGCTGAGATTTTAAATAGAATGTAGCTAACCCATCACTTGTGTTATTTGTTACCCTTCTATAAAATGGAACCCTTACTTTTAATATATTATTCATATTTCGTTTTTTTATATTTAATTATCTTATAATTTCACTTGTAATTGTGACGTTTTTAGATAGTGAATAAACTGTATCGTTATAATCCCCAGTCAAATCATTCGTTACTTGTGTAAGTGATTGATTACCAAGATAATTAATATCTGCGTCAGATATTGAAAATAACGCAGGTACAAAACCTTGTTGTAATAACATCGTTCTACCAAGATCGGTTAAATAAACCGTCATTTCCCCGCCTGGGGATGGTGTGACACCAGGTAAATTATCTTGATTTATAAATCCCATTTTATTTAAATTTAATTATTTTATATTTTAATTAAAGCATTTTTATATAAATATCATCATTTTCGTTTTAGTTATGAAACGAAAGATAAAACAGTATATGGTGGCACAAAAGTACTACCACCCATACTCGGCGGTGTCAATAATTGGTTATATACGCTTGGTACATACCCCGTATTCACAACATTTACACTTATAACCAGATCAGTTTTAAGTAAATTAGGTATAATATTATCATTATTTGGATTACTATCGTATGTTTCCACTGAAAAATTGAAATCAAGTGTTCCAACATTCTTATTCGGAGCTACCAATGTCTTACCATAATATTGATTTACCAATTTACCTACGTTTGTAACAGAATATGAGGCGGCAAAAGGAATACTCTCAAATGGAGAAATTAATTTCCCTGTATTATTATAATACTCATTTAAATACCTAATAGTTAGATAACCAATTACTAACGATTTAGTTGCGGTGCCCCTGGTTACAGTTCTTTCAACGATTGACGAAGTTAATACAGGTGTTGTTGGTATATTATATGTCACCATATATACATCATACGTATATGAAGAATCTGAATTTGTTTCAATTTTGGTTACACCCAACTCTTTACTATCACTTTTTATATATGATGACCTAATAAACGCATTATTAAACTTTATGTTATTATAATAAACAATTTTACTGCTTTTATTCATTACATGGAAAACCCCTTCTTTAAAGTTAGTCCTCGATTTATCAACAGAAGCTATACTTACAGCTGGAATATTCATATAAAATTCTCCATTTGGTATATAGAAATCCAGCTGAGGTTCGATCACCTCAGTTTGGATTGTTGTTGTCATCGTATATGTTGGTGGTAATGTTGATGATGGTGGTAAAACTCCACCGCCACCCCCAAATGATATTCTTCTTGCCATTAGTATGTATATGTTGTTGTTACATAATCGTTATGGATAAATTTATTAGCTAACTTAGAATATTCAACTAATATTGTAAAATCCTTATTATTTAAACACCTATTCTGTGTAAAAAACTCACTTAAATCAAGACTCGCTTTAACCTTAAAATTATAACCATTTGGGCTGTTATTATAGGAATCAAAATCATCAACTATATTAAACACATAACGCGACCCACCATCACGAGCCGTATATTCTTTTTTAGAATAATTAATATTTACCTGAGTATCACCACTCGTTAAATAAACTAATTGAGCCTGTGGTAATAACGAACTACCAAACACACCAAAATCATCTAAACGTCTAAATATAATATCACTTGTAAATTGACTTGTGGCACCAGTTGTCCTGTATTGTTGTAAATCCGATAATGTCATTTTAAGTTTATTAGAACCTAACATAACATAAATTGAAAAATTTAAATTTTCAGATGTACCTGTTGGGTTATAATCAAGATTTTTACCCCCAACAAATCTAAAATAATACTCAAAACTAACATGATAATTTTCACCTAACACAAGTTCATCTTTTTTTATAATTTTACTATAGTTTACGTTATTAGTTGATTTTGTTTTAGCGTTTGACCCAACAAAACCCAAATCAGTTGTTAATGTCTTTTTCTGTATTTTTGAGTTTATTAACTGATACTTATTTAAATCCAAATTATCGATAGGAAATAAATCAAAATTTCTTATAAGATCATTCAAAGTTATCGTTAACGGATATTCAGTTCTCAAATAAAGACCATTTAAACCATTTAAATTAAATTGACGATACTCACCAATTTCCTTATAATTTGTTGTATCTAAACCAGTTATCGTATTTAAATCTGGATTATATAATATATAATCCCTCTGCGCAGCATCATTAATGCTGAATAAACCATGATTATGGTACTTATTATCCACAATACTACCACGATTACTTAATTGTGTGAAGACTTCCTTCAACCCATTAGTTGTTTTATTCGTATTAGTTATTGTTATAATGTTTTGATTGGTAAGATGCGGGTTAAACGTATCATCATTTAACACATTATAATTACTTTCAGTGTCAGATAAAGAAAAGTAATAAGCCTTGTCCTGTAAACCGCCATTAAAAAACGTTTCTCTCCCCTTATCGGTTAAATAAACGACAAACTCATTAGTATTTCCTGTAATTAGTCCCATTTTAAAAATCTATTGTTGCTTGCAACGATAATATATCCGAATTATATTTTCTCGTTATTGGTTGACTGAATTTACCTATTGCCACCATATCATCATCAGCATCGTAAATACCTACCTCAGTAAACGCAACCTTATCCTGGTTTACATTAAAAGTTGGGTTACTTGTTGATATAAATGTATTAGGTATTACATTAAAAGTAAATAAAGTTTTATATATAGTTGCCTTAATATCCGTATTAACATTTCCAAAGAAAAACACCTCATCACCAAAACTAAACTCTTCATTCGTAGCTATTGGTAGATCGACAATATCCCCTATATCATAATAATCCGTCAAACTACTATCAATCAAATCCTGATCAACATATACCTTTAAATTATTTATATTATTAGCAGTCATTAAATTTACGTTTGGTGTGCCACCGTAACCACTATTATCCAAATATAATAATGTTATTAACGCACCCCCAGCTGGTGCAAATGTTAATTGCACCCTTCTGTCAGCTGTTGTACCTGTCGTAAACACACCATAATTACTACTACTAACTAACATACCATTATAAAACACATAAACCGTATTGTTATTTGGTTGTTGTTCGAGTGTTAAACAAAAATTACCAGAACCATCTAAATATATACCATCAAGATATGTATTTGTTGGCGGTACTGAAACAGGTACGGTTAGTATTTGCTTAACAGTACTTGATGTATTTGTTTCACCGTACAAATAAGCAAATTGTATAATGTTTGATCCACCAACATATAATGGATTTATTTTAATTATTGGTGTCCCAAGGGTTGAACCAGTAACGTCAAGAGGGTAAACATAGTAATCACCGTCAACACCTATAGTCGCATCTGATGATGCTTCCTTAAGTAATAAACCGCTTGTAGAAGTTGTTGACCTGAAAACCAATATTTCACCTATAGGTAACTTATTTGTTGATAATACCGCTGTTGATGGCGATATATTAGTTTCCGTTTGTAGATAAAATCTATCCATAACCTCTGGTATTGGTGAAATACAGCCAGAACCGCCAACATATGGACTTATATTATATTTCTTCCAATCAGCTGGATCTGGGATACCACCGATTTCTGTTTTCTGCCATAATAAAAATACATTATCAAGACAAAACCCAAAACCATCAGTACCGTTAAAATCTCTTAAATAACCAAATTCACTATATGTTGGATCTGATGCTTTTTTAGGGAATTGAAATAGAATATCTTTAGCTTTCGTGAAATTATTAACAATTGTTTGATAACTCTCACATTGGATACCATTAATACCTTTAGTATTCATAAATTGATAGGTTATATGAATACATTCATTTGGTTGTAGCGAACCACCGAGATTAGCACCAGGACAATGCCCAATATCTACAAGTGAAATATCTGGTTTTGGTAACGTCCAATTCCTATTAGATTTGTATGATAGAGCTGTAATTAATTCAGCATCCTCTATAATTATAACCTTTTGATCAACCAAAACTTTACCAACCACCGTTGCCTCTGATTCCTGGTCAATTAAATCATAGTAAGCCACAGTTTCATCAATATATTTAAGTGTGGTATCACATACAAATGTATAACCGATTGAATCAGCTAAAGCTGTACCGCCAAATTGTTTTTTATGCCACATTAAATATGGTATCGTTAGCGTCAATGTGGTATCATAAAAACCTTCACCATAGAAGTTCTCAATAGTGTTATTGGTATAATGTATTATACCTATTTTATTTATTGTTTGTGTGTATCCAGTGGTTTCAATATTAGTTGTCAAACCCGTAACTATTGTATTAGGATTGACTGTGGTATAAACATTTGATAAATATTTATAATTTATTGCGGTACCTAAATAGTTCTTACCAACACTCTTGTTTTTATCTTTGTATTTTGTCAGATCCAACCCTACAATATCTCTTATATTAATAATATTCATATTCCAAACAGGAACATCAATAATATCCTTTTGACCAGGTATTGGTGTAAAATCAACTGAAGAATTTGACCAGTACGCTATTGGTGTTTCTTTATCATAATAATCAGCAATCGTGTTAGCACCTGGGTATATAAAACCTTTCACCAAACAATCTTCAGTGAAATTAGGTAATTTTCTATCTAAACCAAACGTTATTACCTGATTATTTGTTATATCCGACACATCCAAGCTTACAATACCATCAACAGATGTTATTATATACATTAAATACTGTATTGGGTATTCACCATCAATCTTCGGTGTCATATTTGTTGTATGACCCGTATAAAATCCATTCTGGAGTATCTTTAAAAATAAATAATCACCTATTTTTACATTAGTGGTGTAACCAGTACCAATCCTCGAACTGGTATATCCAGTACCACCAACAACATCCACATATTCTGTAGATCCTGTTGTTTCTACGTATTTAAGGTCAATAAAGGTTGTATTCGGGTCAATTTTACCCGATAAGTTATATAAGGTACAAAGTGTCGGTTCAAACACATCAGCCGTAGAACCACTGAAGAAACCCCTCGTTTTAGCACTGGCATGTACAACTTGCGGAAATGATGTTATCTGAGTAATTGGTTGCCTAAATGTAGTGCCATTACTCGGTACTGGTGATAATATATCGTGATTATTATCAACAGGTCTTAATATATTAGTTAATGGGACATTATCAGATGTGTAATCCATCTCACCGTCACCCAAACTGAAAGTTGAAAAGTTCAGTCCACCTGAACTTAAATTTCTCCTACCAGTATCAGTTAACTTAAGGTTAACCAACGGATTATTCTTTTTTATAATATAACTCATATTCTCTTTTTAATAAATATTCTTATTGTGTATTATTTTCAGCGCTTACGTTAATAACATTTCTAATTTGATACTGATTTGTATTAATACCTGTAGCCCCCTTAACTGAGAAATTAACTAATCTATTCTGCGTTATGTTAGAAAGAACAACTTTTCTGGTTTCTATCGAACCAACCCTACTAACCGTTGACGTTACAAATGTATTTGATATACCGTTATTTATAGTATCATATAATAATGTTGTATCAAGATATGCTGTATCATATGTCGTATGATTATTTGTTGTATCATATGTATATGTTATGGTTAATGTGGCATTTGGTTGTATACTTAATGTTGTATCAAACACCGAATTACTATTAACCGTCTTATTCCCGTTTAATTCCCCTGTATTGGTTGACCAGTTAACATCAACGGTTGATGCACCATATTGATTAACAACCAATCTCACATTATATGTACTCGCATTTAATACAGCTGTTTGTGTTGTATTTGCATAATATGCTGGACTAATTAAATCAATTTTCGACATATCTGTGTTGAATAGTATACCAAATATTATCGAAGCACTATGCCCACAAGGATCACTTATATTTAACTTACCTATAAATTCACCCGTTTTAGGGAATCCTACAAAATCTTTATCGTAGTAATAATCCAATATTATGTTATTACCTGATAACCTATATGCCACAGAACCGTATTGATTTACGTCACCCAACGTATCATCTTTAACGTCATAATACTTATCCAAACCACTTTTTAATTTTCCATCGATACTACTATTCACAACACCACCAATCGTTGTACCACTAAAATCCTTACTGGTAAAACCTGGTTTTAATAATAAATTATTCTTAAAGAAATATAAATCATTTTTTACCTCATCAGTTAAAGCATAATTATCAGACTCATAAACAGCCACTTTAGTTCTATCCTTTTTAAAATTAAATTTCTCAACCAAACAAAAATCCGATTTAGTCCATCCTGTAGGATTCTGGAATGGTAACAATGTTTGCACACTCGCAACATTACTTATATAACCATACAAAACACCACGTGAAACAGCGTATTTATATATTTGATATAACGAATTTTGGTCATATGTTCTCTCAAGTGAGAAATCTCTCGGACAATTTACATTACCACCGTAGCATAACCATTCAAATATTGGCGAGTAGTTATTATCAAAATGATCTGATAAGAACATACCATAATTAAAAGTTGTATAAAAATTAACCACAGAATATGATGATGTTGCCATGTATCTATTAATACCGTAATAATATTTATTCGCCACACCACCTGTAGTATACCCCGTAATTAAATCATTCGTTACACTACCCCAATGTGTAGTTCCAACAGTACCACCATTCATCAAATATTGTTTTGTGCCACCTGTTGGAGAATATACTGGATCTAAGAACGATAAAACGCGTGGTGTATATGTCCTATAATATCCAAGAACATTTGTCACACCGTCAACAGAATAAGCGTCTATGTATGTTGAAAACGCACTTGCGGTTGTACCAGAAAAATAAAATGGACTACCTACTGACGCACCAGGTCTAACCAATGTTGTACCAAGTATCTCCCACCCTAATCTCTCACCAACACTGTTGCTTGGTATTAAGTTAGGTAATCTCACAGCAACATTACTATTCCTAACAATAGATGTATGCGGCGATGATGTATGAATAAAATCAAATATATTAGCTGCGGTATCTACTGTATCTACTGTTGCCCCATCTACTGTTGCCCCAGTTGATAACCTCGTCCACAAAAGATTTGTTTCTAATGGTGATGAGTTTGTTAACGGATCTTTACGATAATGATTAGGTGCTGATGAATATGTTACCCTTAAATTCTTATAAAAATAACTATTATTAGATGAATCTGTACGTAACACAATATCATTTAACCCCCAATATCTATTATTTTGAGAACCGATTGTGGTACCAGTAAAATATGGTATTGGTTTATTATATATAAACCTGAACACATCATTTTTATATGTGATTAAATCCCCAAAGGATAAATTCAAAGTTGTACCAGTTTCATTATATTTAACAAATGTTTTATTAGTGTATGGGAAAATATTTGTTTGATTTATTTTATAATGAAAAATTCTCTCATAACCCCAAGGACTAAAGTTTTTAGGATCATAACGTGTAATTTCCTCAAAACATGAACGAGAACCATTTGGTAAATAAACATCATTTATCTGATAAGGTACCTCAGTTGTACCAGAAACTCTATAACAATGCTGTGGTGTTATATCTTCAACACACACATAAACCCTGTCAATATTAACAGTTTGAATACTATATGAACCATCCGAACCAACAACAACTTTCTTGTAATTACTAATGGTAAATTTAACCATATCATTAATATTATAATTTATAATATTTGGATTGAAGTATTCAACACTATCCAATATTTGTAAATATAATTCATTAGTATATACCTCATTTTCTAACTCATATGTAACACCACTTATAACTTTCCTTCTATTACTGTATATATTTTGAGGTTCAGCAAAATTCAATTTAGTATAATCAAGTATTCCAGAATTATATGCTTGGAATAATTGTGGGTTCATAGTATTACCAGTTGAAATTATTTGCGCATTCTTTGATGATTTAGAAGCTGCATAATACATTGTATTATTAACAGAAATATTTCTTCTACCAACTCTTTTCCCAATAATAATATTATTAGTAACTGACCCACGCTCATAGAATTCAGGTACATTACCAAGATAATATTCACTACCTATAACATTAACAGTAACTGGTTCACCATAAATACCCACACCAGGGGTTGTACCATATGGTGGCTTTTTAGTGATAATGTTAAAATCAAATGAAACCTTATCATATTTAATATCTTTATCATATACAGCTCTCTCAGTATCGGTTAATGTTGGTTCATTTATGAATTTCTTATAATAATCAGCATACAATTTATTGAATATAAGTGCTGGATCTGTTGATTGATTATATGTTAACCTCGATAAATTCGTAAAATAATGTTGTGTTTCTGGTAAATTATTACTTAAGATGTAATTGTCAACTGACACAATAGAGTCATCCACAGATGTACCTATTACAGCATCATATTTACCAACTAACGGTGCTATTGATAAACCATATTCTATATCCGTACCATGTTCCACTCTTCTACCTGTATTAAAGAACACTCTAAACCTACCATCTTCTGTTGGCGCATAAGCATCTCTTTCAGGTTCATTATAAACGTAATCAATAGTTTCATATCTTGATAATGTACAACCATTATCAATTGGTTCTACAACCAAATATACTTTTTGATTAGCGCTAAATGATGATTCGTATTGGTAATTAAACATACGATCCTCTGGATTATCATTACCTGAGAAAGTAAACTCCTGTTCATTAAACACAAACCCAGCTCCGTCAACTAATCTAACTTTAATTGTTTGTGGTGCGGTTAAAGTTGATTCAAAAAATAAAATCATCTCAAACTTCAGATACGAATTTGCTTTAACTAAATAATACCCTGGGTTACTCACTTTTAACGCAACACTTGTGGAATCCGCACTAAAATTAGTATTTAATGATTGTATTGATACATAATTTGCTTTATTTGGTATCAATTCTAATGTTTCATCTAAAGTCTGTATTAACGCTTCACTATCTTTTGGTACATAAAAAGGACCTACATTAGCTTCATTTACAGGGTAAAACCCATCAAAATTAAAGGTGAAGCTATCACTAATATATAAATTATTATTTAATATAGTATCATCAGCAACATATGTTGTTGATGGTGTAGATCCAGAAAAAACATATTTTAAATTAAATACCTTACTTAAGTTTATCGAATAAAAATTCTTAGTTGGGTCAAGATTAATTGTTGTTATATATGCTGGGTCAACATGCATCAATGGATCTGTCTTAGTTCTACCTGAGTAATTTTCAAACATATCACCTTGTAAATCAGTGCTAATTGTTGCACCTGTTGGTATCGCTGTTGTACCTGTAACAGTGGCACCAGTAATTAAATATGTTACACTTGGTGTTGATAAAAATTCGACAACATCCCCACTGTAATAAGTGACACCCGTTGTCCATAATTTTCTCTTCTTATATGGTACAGCCCACGCACCGTTACTACCAAAGACATAATTATCTGGTTCGGTTGATGATATATTTTTGGAAAAACCGTAATATCTTGGTTGTCTAATTATTCTGGTTGTACCATCTTCATCAATATATGAAGATATTGTTGGATAAACACTACTTGTCGAAGAATCGAATGTTGATAAATCTATCGTTCTACCTGAAAAATCATAAAAACACACGTGAGGTGGTGGTGGTGGACAATCAAAACGAATACCCAGATCAATATAAGCAAAACCCATACCAATTGATTTCATAATATATTCCCTTTCTATATTATTTGGTAATGGGTTATTAACACCATCACAATCAGGGAAGGTAATTGTTTTACTATCAGCATATCTTGGTATGTATGTATATAATGCCGTACCACTATATGTTAAATCTATCGCACCCGTTGAAACATGTTCATATATAAAACCAGCATCAACAGGATGCTGCATATATGTGGAACCAGAAATAACAATATCTGTAAGCGGTTTAATATCAGCAACAGTACTAAAGAACGTTGGGCTAAAACCAGCTGTTACACCATCTTGCATTGTTGTTAATGCTGCTACCGTATTTAACCTATATAATTCATTTTCATATATAACAAATACACCAAAACGTCTAAGTTTTGTATGATCTGAATTATTATATAGTAAACTCGTTGGTTCTGTCGCACCAGTTGGGCTTATTATATTACCACTATACCCAGTTACTGTATAATCGGTGTCTACCACCCAAGTATTTAAGCTATAGTCTTTATAACAAAACTCAGCATTTGAATAATGCACACCAAAATACTCATTAATTGTTGGGTCTATACCACTGGCTTTATTACCTGGTTTACCACTGATCTCAAACGTAATTGGGTTACCTTGAACAGACTGCTTATTCACACCAACATTTGTTGCACCATTAGTTTGACCCTGGTATGTTGGTTTTTTGGCTGTTGTTTGATATTCCGAACCTTCAGTACCTAACCAACTAACATCATTATTTAAACCATGTTTATAAACATATTTATTTTCAAGAAACGAATTATTTTTAATTTTCTTACCAGCGTTTATAATAGCAGTTGCTGGTGTAAATTGTTTAATTAACTTAACCCAATATGTATCAAATAAACCTAAAAATTCTAAAGCTTTAGAGTCAGAAACATAATCATTACTTAATCTAAGAAAATCATAATATATTTTTGTTAATGTTGGGTATGTAATAATAGTTTTTCTCGACTCCACACCAATGTAATTAGATATAACATCCCTCATAAATTGATTAAATGTTATACTATTTGGTTTAATAGTTGTTGTATAATTAGAATCGAGATTTGTATCAATATCAATATTATTAGACGCAAAATATTTATAAACCGTATGATCTATAATTTTGTCTGAAGAAATGTAAACCTCAAGATCCTTCGTATTAATAACCAACCTTGAGTCTTTTTCATAATAATACGTTGGGCGTGAATCGCTACCATTTTCTCTATAATGCGGTTCAGTATCATATACCCAAGATTTCTGATTATCCATAACCCTGTATAAATCAAAACCCCTCACCCCATTGAAATTCTTAAACGCATCAATGTATCTCTTACCAAAATCATAAGGGCCTATGTTATTATTGTTTTCAGTCAGATAACCACCATTTTCTTGATAAATAACATTTGAAGGTATTGTTGGGTATCCTTTTTCATCAAACGGATAAACACCCAATAATGCCACAGGATCTATAACATTAGATGTTTTATATATCTTATTTAACTTATCAATTGTATTAATAGGGTTAGAAGCGAGATAAACATATTCGTTTATTTCTATTATATAATCGGGTACACCAACTAATTTTAAAATAAAATCAATTGATTTCCTGGTACCTTTATTCTTAAATAAATAAAATGCATTAATAGCTATTCTTCTCCATAGCTCAATATCGAGTTCAGCTGGTGTAATATTATCACTAACTTTTACATCTTTAAAATTAAATAATGATTGTATAATAGTTTCCTGATCCTCAATTTCATATGTTTCAAGTCCAAGAGTATGCGCAAAATTCTTAACCAGAACATCAGGTATATTTTCAATTTTATCATATGATAAATTTGTCATATACGATAATCCATCAACATATTTTTTAACCTCATCGAAATATCTGCCGTATAAATCAAGTATTATACCAGCTTTTTTATCTTCGGTATCAAACTCCTTTAACGAGTCTGTTGTTAAGAACCTACTAATTAAATTAGTTTTATACGAATCATAATCATCCGTAATTGTATTTAATTGTGTTAAAAAATTATCAAATGTACTATCAAATAAATTGATGTTCACCTCATCAAGTACTGGGAAGAACAATGCTTGTTTAGTCATTGTCACATTACCATTATCATCAAATATCGGTGTTACAAATTCAGATTTGTAACCCTTAATTTCTGTATCATAATTTAGTAAAAATTTACTGAGTTCGCTTAATGAATCATTAAATTCACTATATTTTTCTTTTTTAGGTTTAATATAAAATAATACGTTAGCTTCACCCGCTAAATTCAATTTATCTAAGAATGGTTTACCAGATGTTGTTATCACCAAACCAGTTGTAACGTCCTGAATAGTTTGCGGTAATGTTACGCTCAGTATAGGATATTCTATACCATTATAATATATTACATAATCAGTATATGTTTTAGCAAAATTCCTTAATGGAGATAATGTTGGGTCATCCTCTAAATTCTCCGCACTACTTGTAAAATTAATATCAAATGGGTTAAATAAATTTGATATATTAACTTTGAACTTACATTTATCCTCTGGGTAGTTAACTATATTAACTATTGATGGGTTAAGTATTGAAATAGGCGATGCTTTTATACCACCTGGGTAACCTTTAGTTATCTCAATAATACAATTCTTCATTCTCTCTTTTAAAGAAGAGAACAAAACATAATTTTCCAACTTAGTTTTATCATATAATAACGTAGCTGTTAAACTTTTCTGAACCTTCCCGTTAATATATTCTATAAGTTGAGATGTGTTTAAATTAGCTGAAGTTTGAATTGACTCAGTTGTGTACCTGGCGGTTGGGTCTGGTTGTGTTATTAATATATTATTGGTATTTTTACCAATAACACTTTTACTTATACTAAAATTACCCAAAGTAAAAAACGGATCACCACCCTCTACCTCAGATTTGGCGTTAGCAAATTGTAAACCGACTAATTTATCACCAAATACATCACTACCGAATGCCGCTAATTTACCTTGTTGAATATAATACCTTAAAACCCTCTCATATTCAATATATGTTGCACACGGCACATACTTTGTTGCACCATTAATCACATATGTACGATAACCTGAACAACCAAGCTCTTTTGATCGAGCAATTGCTTCATTCGCAGTATCAAATAAATCACCCAATATCGGTGTACTACTAAAACTTAAATCAGCCATTATTGTACTATATTTGTAAAGGCTTTAGACGTATCAATATTTGTTCTTTTACGCCTCACCTCATATAATTTATTATTCAAACCATCCCTTATTTCAAATAAATCGTATTGAGCATAAATATTATTATTTTCATCATACAAGGTATAGATGCCGTCATCTATAGATTTTATTTGATTACCATATAGCGCTACAGCTAATGATTGCACATCATAATTCACCATTTCAACTTCCAAAATCTCTGGTGTGAAATTTGTATTAGTTATAATTACATTCTGATCCTTTCTACCGATAAAAGGTGTTGCTGTTGGTTTAAAACTTGGTGCTGAATTAGGTGTTACTGTACAAAATAACATATTACCCACGTTATTATAAACATATTTAATACTCTTTTGTGAACTATTAGGCGTGTTAACCTGAACAGGTTCAGCAATAAAAGATGATGTAATAATCCTATACAAATTTCTCTGTTTAGTACCATCATTATTTAAATATTCAATACGATAACCATCTAACCCATTATTAGTAAACTTACTAATAAATCCAGGTGGTACCGTATCACGATTAAACACCAACCCATAAATGTCTGGGAAAGTAGCCAATTGTGCGCAATCCTCGATTTTAACCCTAATTTGCGCTGGTCTAATATAAATAGTATAAAAACCTTTAGCTTTGAATGTTGAAACTGGAAGTGTTAAATTATATAACCCACCCAAAACTTCAACAGCCGTACCACCCAAATTAGCATTACTCATAACTGGTTTTATAACCTCAGTACCTGCAAATTTCGTAATTACCTGATTTTCGGTAGCATTTCTGGTTGCCGTATAAATTACGATAACCTCAATATCTATCGGATCAACATCCGCAGGTCTTTTTACACCATATACTCCTATTGACATAATTTTAAATTTTAAATTTTTATTGCGTGTTCTTAAAATTAAAGCCTTTGGTATTCATTTTATAATAACCAAGACCAATTTTAACTAATTCATTCAAGGTGCTAACATTTTTTAATCTTTTTACAGGTTCAAACGCATTATTTACACCCCTATCAATAAATACTTCATTAAGAATTTTAGGTTCCTCAACTAACCCTGGATACAAAATAATATTTGCTTTGTTAGTTTCCACATCAGATGATCGCCTATACATAAATTTAGTTCTTCCATCAGGAAAATCAATATACTTTATGGGATAATCAGTACCAACATATAACACATATTCCTTATAGGTTCCAATATTTAAAATCATTCCGTAAATATCTGTTCCATGAAGTAATATTTTTTTATGTGTTTTATAGGTATCATCAATTTCATGTTTTATAATATTTTCATATTTTCCAGCACTAATAACACTCTCATTTGCAACAGATGCTGATACAGAACCAAATCTATTTACTGATATTGAAGAACCACCAGAAATTGACCCCACATTGTTAGGTACAATCAATCTATCAATACTGTTCGCTGAAATGGGCGCATTAGCCATACTACTTCTCTCAACCTGATTTGCTAAAGTATTGTCATAATTACCTACTTTACTAACCACTTTACTATCAGAATACCCAAAATCAACAAATGAGGTAATTAAATCATTATATTTGCTGGTTGTATAACCTGTAACATAATAAAATAATTTCGCATCAAAATAATTTTTAATATATTCATATGTATCTTTTGGGGGTATAACCACAATGTTATCAACAATTGAAAGTGCGTTTACAGGTATTGATTGAATCTCCGTTGATGCTACCGCAGCACCATTGAAGATATTTTTACTATAATTTATAATTCTACGATTAGTAACCGATGGTACCGATACCACATTACTTGGTTCTGAAGACACCAATGCTGTTAAATTTGTTGTGGTTGATGCACTTTGAAGTGCGGTTTGGTTAAACCTATTTAAAATCTGCGATGATGTTGAACCGATAGCATTATTTAATTGTGTACTTAATAATTTTTCTAACCTATCAATAGCGCCTTGCTTTGCATCAACATACGATCCCGTTATCGAAACATTCGATTGTAAATTTACTAAAATACTGTAATCGTTATCGTTTATTAGAATTCGCATTTATATTTAATTTAATGTATATGTTATTGGTATTGTTATATTTTTGACATTTTTATGTTGATCCTCTAACTTAGCTTTTAAATTAGCTTTAATAATCATAGGTTCATGTATATCATAAATAATGTAATTATACATTTCACCCATTCTCAAAGATAAATTTATATCAACACCCTGACCAGGTGATAATATAGAACTTTTATTAATATTACATGTTGCGGTTAATGCGAGTAGATAATCCCTCATATTACCATAATTTTCCTGATATATTGTGTTATTAATATTCTCATTAAATGTCGTTGAATTTGCAAAAACACCAACGAATTTTTTATATTCATCCTGAAACCTTAAATGTGCATTCAATTTTTCAGGTCTTGGGTTACGATAGAATTCAACCTCTTTTGAGAGGTATTTAATAATATACTCAGGGTCGGCTAAATTTTTAGTAATCTGACCCTTTAAATAATTATCAACTTCAGTATTATTATTGTAATATAATACAACCAAAACAGGATCAGAATTTGAGTAAGCTTTTAATACATTAGCATAATCTTTTTTGGGGTCTATGTTTCTTATATATCGAGAATCTCGTTTCGGGTCACCTGTATTATAAATCCACGAATGACCATACATAACATTTAAATCATTCTTTGAAATTATTCTTTCATTTAAATCGTTATGGCGATTATAATCAACGTAATAAAAGTAATTATCTTGTATATAAGACCCAAAATTCTTAGAATCGGCAATATCAAATCCAGCACCAGCAATATGTTTATCAACTTGGAAATACATACTCGCAACTAAATTATGTGTAACAAAATTAAACATATCTGAATAACCACTAAAATTTTCACACAATATAGTTTTCTGTGACCCACCTAACTTATTACTCACATTATATGATGCACCATAAACCAAATTTTTAGGGTCACTGTCATGAATACCGCTGGCATATTTATAGTGATCGAGAGCGTTATTATCAACCGAAAAATCAGTAATTGACAATGATTTTATAACAACACTATCATTAATAGAATTGTTTCTAATATGTATAGTATCTATTAAGCGCTCATGAACATTAGCCGAAATTTCCTGGTTTGCATTATTAATAAATAATGTCTTTTTTGTTGCAGGTAATGTCTTTTTTATCGAAATCATAGTAGGTGTATAATATTTCGATAATATTAGTTCATTTAGTTGTGTATAATTATTATCTGTTGGGAATGTCCTTAGATATTTCACTATCTGATCCTTATCAACGTATTTCTTATCAAGATTATCGATAACGTTTATAGAATTTTTATTTACACTCACATTAAACTTATAGTTAGAATCAACTATAATTTCCTCTGATTCAACTAAAGGTATAGGTCTTTTATTTGGTACTATCTTACCAGCCCAGTAATCATCATAATATAACTGATATAAATCAAAATCATAACCCTCAATATTATGTACTTTATTTACCACATTATACTCATATATTTTATATGTTTTAGTATTATAATTTAAATTAAATAACAAATACTCATTATTATGATCAAAATTTGACGCTGATTGAATACATTTTTTACCGATATTGTTAATTGTTGATGGGATCAGTGGTATTTTAACACCCGATAATCCATCCCAAAAACTATACTTTATATATAATTTATTGATGTTGTACTGTTTAAGGAAGTATAACCCAAAACCATCAACACCCTCAGTTAAACTAAATGTTGGTCTTAGTTGTTTAACTTTATTCGCTGACTTCTCATAATACATATATCTATCATTCACCATGACAGGTATTCCACCCAATCTCTTTTGTGTTGCTGAATTGGGAGAATCATATATCTCCATTATTAAAAATGAATTATATAAAAATGGTTTATCACTAAATTTTCTCTGCTCATTTTTCCAATTATCAATTTTTTGTGAGAAAGGAAATGTAAAAGTATCGTAAAATAAAGGTAACCCAGATCTTAATGGTTGTATTTTATTAAGCTCTGAAACTGGATTAGTTACCGTAAATGGTTTATCCTGTAATAAACGCAAACTACTTTTATCTATCTGATATTCATTTTTTTGTAATATATTATTATTACTCTGTTTAAAATCGTACATTGAGATTTCACCTGGTCTACCATTTAAAATATGTGTGGCGGTACTCAAATAAGTTTTAAACTCAGGTTCAATGTTATTAATAATATCATTATTAAATTTCATATCCTTAAAGTTAAGGAAATATATAAAATAATTAACAGTTTTGGATACTGGTTTAAATTCAAATAATTCCGCATCAAAAATTTTATTAATCGCAACACCACCCGCTTTGGTTAATAAATTTTTATAATAGAAATCCGTATCTGATGATCTATCTTCACCAAATATATCTAAATTAATATTTAAATCTGTATTCCCTACAACCGTTGTTAACATCTGCTATCTTTGTATTTTGCGTATAAATTATTATTACCATTATCACCATTTTCATTTGTAGGGTCACCCACAATATCAGTTATAGAATTCAATTCAGTTATAATATTATATAGAATACCCTGGTTTAATAAATCAATATTATTAATGTCATTAAAATTCAACTTATATTTTAATGTCCTATTTTTCTCAATATTAACAAAAAAATTAATATTATTATAAACATAAAAAGCGTTATTCTGAAATGGGAAATCAACAACATCACCATTTTCATCTGATATACCAACATCAAAAATATCACGCCAAATATATGTTTCCTTTATCTTACTATAAGTAGCGTAATTTGGCATATCTTTCACATTATTACCATTCTCAATATATGATGATAAATGACGTAGTTTTAATTTAGTAAATGGGTTGTAATGGAATAAAACATCTTTATGTATAAATCTATGACTAATACCCGCTATCTCAGTTTCACGAAGATTTTCAGTACTATATTCGCATAAAGATATTATAAATTTATCACCCAACTTTGGCTTTTTTGTTGTTCCACTATTTGTAGATTGACTAATAACATTGAATCCATCACCATCATTAGTAAATTCAATTAACTTACTAAAACTATCTTCCACATTAGTAAATGAACCATTAGCTACCGAAGAATTCTTTATAATCGCCAAATAAACCTCATTTATTGGATACCCTAAATGATCTCTTAAATATGTACCGTCCAGATATTGATTAAAAACAAAATTTTTATTCCGTAAACCATACGGTGTTTGTGAAAAAGCACAATCATCTAATTCATCAAGAACAGCAATAACTTCACCTTCCTTCACATAGTATTCAAGAATTTCATTTTCAACTATTTTCCTTATATAATATTGCGGGGAAAATACCTTATGGGCACTTGGTCTTGACTGTACAAGGTTATCAACCTGTACCTTATCAAATGATCCAAAATCCACATTTCTTATACTTACAGGTACCTGCTTTAATGAATCAACTTTCGGCGTGTTTAAATTTAGACTAAACGATTTTGTTTTAACATATGTTGGTGAGGTCACTTTCGTATTACTAAACCCAGTCCCTTCACTAAGATTAGCTGCCGTATTCATCGTTGTATAAACAGTATCACCCCTTACAACATCTGAGTACGAATAATTCTCATTAATTGTTACCATATTACCCCTTACACTGGTTATGGTATATACGCCACTTCTTATATATGTATCATTTTCAGTTGCGGAATGTATATAAACTTTATCATTTATTGAAAATGTGTGACCAAGATATAAAATGAAACCCTTTCGATTATCGTTTAATGATGGTACTCTTCTCATCGCTGGTAAACCAGAACCAATATTATATGTAATATTATTCTTACCATTATGTAATTCCTTTACACCTTTCTTATTATCACGCTTAGTTGTATTTAAAAGAACTACAGACCAATTATTATTATTAAAATCAAGTATTGTACGATCAATATTAATCGGTATTAATTTATTTGTAATTAAATTCTTATCATATGCTGAATAATTTATAACTGGCGTTATTTTACCATATATCCTAAAATTATTAGAGCTTTGTTTTTCAACAACAAATTGTTTATCTTGACTAATATCAAGAAATAAACTACTTTCAGTTTCAACCATAGCTGGTTGTTCTAAAATTATTCTTGTTGATAGATTAACATTAGAATTTGCCGTACTTTTGTATTCCCCTAATACCTCTGTTAAATTACTCATCTTATTGTTTATATTTATAATAATTTTGGATATCGATTAATGAATTATTAGGTTCGAACCTACCAAAATAATAAAAATTATCCTTAAACATATTACCTTTATAATGATTCGGACTCCCCACAGGTGTACCAAAATAGTTAGAGTCACCTTTCATAAAAGAACTATAAACCTTATTAGCTATCAAATCATCTAATTCATCTGTAATATCATACACCGACACATCAATTAAATCCGTTAAGCTACCGTATGTAGTTGAACTCATAAAAGCACCAAATGTATATTGTGGATCAACTGCTTGTGTGTATGGATTCTGCACACCAAAAGAATTAGCTGTAGAACCTGGAGCATTCTTTAAATCTAAAGCTAATGGTGTTAAAGAAACTTGAGCTAAAGCTGTATTGTCGCCGTAATCCCATGTGGTTTTAGTGCCATATACATTTGAGCCATCTGAATTAATATAATCACCGCCAGCATACAAATCATCAAAAACACTACCAGCATTAATACCATGAACGCCCAAACCAATACCTAATATTTTTTCATATGTTTTAAGTGTGGTTGTATATGTTTTTGGTAATGTAATATCTTGTAAAGCGAGTAAATTTATAGGTCCGTATATATCAAAGTCTTTATCATATGTATCATAAACACTATTAGGTTGAAAAGCTAACCTTGGCATTAAAATTGAACCTATTATGCTAACACTATCAAGGTATTGAACATCTCTATAATCTATAGGATAATTCCAATAAATGTCAGGTGATACTTTATTTGGGTTTAGTTGTGGGAACCAAGATATATTACCACTACCACTAAGTACATTAACTTTACTATGTGTATTATATGTTGTTTTTATTGTATAAAATTTTCTTTTTTTATTAATTATATCATACTCAAAAACAGAATTACTAATATCTTCCCAACCACCCGTAGCTGGATCACCGAAAGGAGATGCTGGAACCCTAAAGCCAGGTAAAATATTATTACCATACCACCCCTGTGGGTTTCGTCTATTATACCATATTTCACTACTTTCATAAAATTCAAAAGTATAACAACCTTTCGTTGGTATACCCATGCTGGTATCAGTTGTTGGTACAAGATCACCAAATTCATTAGTAAAATAATAATCTGAATACATCGGTAATGATAATCTAAAAATACCATTATCACTTTCGGTTGAATAGACACCAACCCTTTTTCTACTTTTACCGTCAGTATCTAATTTATAAACCACAATTTTTGGTTGTTGGTATGGGTAAATATCACCAGTATTATACCCAACGGAGGCATCCTTAGCTAAAATCTCAGGTTGTTTATTAATCTGATAATCATAATTCCTATTAATTGTAAAACCACCACTTACAGAATCCAAATAACCAAAGAATACAGCTGTTGGTGCGTACTTATAATTAATTTTAAAATCACATCTGGTAATACCAACATCACAATTATTGCTGTCACCCCAAAAAGGCGAAACATTTATATTCTTAACCTGACTAAAGATATTAGGCATTGATGATATATCCAATTTAACTTTAACTTGGAAATCATTATTACCATAATATGTATAATCTGGTATTTTATTAGGGTCGACAGACTCTATCGTACCAGTTAAATTTAAAATAGAATCTAAAGAACTATTTACTGTTGATTGCTGAACCAAATCATTCGCTGTTAAATCAAATGACGTTGTATCAAATAAATCAAAATCCATTACAACATCATGCACCCCAAGCGGAACACCAAAAATCATATAATCACCAGCGTAATTTGTTGTTGTTGTATATTTATAATATTTTTCATATATTTCAACAGTTTGAGGATACTGTGAAAAATCACTCGTGTCGAAAAAATTACCAACAGCTCTATGGCTTGGGTTATTATTTCTTACTCTGGGTAATAAATTATACCTAACACCATTAGGAAATGTATCTGTAACCGATGTAAATGGATATAATTGCGTTATTTCTGGTCTATTAAGATCCTCTTCAGTTATCGGTACAAATACCGTAACCTTAGCATTCTCCACACCATACCCACTATTAAGTGCCACTCTACCAACAATAACACCAAAATCCGAACACATCCTTCTGTATGCTTCGGAATTAGTTATCTTTAAACTTAAAACATCAAGACTTTCGAACTCTTGATCTAATTTAACCCTTACAACCTTTTCAGCTGTATCGTTTAAATTTATTGGTACCCTTACATTACTCATATTATATTAATGTTCTAATTGGTGTTGAAGCGACTGGTATAACCACGATGTCAGTATTAGGATTTCTTAATTGTAGAATCTGATTTTCATCACAATTAATTACCCCAGATGATAAATCAATTTCACCCGTAACGGTATCAAACAAACTTTGATTTATTGTATTTTGTGAATAACCAACTGAAGTCTTATTAAATACCTTAATATATGTTATATTAAGAACACCCTGGATTGCACTTATTATTTTTATTAGATTGAATATGTAATAACTTTGACCCATTTGCCTTTTGGATGCTAAAAATTCGTTAGTAACCGATTGTATAATTTGGGTTATTGTTGATAACTGGCTATTCTGATCAATTAAAACAGAAATTTCAAACCCAAGATCAATCACTTCCCCTGGCGCTACAACAACATAGTCATTTATCATTCTGTATTCAGAGAGATATGTTGCAATATTCTCCATTATTACACTGGTCACCTGACTATCAAAAGCTCCGCTGGCACCCATTGTAATTGGATTTATCTCAATTTTATTCATATTTTGCCTTACACCAACTCTGGCAGGTGTACCAAATTTACTCGGCATACCTAACAATATCGCCTTATAATCATTCAAGGTTACCGCACGATCCTGAGCGGCAAAGTTATACGCTATGTAATTCCTTAATTCTTCAATAGATGGGGCTTCACCGCCACCAATTGCTGGTGTAATATTCGTTACTGTTAATGAGCCTTGCACAATAGCATTCAATGTTGTGTCAGGTCCGTTTAAAGCTATATTCATATAACCAAACGTATCTATTACGTTTGCACCAATATTTGTTGCCGTACCACCACCAACTCTGTATTTAATATACATTGTGGTATTCGTCAGCGGAGCTAAACCCAAACTGTTATTGTTTAGAAAACTATTAAGATTTATGCTATTACCAGACAAGAAACTGTCAAGTATATCGAATGATTGGTTTGTTTTTGAACCAAATGTTAGGGTACAGAAACCAGTTGGTGTAAACTCTCTTACAAATTTAAAATCAGTTTCTAACCATTGACCCTTATAATAACCATTTTCATCTGGTGGTACCGCAGTATCATAAACAAATACACTATTCTGAGCTAAAGAATTAACCTCATACCACCTATTGGTTTGAGAATTAAATTCACTATCAGTTGGGTTTTTCGTATAATTAGTACCATTTTTATAAATCACAGATTCAATAGCCAACACGTTATTTTCTGGTAAAGTAATCTTGTAAAAAGGAACTGGGGTAGAATTACCAAAAACTTGTGTATATATCCTGGTAGTACCAGCTGTTACAATACCCGTTTTAGTTATTGTATATGCTGTTAAAACCCCGTTATTGAATATTGGTGTTTTCGTCCTATCAAGTGACCCAGATGAATTATAATTACTACCAAAATCAACATCATAAAGTAATTCAAAATTTTGACCATTACCAATAACCTGAGTACCTGCACGTAAGACTGGTAAATATCTCTTATCCTCAGCATCGGCAAATACAGGTATTTGTGCGCTGAATTGACAAACCGCTATACTCGCAGATAACGTTGGTAATTTCAAACCATAGGTTTTAGCAATATTGTATAGTGATCTTCTTTCCTGAGCAAAATCTAATACAGTTTCCTGTAATGATCTATCAATATTAAAATGTAAGTTATCTGCCAAGGCTGCGCCAAGATCCAAAAATACCGACATTATTGATCCATCATTGAAGTTCTGAATAACCTCAGGATAATACTTATTTATGTAATCTATCTGTTCTTGTCTTAAAGTAGCGAAATCTCTACTTGAGTACGATATTGTATTTGTTGTTGCCATTATGTTAGAAAGTTAATGTTATATCATCCGATACCTGAAAGGTTCTCGAAGTTATTGTGTAATCTATTTTTACCGTAACCGTATGCTGTTTCTCATAATCATTAACATATTGTAAATTATTCATATATTGTGTTACATTTATATTATTGATTTTTAGGTTTGGTAAATAAGCTTCGCATGAGGTTTTTATCTCATTTTTTATTGCCGTAATTACTGTATCCGTTAGCGGTTCGAATATATATTGATATAAATTTGTTCCGAAATCAGGTAAAAAATACCTCGATCCTTTCCTCGTTAACAGTAAATGTATCAGATTTGACTTAATCTCCTTTTCTGGATATGTGGTCAAATCCAAGAAGTCACCATTGATGGAGTCCTTGAATGGGAAATTTATACCTAATGTTTTTTGTCTGAAATCCATGCCAAATATTTATTATAAATAGTAATCAAAATAAAAATATTGTAAATAAAAAACCACCCAGGATCACTGAGTGGTTCATATCTTGTTTATTTTAATAACTTATTTGACTTCACAACCAGCGGCACCGCCACTATGTTCAGTAACTAATTTACACATCTTGATGAAATGTTCCTGTGTGTAAATTCTCTTCATCATATTAATGTCTTTATGTACCCATTGAACATTACCTTCAATATAACCCTTATCATTATTAATTCTATCTAAAGACATAGTTAAATTATTATGTGAATTGTCTAATAATAAACCACTTAATAAACATTTTTTATTTTGTTTAATAAATAAATCATTAAGATAAACCATTGTTAAGTCGAACTCAATATTTCTAAATTTTGCATCTCTTTTTATTTTACTAAATACTTTACCAGGTAAACTATTGTAACCTCGCCAAGCTGGGTTATTTTCTTTTTTTAATGAATTACCACAAATTAAACATTTTGTTGATGTCCCTTTAATTAATGAATAACAAGATACTTTACTTATTTTTCCACATGAACATTTACATGTTACTTTAGCCTCTCGTTCAATTATAATGTTACCATCAATGATAACATATTCACCATATTTTTGACCAATATTAAATTTATTAACATATTTAGACGTATTTTTATATCCCATACTAATAAATATGTTGATATTTACTAAAAGTGCTGGTTTAAAAACCAGCACCATTTGTAAACTTACTTTATCTCACATCCACCACTCGAACAAGCTAACTCACCACTCAAATCTGTATTATCATCGTGTTCAATTATTTGACTTAAATCAATAGATGTTAAATGCTTTAATAAATTTTCATATTCTTCTTTTGTACAATCAGTAAAGGGAGCCTGTATATAAGAACCACCGTCATATGGTAATACGGATAAACCATTATAAAACTCTTTATTATTCCACATCCATTCACCAACATTTTCCCAATCACCATCCTTAATTGATATTGTAGCCGACACATTATGTGTGTTTTCACCCTTTCTATGACCACCTTTAATCCAATCTTTAGATATTTTCTTAACACGCTCCAATAAATCGATGGATGACTCAGTTCTGAGTATGGAATTAGTTGGCGCTTTTTGTGGTACGCTGATTACAGCTGTATCATGTGGTCTAAAATATTCATCTTCAATCAATTCTGGATGATATATTGATAAATATGTATATATAGCCTCATTTTTACCTACACGAAGTCTACGAACATAATAATCATTAAACCACGCATGGACACCTGAAGAAGTACCCAAAACTAAAGAACTTGTACCTGATGGTTTAACAGTTGTAGTTCTTGCAGCAACGTTAATACCTATTATACCAGCTACACGCTCATTTTCTTTTTTGACAATATTAGCCGCTTCCTTCATGTTGTAATTCAACACAACACCAGAACCTATACCTGTCATTCCAACCCCAATTAGAGCCTCCTTTTCGGTTGTTCTCTTCCATACTTCACGTATGTAGTGGAAGTTGGTATATCCAGCCTGTAAGGTACCTATAAATGCCGCAACCTTAACCCTCTCATTATAATCTTCTTGCGATTCAATATTTGAAACATTAACCTCACAAAGATTACAAAATTGATACGGTCTTAAAGCAATTTCGCAACATGGGTTTGTACCCCAATCTTTATCATTTGTAAAATAAATACCTGGTTCACCAGAACCTGAAAGTTCAATTCTCTTCCATAGATCATCAAAGAATTCTTTGGTAATTTTATGCCTCAATAATACAGCTGAATTATTCGACCTACCCCTTTGAGGGTTTGTTTCCCACCAGCTACCTGACTTACATGAAATCATTTCATCATCATCAGCCGAAAATAAAGATATTAATGCCGCTCTACGAATACCACCAGCAAGTACCGCATCAGCTATATAACAAACAATATCGTGAACTTCGATTGTGGATAATTTATCACCATCCTCTTTATTGTTCAATATTTTCTGAACATTATGTATACAATCCTTTAATGGTTGAGGGCCTGGAGCTTTACCACCAGATGTTATTAATCTTGCACCTTTAGGTCTGATATCAGAATAATCAAAATCAGGTGTAGATGATATTTCGCCAGTATATGACTTAATTAATATTTTAATTGCGTCAGCCCACCCCTCAATTGTGTCAGATATTAAAAATCTTCTCTTCCTATCTGGTTTTGGTTTCCTTATTTCAGGTAATTTCTCAACGTGGTGTTTTTGAACAGAATATCCAACGCCCGTACCACCTAATAAGAGGAACATAACCTCTGGAAAACATTCAATATGATCAATAGGTAAATAACAACAGTTATATATTCTATTTGGTGATATTTCAATCGGTTTCCCTCCGAATTGAAGTGACCTCATTGAAGGTAAAACCTTCCTATCATATACATATTGATAATTTTTTATTATTTCTTCCCGTAATTGTGGATATTGCTTGATATGCATATCCATATTCCTTGTTACCAAATCATGCCAACTCTCTCGTTTTTCCTTTTCTGGTAAAAATTTAGCGTACTTCATGTACACTGTAATGTCACTTAAAATTTTTTGTGATAAATCCATAAAATAGTTTCGTTTTAAAGATAAATATACCTAACTTAAACAAGTTTTATATTTATTTTTTTATGCTACGTTTGTTCCTTCTCTTTGATTCCTAATGTCCTTTAATTTTTCAGCCAATAATCGATCTCTATTATTCTTATCCTGTTCCTCAAAACCTTGTATGGATATGATATCCTCAGTATCAATTAACATTTTACCATTATCAAATAAGCAATTTTGGAAAATCATACCGTCATCACCCATACGATTTTTTAATATGGTTATAGTTGCCCTTTTACTCTCTTTTTGTTCGAGAGTCTTTCCCACACTCACAATAAGGTGTGCTATTTGTGCTTTTTTAAGATTTCCACCCATATTTTCAGTTTTAACAACCTCAACAGCGGTTGATGATCTATTACCTTGGGTAGCCACCCATCCAGCAACATTCATATCTGAAATCATAGTTTCGCACTGACGCATGATTTTACCTTCATTTGACCATTCTTCACTACCAGAAAATTCTTTTTCAGCTGATAAACAATCAAGATAATCAATAATAACAAGATCAATTTTATCACCTTTTGAGTTAATCCTCTTAATTAAATTTTTAATAACATTTACAGTGCAACCATCCGCAGATAATTTCATTATAAATAACTTACCAATACTCTCACTTGATGTTGCTATTTTAACTTTCTTTTTTACTTCATCTTTCCTTAATGATAATTCATTTAGTGGTATCTCAGTTAGTGAACAATAATGTTTACGTTGTACATCTCTCTTATTATCTTCAAAGAATATTTGTAATACGTTACGACCAGATTGGTATGCTGTACTTGCAATTTTTGTTAACATTGTTGTTTTACCAACCCCAAGAGGCGCTATTATTAACGCAAGTTCACCCTTAGCTAACCCACCATTGGTTATCTTATCAATACCCTTAATACCTGTCGGTATTGGCTCTCTATAATCATCCGATAACGCATCATCAATCTCATATTCAAGATCAATTGGTTCATCGATTTGTCTGAAATTCAAAGCCTTTTTTAAGGTTTCCTCAATCATATCAACGTCTTGAAGAATACCCTTATCCAATTTAGTTTTAATTTGATTAACAGCTGTTTTTAATGATTGCATTTTACAAAACCTCATCGCAGTTTCCTGTACATTTAGGTTATTGATTTTACATTTTTCGATATTATCGATTGTATCCAATAACTGTTGTTTAAATGTTTCAGTACCAGGTGAGGTTATATTCATATTAACCTCAGTCCTTAATGCTGGGAAATTTAATAAGCATTGATGCTGTGTATGGTATTCCTTTATTAGGTGTGCTATCTTTGCAAAAGCCTCGTTAGCAAAATATTGTTTATCAATAATATCTATAATTGTCAAACCAAATTTATGATCGGTAACGATTTCATTAAAAAGTTGTAATTGATAGTCAACCCCTAAATCACTTATTTTCGTTATCTTTTCAATCATACTGTTTGGTCTAATCTGTAATTTAAATATTCGAAATCAAGCGAATCAGTCTTAGAACATAAGACTTTTTGAGTGCTTGTAATAATTTTGTAAATAAACTCCCTTATATCCACACTATACCTAACGGATGTTGGGTAAATATTACCAGGGAATTCCCTATGAGCTATTTCACGACCATTCATTTTTATTGTGAACACAAACACATCATTATTGTTATTCTGATCGAATGATGGATTATCTTCAAATTTATCGGCATTAGCCGCCATAAAATCAAGAGTCTTATTCTTAAGTGCCTCAGTAATTAAATGTAAATTCTCATCAACAGTATATTTGAAATTAATACTGTTAACAGCTTTCGGGTTGAAACCAAAAACATTGAATAATCTCTGAACAATTATATGTTCATTTAATCTTAATGTGAACTCGAAGTTCTTATCTCTTTTGTCTTCCATAATATATGTATTATTTTTTAGTTTTAAAATAGTTTTGTTCTTTTTTTATAATAGTAATAAAAGTTGACCAAAAAACAAAATATTGATCATCGTAACTTGGTATATAATTTATTAAACTATCTTCTTTGATCATTTTCATAACTTTATCTATACCGCCCCTACCAGTTGGGTCAAGAGCCTCATTAACCATAAGATTAATAGTTTCCTTTAGGTCGTCTGTTACATTTGGGTTTTCAAGGCTAATTATTTTCTCCATAACAGCAAAATAATCGGTACCATATACACCCCACTTTGTCTTACCTTCAAGTATAGTTTCAAGTGCTTTAGTTTTCGGTTTTTCAGCTAATAATTCAGATGCTCTTTGTAAGACCCAATTACTATCTTTAACATCATCCCTTAATTCTGGGAATATTTTTAACACCGTTTCCTCACCAATACTTTGTAATCCAGATATATTATCAGCACTATCCCCAGCAATCATCTTTATTAATCCAACATTACCCCTATGATAATTGAAGAAACTTTTAAAGTTTTTATCCGTAATTATTACCTTCTTATCTAAGAGATATTGTTTAGTATCCTCACCTATTAACTGTAATAAGTCACGATCTGCGCTGAGTATTATTTTACTCTCATTAGGTGAATTCCTTACATAGTAAGCTATACCATCATCGGCTTCACAACCTGGTACCTCGACTTGTCGTATATACAATTCTTCCAGATATTGTTTTATTCTCATTCTCTGACGACCCAGATCGTATAGTTCATCTTCTGTATATTTTCCGTTTCTATTTTTCTTATAATAAGGGTAATAACCCTCACGATATTTCGTAGAATCTTCACCTTCCCAAAACACAACAACTTTAGTTATCCCGTATTCTGAATAAAAACGTTTTATTGTGTTAATAAAATGGTAAATGGTACCAACCCTACCGTTTTCAGTTTGTGTATTTTTGGTACCATGAAAACCAATTTTAAGTAGGTTTTCCCCATCTATTAATAAGCTATTGAGCTTAACTATTTTTGCTGGTGGTTTAATTATCATCGTAATCTATGGCTTCGATAACACCATCATTTCCCTGTTCAACAATATCAAGTTCCTCACCATCATCAGTCATTTGCATCCTACCAAGAATATAATCCATATGTTCTTTCTTATATTTTTCGATAGCCTCATTCCCTTCTTTATTTGCTGAACCACTTCTTCTATCCGTTGGTAAAAAACCGTGTGATGTAATAATTATATTAGAATCCTTATAACCCAACCCATTAATGTGGTTTTTATCAACTGTGATTTTAGATCTAACAGCTATATCAATAACTCTACCATTCTTTGAGGCTTGTACCTTTGAGATACCTGATTCAGCTTCATTACCAAAACGGAACACTAAAGTTGAGCATTGATAAAAAGCTTCACCGCCTTTAGGTTTAATCTTTGGTTGACCCATAGGGGTAGTTGGTCTTTGAACCCAAGGTAAATTACACACTACCAATCCAGCCCAATATTTAATTTCATTTCTCCTTGTTTTATTAATTCTCTGGTTAATACCCATGTTAATTTTCTCAGCAAGAACACCAGCTGTATGCTGTTTACCACCCTTACCTTCAAATGTCATCTTACATGGTACGGAACCCACAGAATCCCAGAAGAAACAAATATCTCTTGGTAGCAAGCCCTTTTCTTGATCGTCCAGTATCTTATTTATGAAGTCTGTTATTTGTTCAACATAATCAAATTTAGCTTCAAACATAAAATCACCATCCCAATTACCATCCTCATCTTGCTCACATTCAAAACCCATAAGTTTAGCGTGTTCAAATGACCATTTTTGTTCAGTTACAATGAATATTGGTAATATACCCTTTTTCTGTGCGTCAACAGCCGCAGCAATAAGTGCGGTTGTCTTACCAGCATTAGAGTGTCCAAGTAACATATTGATGTGACCCATCGCAGGACCTGGTAACCCAGACGCTTCTAAAAACGCCTCACCACAATCAAGAAATACGTCTTTTTTGAAGTTTACAGGTGTACTGTTTTTTTTCTTATAATCGCTTAAAGAAAATTCCTTTTTCTTAATACCTTTCTTTTCTACGGTACTTTCATCTGGTTTATTTTCCTCTTCCTTTTTTTTCTTAGAACCCTTTTTATTAAGTTCTTCGTTTTCAGACATGATATTACTCATAATAAATATTTTATATTTAAGTTAGTTTAAAAAGCCCCCTGGGTAGGGGGCTTTATATTATTTTTTTAATTAAAATGGAAGATCATCCATATTCATAACTTCAGCCTCTTCGAGATCAGCGTCAGCAACATGTTGTGTTGGAATATCAGATGGTGTTGAGTGTTGAGCAGGTGTACCAGAATTTACACTTTCATCATCAGATTGATGAACAAACTTCTTAAGTTCTGAACTCCATACAGGAGTACCATTTTCAGCAACAATTCTTAAGTATTCTACGGACTTCTTAGAATAAACGTCTTTCCAAGTCTTTGGGTCATTTAACCAAGTATCCATTTGTGCTTCATCATTAGATAATGGTGATGGATCTTCAACCTGAATGGAAGCAACTTTTGTGTATTCTTTATTCTTACCTTTAGACTTATCTTTCACAAGTGAAATAACAATATCCCTACCAGCGATTGGGTTCCATATAGCGCCAGCGCCACGTCCCTTAGTTTCGAGTCTTTTTATGATTGGTAATAATTTATCCATTATACCAGTTCCGTTTGTAACGTGATTAAACCTCCAGAATTTCACCCCTTCAGCTTCCTTACCTCTTTGTACACCTCTTACAATGTAATAATCGCCAGATCTATATTTTTTTGCATTATCCTGGTCAACTTTATCACCATTTCTTAAAATCTGATAAGCATCATTAAGTGGTGATTCCTCACCATCCTGTGCTGGATCATATAATTTTACGAAATTTTTACCTACTTTTAAGTTGTGGAACTTCTTAACAATGGCGAACTTCATAGGGTCTTCCTGACTTGGTAATATACGGAATATTACCTCTCCTTCGTTCACACCGTCAGGTAAATTAAGTGATAAATACTGCGTTAAATCGACAGTTTTCTTTGGTGTGTAATTTTTACTTTCCTTTGCTTTTGCGTAATCTGTTGAAACGTCTTCTGCGGCTTTGCCCCAATCTAAATTTTTGTAGTCTAACATATTGTTATAATTTTATACTACAATAGTAAACAACAATTACCTTAAAGTCAAGTTTTTTAAGAAAAATATTTTTAAAACATTGTTTTATTTATAGCATGTCCGAAAACAATTATACCAGGATTTTTTGTTAAAGTGGAAGCTCCAGCAGCACTTAGATATGTTGAACCTGTTGTTAATAATTTATATGAATTAACTGTTATTGATTGTATTGGCATTGAAACTATATTACCAGGTGGTATATCAAAAGTTATACCATTTACCGTAATGTTTATTGAATCTTCGCTATTACCCGAACCCATAAAACTATGTAATACTATAGTATAATTAGGGTTTTGAGTCGAACCACTTGCATGAGTATCAAAAAAACTATTATTTGTATCTGTATCACCATTGGTTAATGTTTGACCAGCGGTAAGTAATTGCATGAAATTCTCTCTCATTATATATTAAAAGTTTATACCTTCTCTTTTATCTTTATCGTCATCAATATTGAAACTTTTTTTAATTTCATTTGGGTCATAATTCGACATTAGATTATCCATCATTGATAACTTATTAGGTTTCTTTTCCATTGCTGTTTGATTCTTATAACCAACACCTTCTAAATAATCACTATCAGTTACACTGTAAGGGTATGATTTATCGGCTAAAGCCCTTCTTCTTTCAGCTTCGGTTGGTGGACGCATTAACTCAATTTGTTTTTCAATTTGACCCATCTGGTTTATAATTGAATCCATTTTCATTAATTTAGTATCAACATCACCCAATCTATCATAAACCATTTGAAGCCTATTTAAAGCCCTTTCTGTCTGTTTTAATACGTTTTGTGTATCTTGTACCAAAGAAGTTACATCGATCTCCACATCACCACCAGGATTACCACCCATTGCATTAGGATCACCTATCTGGTCTACAGGTGCCGCATCAGTACCCATTGCTGGGTCAACTGGAGCAGCCGCTGCATTAGGATCAGCTGGTTGAGCCTGGTCTTGCGCACCAATAACTTCACCTGGCTGTGCTGTTGCTATTTGATTAGCAACATCGTCAGTACCACCCATTGCTGGATCTGTTGTTACATCACCTGGTTGATTTTGTGGCGGCATACCAGAATCATCAACTGGAGCCTCATCCTCAGCCTCATTATAAAAGCTATAAACCGTTTCATTAATAGTATTATCATTATATGACATAATACTTCTATATCGGTTTATTTCATTCTCCAATAAAGTATTCGACCTTTTATTGCTCATATGTTATAAAATTTAAATATATGTTAAACATATATATTTAATTATCTTAAGTAGTTTCTCGTGCTATTACTTACAGGTAATTCTTCCCTTAAAAGTTCACGACCATCTTCAACCACTAATTTCTTCTCAATCATCGTCTTTTCAATCAAACCATCCTTTGTTTTGATGAAACATTTACCAGTGTTTGGGTCACAAACTTCCTGACCTATACCGATAAAGTTATTTAAATTTGCGTTTAAATCGTTCATAATATGTATTATTTAATATAAATAGTTTTATTTTTTGTAAAGTTAAGCTAAAGTATTCACATAATTCTTAAAAGCTGTAACATCTATAACCTTCCTCCCATTAATTAATCTTTTACTATTTTTAGCGATAACCTCATTATTTTCAGCTATCTTGAATGCACTCTTACTATCATTTATCGGTGCTGTCAACGAACCTAAAATATAATCATCTGGTTTACCAATTAATACTGGATAAAACACAGCGGAATATATATCATATATGGTTTTTCGTTCATTATTTTTTAAAGTCGATTTCAAATATTTCTCTACATATTCTAATTGTTTGATTGGTGTCATCTCATATAAATCCTTTGTTGTTGTACCTAATTTTATTGCAGTACTTTCTAAAAACTGTATATAACCTGTGGCGGTACTTGCTCGATTTGTTGTATATGGTATATCTTTACCACCATCACCATATTGCGCTTTAGACCTAATACCACTTTCTGCATATATAACACGAACAAGATCTAATTCATCAACGCCAAGATTAGTAGATATTTGTTTCATTTTATCACCAAAACCAATATTCGTTTCTTTAACAATATTATATCTATCCAAAACCCTTTGTTTAATTGGTGTTTTAGTTGTTATTAATTCTGTTGGCGTATAACCACCTAATAAAGACTCATTTGATTGTATATCAATACCATAATCATCTGGAGTTACGCTGGAATCATTAACATAACCAAAGAAAGATATACCCAAAATTTTGTCAAAACAACCCAAGTATATATTATTAATATTCTTACTATTAACATTCAACCCTGGCACAGCAAATGTATTTAAATATTGATACTCTTTAATATTATTATAATTATTAACATTTACGTTGTATATATTATCCTCAGCTTTAGGGTCTGTTGCTATATATTTCATATATATGATATCATAAGCCCTCCAGAAATTTGAAAAATCACTTGTTTGTGTGTCAGTAAAATTAATTTTTGGTGCCGTATTTGTCTTTGTATTAAATACACCGTCACCACCTGTATTATATTTACCATTTATATCCGTAATAATTAATTTTTGAGTAACCAACGAAGTTGGTTTTAAAACATTAATAACATCATCAATCGATTTCGCCTCTGTTAAAGCTGTTAATGTTTTCCATATTGGTTTTTCTGGGTTAACTGGATATTCATTATATAATTCACTTAAAGAGTGTTCTTTATTCGTGTCAAAATATAGTTCATTTTCAAATGATAATGAATTAGCTCTCAAATTCAATGCCATATCAACCATATACGTTATAATAATATTTGGCTTAACAGGTTTATTTCCGTATTCCAAATAAGCGAAGCGCTTTGCACGATTATATAAAACCATTAACACCATTTTATAAATCTCAGTATTAGCTGGAAAATACTTACTTAAGAATGAATATAGTATTTGATTACCCTGAAATTCACCCATAGTATATGATTTTTGACTCATTTGATAAAATGTACCATAAGGGTTACTTACAGTGTTTCTTCTATTTTGTTTAATAGTTCCAACAGTATAATCATTATCAGTATCCGATGCCTTGGTTGTTGTTATTTTTGCTATAGTATCAGCTATCTGCCTAATAATATCAGATTTATTAGTTGTTTTATTAGCTATTGGTTGTCTGGTACCTTTAAATGTGGTTACCATATTATTTGGTGTAACATTATGTTCAACATTAGTTATCCAATAACTACCATCAAATAATGGAACATCTTTCAAATAGAAATATGTTAATGGTTGTATCATAGCGTTACCCATTGATTGTACTTGGCAAGTATATGATCTGGTTTCCATTAATGAATATAAATTACCCGAAGCCACAGTCTGTATACCCTTCGCATCTTTATTAACGAGATTAATAAAAGCATTAATTGATTCCTCTGTATTAGCGAATTGACTCGTATCCAATTTAACATTACTAAACATGCTTTGATTTTTGTTACCAAAATCCACAACAAATGAAGTTACATTACCATTTTTAACATCACTTGGAATTGTGTGTACTTCAGTCAAACCAAAAGGTTGTCTGGTTGTATCAATATCTAACGGGAATGAGTTCATTAAACTAAGATTTGATGAACCATTCAGCTTTTTTTCAAAAGATGATGTGTGATTTATCCACTGTAAAATAAATGATGGGTTTGAGTCAACTCTTTCAGTATTAGAATGCACACCAAATAAATTATCAGCGTATTTATCTATATTATTATTAACGTCAGAAAAAGGTGATAAATAGTCAACATAACTGTTCATCGGATGTAATAAAAAGTCATTCTTAGTAGCTATATCACTAAATAAACTATATACCGACTTATTAGTAATTTCACTATTAACAACATTGTTATTATGATTATCAATACTATTAAATTTAAGTTCCAAACTATCACCTAAACTAAGCACATCAATTAATATATCACCACCGATATCTCTATTACCTCTATCAACAATGTTAACATATTCTATCAAATGTTTAGGCATTTTACTATCAAAAATACTCGTAACGGAATCACCAACGTTTTGAGGGTCATTTATATCACCATCTTTAAATAAAAAGTTATAAAATAACGACCCATTATTGACGTCCAATTCTGAATTAACATTTACATCAATATAATCCTGTGGATATGTATGAATTGTTTTAGGTTGATATGATATATATTTATCATATAAGTTTTTTATATTATAATATGTTTTACCTTTTAATTCATCAACAGAATCCTTTATATGTAATTTACTTATAAGTGAATTAGGATCTTTAGGATCAAGTTTTGTTAAACCCTCTAATCTAACTTTTATAGCGTCAAGGTGGTTATTAACACCCATTATATTTTGATCGTAAAAATCCCCAACAAATTTCACTAAATATTCAGATATTTGTTTATCCAACTCTTTATTTGATAACACATTAAGATTAAATAAATATTTAATAACAGCACCTAATTGATCGTTGTTTTGTATCTCAAAATCAATAGCTTTTACTATTGACTGTAATTCTGTTGGCGCTTTTGATTTGTTATTATTTAACAAATATCTCATTAAATCAGTTATAAGGTTATATAATAATATAACATTATTTTCGGTAACTTCAATATTTAAGAAAAAGAATAAATTAACGATCAATCTTGAATATGAATATGTTATATCGGGATCATCTCCATCATAAAAATACTTAATAATTAATGGTTTATCAGCATTAACTGATTGTGTTTTATAGGATGATATTAACTTGTCACCGAAAATTAATTTTCGTGTATAATATTTTAAATATTTAGCCTCAACCAACTTACCTTTAATATCTGGTACAAACATAACATCTGGTCTAAATATGAAATTATCATAATATAATTGTTTGGTATTATCACCAGGAACAGCTATTGACCCAACAGTACTATAATTGTTTATTGGTAATTTCTGAGAAGCAAAATCTTTAAATACTTTACCATGTCTATTATATTGCGCTTGAGTTAGAATAGCATTAATTTTGGCACTAATACCGTATTGATCACAGAAATAATAATTATAACTTGAATAACCGAGTAATAAATACATGGAATCCTCAACCGTTATAGGTGAATCAAGAGTTATTGGTGTTATGTCTGGATCACTTATAGTACCAATACCTTTCATTAAGGTTTCAAATGTGTGATTATCATTATGTGTAATACCATAACATTGTGCTGAAGTTGCAAATTCCAGAAAAACATTCTCAAATGCGTTAAATTTTTCAATATCAATGATACTATACAAATCATATAACCTTAATCTATTTTGGTCTTCCCATATTGTTAAATCGGTATAACCAGAACTCTTTCTGTAAGGTTCTGTGAAATAATTATTCTTATCAAAATTTGTTGATAGTGTTGAAATTAAAGAATCGTTTGTTTTTTCGTTATGATTATTTTTATTAATATTATCTAATGTTGCAAACTGTAATCCACCATGCGCCGTATCATACCAAAATAACCTTGTAGCATTCTCAATAACAGATCTGTTATCAAATGAAAGTTTATACTTATCATCACTATATAAATAAACCCTATCAGTTATATGTGTTGTTAAACCTTCAGGTTTGTTCAGAATCCCACGAGTATTTGATCTACCTCTAAAATCTATTTCTTTCGGAGTATAATTTAAAGGTAAATATTCGTTAATTTGTTTATTTCTCCTTAACGGTGTTACACTTGAAGCAAATTCCTTTTTATTAAAAATATTCCTATCCAATAAAACAGAATCTTTCGGTATTATATTGTTTGGGTAAAATACACCCCCAGCTGATGGGTATAATAACACCATAAATGGATCTTGTGTACTCGAAAATTCACTTTCATTGTGATATTTTTTTTCAATATCCCAGAACTTTAAAATAAATTTAATTAAATAATCTATCTCTGACGATTCGGTTATACCATTAAAAAAATTATGATTTAAAACATCTAAAAACAACTTATTCACCTCATCAAATATTACATTAATTTGACTCAACACCCCAGCGCCAGGTAAACTCAAAGTACTGATATTCTCAACCCTATTAAAAAAATTAGCAAATACAAGATAGGTAAAATAACTTATCTTAAATGATTTGGTGTCATTCACCTTAACCTTAGCAGTAAAATTAAATTTACCGTTAAATTTCTGATTAATTGTAGTTATTGTTGTTTTAATACCATTTTCACTAAATCTACCATATAGATAACCAGTTTTTAACTTACTATAAGCCAAAAACATATTATATAGATCATTTTCACTAAGACCATCAAAGACATTAGAAGAAACGAAATTGTTTATTTCGTCCAAAGTTAATTTAGTAAACCCATACTTATTTTTAAGTATTGTATAATGACCCATGAAGTTAATACCACCACCATATGTCTTAAATGATTTTACAAATCCGTTTTTAGCACCATATATATGAAAAACCTCAGTTGTGTCATCAATTCTAACTTGATTTTTAACAGCTTGGTTATCCACCATAAAGTTATGGTAATCATTCATATATTTCGAATAAGTACCGTAACCGAATTTCGGTATAAAATTACCAACATTAACTGAGGACTCCCTATATATCTTATCGGTAATTATAGGTACCGATTGTAATAATATATTACCAGTTTTAGTACTTTCAGCCCCATATATTGGTGCCAAAGTACCGTTAATTTTTAAATCAAATGATTCACTACCATCTAATTCATTAGGATAGTTGTACCAATCACCAATTAATCTGTTGTTTTCTGAATTTTTATGAAAATGATGTAACCCACCCAAATATAAAATAAGTGAATATGGTAAATCTGATATACCAACACCCGACTTAAATAAAACCGCTAACCTATCCTTATCAATTGTGGAAGTATTAATATCCTTAACATATAGGGATGAAAGTAAATAAAACGCCGATTCTTTAAAATTACCAAGATCACCTGTAGTTGTACTATTAATACCAACAGATAAACCCTTAGAAAAATTAATATTATTTATCGGGGTTACAATACTCGTTTTTTTAACTTCCGAATTTTTTTCTGGTTTACCATCTTGTTGTATAAACGAATATAATGATTTCTGATATGTATCAAAAGCCGAATAATCCACTTTATCAAGTGAATTAAATATGTCATTATTTTTCACATATTCATTTAATATGTTACTAAGGTTTTTATCAGCCATTATTAAAAATTATATATATCTTTGTAGTTAAAATTGTTCTGTTCGCTATTAGTTGTACTATTAAATCCTATAAGTTTATTTAATAAATCTGGATCATCAATAGTATATGTAAGAGTTGGTAATAATCTCTCGTAATTCTTCAGTAATCTATCTACTTTATAATTATTAACATTAAAGTTTTTATTTTGATTACGTATAATTTTATTATTTGCTGTACCAAAAATATAACCAGATTTATCAATTTCACTATTATTTACATATTTAACAGTATCTAATGCATTAAAATTATTTTGAATATCTGAAGGTACGAAATAATTCTTTTGTTTGTCAAATGTTCTTAGGTTAAATATTGGTGATACCGTATTGTCATTATATGTTAACTGTGAATTTTCAGGATTTAATAACCCTAATAGCTTACTATTTAAAGCATATTTACTAAAGAATTTTTTTCTATTATTTATAGCACCTTTAAGTGCGGTTTCCGTATAATTATTTTGCAATATTACCGCTGACTCACCATCAATAACTTTTAATAACCCAGATACATCAACCGTAGTACCATTTTCAATATCTTTTTTAATATCATTATAATGATCAGACAAGGAACCTTTAATTAAATTCTTTAATTCGATTGCTGTTTTATATTTTAATTCATCCGTTAATTTTGAAAATATTGTTGTATTAAATATGTCAAATTCAAAATTACCGTTAGCTTTCATTATTTCATTAAAATCATGACCAGCAAACCATTTGAATATATTTCCAGAATATATGTAATTCAATTGAAATGTTCGTATCATATTACCCATAAAGTCAAGGTGATCTTGAGTATCTTTATTATAATATTCTATATTATTACCAACATAAAAATTGGTTGATAGCGCCGCTGGAATATCACCATGCTTCGGTTTATCTTCAGGTGGCGTTAGTCTTGTTTTTAAATAACTTACAGCATTATAAATCTCATCAACAAACCTAACCTCAGCCCAAGAGTCATTTTGTTTAAAACCACCAGGGTATGATTTTTGAAATAGGTTATTATCTGATGTAGTATCTGGTTCTTTGTAAAAGAAGTTCGGGTATGGGGAATATTTCTCAACACCGTTACTTTTTATGTATTCACCATCCTTACGCTGGTTACTTAATCTATAATTTACATCATTATTTATCTCATATAACGCCTTTTTACCTGAAATATTTAATAATATTAAAAATGTTTGTATATTATTAAATAATATTCTAAACACATTATACGTGTTAGGTTGAAAACCCAATTTATTACCTAAAATCGTTAATTCCGTATCAACAACATTAGCATTTAATTCACTTTTTTCCTTATTAATTTGATCTATCAATTTTTGAAATGTATCAGCAAAACTTTGTATGTTTTTATAAAAAAAATCAATTGTTTTAGTTGATCCAAGGAAAGATTGAACGTTACTTTTATTAGGTAACACATTTTTTATGTTTGATTGAACTCGTGCATCTGATATACCACTAATCGCCTGGTCAATCTCATATAAACTATTATATAGTGTTGTATAATCCTTAGCCCCACTATTACTATTATTCTGTATAATAATATCGTAATTAATATTTAATAATATTTTTGTGGCATCAAGACTTAATATGGTTTCATTATTTTTTACAACAGAATCATCACTTAATAACGTATCCGCATTTAATTTATTTTTAATTAGGTGTAAATCTAATATTGTTGGGTTATCATTTATTATATATTTACTACGTTGTGTTAAATCGGTAAATTTTTTTGTGAAATAATCATTCTGAGCAGCATATAGTTTTTTAAGTATTTCCATACCAAGGTATGAACCATCTTTCTTCTGAAACATATATGGTGCTACATAAGCATAAATTAATAAAAAAGAATTATATATTGAGAATGTTCTTGACACAAACTCAGCTGATATCTTATAATTACCCGTTTCAGGGTCAAATCGTGTATTCGATTTAAGTAAAATTAATGGATAATCAACTGTCTTACCATAAAACCCTTTTAAACTTAAAATGAATGTTGGGTATGGGAAGGTATAAAATAGATTATATGGATTATTGGGGTCGTGACCTCTTTCAAAAAGTGTTTTACCCCTAACATCCGTAAATTCAATTTTTATCATTGAATTCATTGATGGGTTCTGAGATATATTAATTGAATCGATACCAAAGGTTTCTGGGTCAACCATAGAATCTCCGCTATTATAATTTGTTGTACCGTCATCAATAAATTGGAATGATTTAGCTGTAAAATAATCAGTATAATCTGTTGTTAATTTACCTTTATTAGTATTTACACCCTCAACAATTGATTTAATTGGGTTCATCATATTAACCCTAATACCACCAACATTTATAACATTATCGTTTTTATCCGATGAATCCTTAAAAATAGCAGTTGATGGTTGTTTATAAACCTTAAGATTGGCATACATAACCATATCTTCTTGATTTACATACCTATCAGTAATAATATTCGTGGCGGGATCTCTTACCTTATTTGGGTTGATGACGATAACACCTTTGTTTCTATCTGAATCACCTAAACTCGTATTTTGAAATTTCGTTACTAATATATTTTCATTTACAGTTGATAAATTATTCGCCATAATAACTTAATATTTTTTTTACCGCCGATTTATAATCAGACATACTTAAATTAAGTGGGAATGGAACCCTCAATGATGCGTTATCTGGTATATTCCACTCTAAACCACCATATTCAGGATTTGCAGCAAGTATAAGAAACCCAAAATAAGGTGTACCATATTTATCCTGACTTATCTTATCCAACCTTGACCTATTACGTTTATATACAACAAATTTATCGGTTAATTTCTCAGGTATCTTCACGAAAGGTACCGTAACCGCATTATTGTTTATTGTAAACTGCGCATATCTGTTATAATAATCACTCATATATTCAATTTAATATAAATACAACTTAGTGGAAAATAAATACTTTATCATTAATTAACAACCCTATATTTATTATATATTAAAATATTATTATTTGTTTGCTCTATATTTTTAGCAACTCTCATTTTTAATGTGTATTCACTATCACCACCTTTCAATAAGGATGCTGATGATAATTTAACCGTTCCAGCCACTGGTACATTCTGATTAGCTACTGTGTTAAACGATGTGTTAAGATAATCTGTTAATGGTGAATAAACATTAGTCTTATGTATTTTAATTAAATCATCGTACAATGTATTAATTTTTGTTACATATTTATTTATTTGTTCAAAAAAGTTAGTTAATGTTGTTTGTATAACTGAAGTTTTTCTACTAATTTCCCTACTATTACCAGTTATAGTCTTACTCATCTGATCCATAATAGCTTTAATATGTACATCTTTGTTAGCGTATAATTTTTCAAAAAATTCTAACATTACAGCTTCAGATAATGAACTCATAGCAACCTTGGTACCTTTTAACGTATTTAATTTAGCTTGTACACTCGTATCAGGTGATGGTGTTGAGCAATTATAAGTTGTCCATATATTATCAATAAATTTGTCAGTAAATGAAACACTATAATCCACACCATCCATTAAAAATAATGTGGCATCGCTATAATTTGTATCAGTTGTTGTACCAGTAACAGTAAAATAATTAAACTCATAAACACCGCTCGAATTTTTAGGGAACATTATTTTATATAATAGTTCTTGTTCATCGCTTGTATATGTGGATAATTTAGATTTAACTTTTGTCTTAAAATTAAGATCATCCCTTTCTACCCAACTAATAGTATAGTTATCAATATTATCGTTAGCTACCACACCAAGAGATTTATTTGTAAATTCAAGAAACTCATGTGATACTTTCTCATATACATAAGTCATCTTGTATTTATTTTGCAGTGTACTACCACCTTCCTTATTTGCTAATGTTGGTATCAATAAATTAAATTGTGTTGTGCCAACAATAGTTGTTGGGTCAAATTCAATAGTTGTTGCAGAACCATGTGATTTTAATTGGAAATTATTTACATCACCCGTTAATGTTGTACCATTCAATAAAGATGTATTATTAGGTAAAACACAATAACTATCATTCGTTAAATATGAGGTATTATTCAATATAACACTTGAACCAGCTATATTATTAGTTGATCCCACTTGTCTAAAATAATACGGACTATTACCTAAAGCTAATTTATCATCAAGAGTTCCACCTGTGAAAATGTCATGTATTACTTTTAATTTTACAATATCATTATAATTTTTGGTATTTGTATCATATATTTTTAAATATGAATCGAATGGATCATAACCAAATAATTTTTCACTATCAATTGTTAATTTAGTTTCGTTTGGTATTACTGTATATTGTTGGCTTATCCTATCATTATCAACAACACCATCGTAACCCGATAAAGCATACGTTAATCCCGCTAAATTTGTGTTTAATTCTTTTAAATTATTAACTTGATCATATACCATACTTGTTATGGTTTCAGTATACGATTGTGAACTATAAGTTTTTAATTGATTTAATAAATAACTCCTTAATATATCCTTCTGAGTTTCATCATATCCACTCATATAAGCATCCAATACTTTAGTATCATTATACCAGAAAACTAATAAATCAGAATCAATTTTTTTATTCAAATCATATATGAAATGATTATATAAACCAGTTAAATAACCACCATCAACTGGTTTTTTAGTATATAAACCAGCAACATCAGAACCAATGAAAACACCATCGGTTAAATAACCAGGATTATATGTCATACCAGTTAACATTGATGTGCTATTTGGCGATACCGAAAATAATGGTTTTTTATAATATAAACTTTGTGGATACAAATGTAATTGACTACCAACCATAGCTGTATCACCTGGTGCAAATTTTAAACCATTTGTATAGTTTTTGTTTACAGCCTTAGCCCTATAATAATCATAGATTCTTGACGTTACAGCATTATCAACACCCAGATTATTCTTAATATTACGCATGAATACCAAATCATCGGTAATCGTCAAACCTGTGTAATTAGCACATAACAATGTGTTAAGTAAGAACTTAGGTTTACTTGTGTGTGCTAACGTATCAATATAGTCACTAATATTCTTAAGGTAACTATCGTAAACCTTAGTAAATAAACCCTTGTAATTTACATCAAATGTTTGTAAATACCCCTTACTTGAATACTCACTAATAAACGCCTCTTGACCGAAGTTCTTATTATCAATTAATTTCCATGCCTTTGTATCAGTAAGTGATTTACCAGCGACATTTGCTGTTGCATTATTATTAACTTTATCATCATATAATCTCTGATAGTAATTTATACCATATAAACCAATGATATCACCATCGTATGAATAAGCAAATGGTTGATAAACTGTACCTGAATCATAGAATACACCAAGTTCAGTAGCTAAACTATAGTTACTATCACCCAGGAACGATTCTGTATACGTTTTAGTTATAACATCACCAACCAAACCAACTGGTTCAGTAGATGTTTTATCATTTATCTTATATTCCCTCGCTTTACGAGCTATAGGTATTAAATCTAATGTATCGTTATTAGATGGATCTGGATCACGCTCTTCATTAATTGATTGTCTTTCAACACCACTCAAATTAGCAGATGTTCTTTCATCGTAAATATCAGCATTAGCGTAATAATTAAAAGATAAAGCATTCTGTAACTCATTTACATGTTTCTTTAAACCAGAACCACCTAAATATTTAAAACTTATATTAACATTCGCTATCATTGGTTGAACACCTATACCTTCTGGGTTTAAATCATAAAGCATAGGATCATAACTTATATTGCAAGAATTTATTATAATTTTTGTATTATAAAAATCACCTATCCTTAACACACATACGGGTGGTTTACCAAACACTGTATTTGTTGCATCCGTTTCAGCACCATTAGTAATTGTATCACCTGGTCTTAAACACTGTTGTAAGAACGTTAATCTTGAGTTCAAACCTTCTGGTGTCATAGAGTGGAAAGCTGGTAAGAAATATTTTAACTTCTCTTTCAATGATTTATGGATGATTGGTGTATTCTCTTCCATGTACTTGAAGTAATCAGCTTCGGTAATTAACCTATTCAACAATTTTTGAGCAATTTCTCTCTTTGTTATGTTTTGCTTTTTAGTTGTCTGATCCTCAGATGTAACCAGAGGAATTGACGTATTTGTTTTGGTTTTAGTTTTATTATCCGTAACAACATTAGTTTCAGATATTACAGTAACCTCAGCTCTTCTCGCATAAGAAGCCTGGATTGATGTAACAGCACATATAACATCCGCTTCACTATAAACCTGTGTTGCTGGTGCTAAACAACCAATACTATCAGATGTCACACCTGTAATAATACCATCAGTTGTGGCTATTGTTCCAGCCGATATTTCAGATATTAATTTCTCTTTATTTGCTTGAGTATCTGTGCAATAGAATACTTTATAATCAACAGCTGGTGATACACCTCTTATGATTGTCGTAAATGATACATTATTAACCTTAGAGTGTTTTATACCACCACCGTTACCAATAGCCAACATAGCCTCAGAAGGTGTTACTGTTTTAGTTTTGTTTAACTTAACGGTAATACTATCTGGTTTATCACTATTTGACGATGGTCTATACAATGTGATCTTACTACCCGTATTTAACATAGTGTTAATACTCGATTGGTCAACGGTTTGGTTTTTATCATCAACTAAACCTGTAAATACTTCCGTTAATATCCATTTAGCGACAGATTTATACCTTCTGATAGCAACTTTTTTATTATAATCAGAAACCTGGTCATTCAACGAACTTGTGAACGCATCAATATTTATTGTAATATTATTACCATTCTTAGTTTTTAAATCATTTAATGTCGTTGACAGTTCCTTAAAATTCTGATATAATTTATAATAATCGGTACTATTAGAGTTATTCGGGCTGAAATATATATCAGATCCATTAACACCAATAACCTTATCATATGTTACATATTGTGCATAACTTCTACCTTTTTTAGCCTCAGTTGTTTCATCAGAAGATAACGTACCAAGTGCTAACTTAGAAAATGTATCAAAATAAACAGAACCATATGAACCAACGTTTGAATCATCCGACTCAAGCGGTGTGTCGTTCTCGAAGAACAACGCTCTCATGTATGGTGCCGAATTAACATTATTTGTATTGTCATTATTTGGTTTCACTGTCGGTTCCTTAGCATCACATTGATCTAATTTATTTTTTATACGATCATTACCCTGATTTGTTTGAATACCCGCAATAACACTCTCAAAATAGGTTATATCATCTGTGCTGAATCGAGCCCATATTCTCGCCAACTCATATATGTCAAAATTAACACAACCAGCCCAGAAAGAATTTAAAATTTCATCAACAACACTATCTGGCATACCATCCAATTCTTTTTGAACAAGTATGTTTAAGATTGTAGGGTGATCGACAATTATTTTGAATGATAATGAACCTGAACGCTCAGTATTATTGTACGTATAGATTGGTTCTGGTCTACCAAGGAATTGGTGTGTTGTCCAGTTTACACTCGTATCGTCAGTAAACTTCAAATCATATGGTGGGAACCACATAATTCTACCTTTATTAGGTCCTTTTTCAAATGCTCTTAAACTATCATATTGTTTAGCATCTCTCCACGCCAAATTCTCAAGTGAGAACATGAATTTGGTTGCGTTACCATCATTAATCGCACCCTGTGGTGTTGACTTAACATTTATACCACTTTGTGGTGTTGACTTAACATTTAAACTACTTGGAAATATATTAAAATTAGCATATTTGTCTATTACCGAACCTCTCTCAAGTCTATTTAATTCAGAAAACCTTATTAGGTTAGTAACATTCATGAATGGTCTTGTTTTAGTCCATGTTCTACAGAACTCAGCCTTATCATTTAATTCGGTTGGGTGTCTTTTACCGTTCCTTAAACCAGGTACAGCATAAACATTCTTTGTTTTGTCAGCATTCAGAGTTTTAACAACACTTAAGGTACCATTACCTCTTGGGTAAAGAGTATAACCATCATAAAATTTGGTTTTTGTTTGATCTATAACTAAATTTATACCAGTATCATCACCAACTTTCTCTAATAAACGTTGAGTTTTAAATAATATTGAACACTCTCTAAATCTATCGATGTAATTATTACTACCAGCAGCATTTAATAAATTACCAGCAAAATTTGGATATGATTCATCAAAATTTGGATATGATTCATCAATTTTCGTTAATGTATTAAAATCATCAATCCTACCATCACTATTTAATTTAACTGTTGCTGGATCATAAAATGTTTCAAGATAACCATCTTTATGCCAAACAAAATCAGTTGATATTGACCCATAACCAGAAACCTCATCATAACCAGGTTCAATAAAGCCACCAGGTATTTCATCGGTATAATCGGTTTTCATTATATTACCAATTTCTTCAACACCCTTAACCTGATCACCTTCAGAATCTTGTAAAGCAAAGAAAGGATATTGCTTTGAAGCATCACCAAAATAATATCTTGATTTAGGTCTTTTACCACCAGTTATACCCAAAAAACCAGTTACACCGCCAATAGCTTGTAACGTTTTATCTATAGCTTGAAATATACCACTTTCATACGTTGGATCGTAACTTGGAGCATATCTATTAAAGTATAAATTTGAAAATAATTGAAATTTTTGACCAGCGCCTGTATTATTTAATGTTGTAATATCTCTTGCATTATCAGCGCCCTGCGAAGATTTACCAAGTATATCATCTAATAATCTACCAACCGCACTTCTATTTGTTGGTGATGTTGGTTGAACTGATGTATTAAAGCAAGATGGTGAATATGGTGATTGATTTTCAAGATTTAAATAATTAAACACATCCGTAGTACCTAATAATGTGTTTGTAAAATAAGCCACCCTACCTATAGGGTTATTAGGTACAGTTATATCATAATTTTTAGATATTAAATTATCTTTAGGATTTTTTAATATATTAATAGCTTGTAATGGGTTACCTAAAGCATCATCCATATTGTTAAATGGCGATTCTTTAGCTAATTCACGTTGAATTCTTGCATCAAAAGCTGCATTTAATTCCAATGCAGCGATATTCATTAATAAGGTTTCATTTTGTAAAACCTTACCTGAATAATTTATATATGTTAAAGGATCTGTTGCATAGTTTATACCACTCCTTTTATTAATATTAATATTTAATATATCTGATGGTGAATAATCATTTATAACGTATTGTGAATTTAATGAACCACCTTCGTTAACATATGGTAATTCACGCTTTGCAGGATATGAACTACTAACATTATATTTGTCAAGTGATTCAGGTACAAACTTATTTAAAGATGTATTCAATTTAACCGATTTATCAGATGTTAAATTAAATTGAGAGGAAACCGATTTTAAAGTAGGTATTGAGTAGTCACTTAATTGTGTTAGTTTACCAATACTATCAGATAATGCAAAATATGTGTAACCAAGATTATCTGTATTAGCATCTAACTCAGAAAAATCAGTTAAAGTTAATGGTCTATTTTTAGCCAAAATTTTAGCTCTAAGTTTATTAGCCTCACTATCTATTGTCCCAGGGTTTTTAACCCTCTGATTACCTATTACAGCATCTTTACCGAGTGCATATTCATATGCTTGTAACATACCTGAACCTTCGGTATCAAGTAAACCCGCAATAATATCTGGCGGTGTCTTCAAGTTTAACTTTAAAACATCGTCCCTAAATTTTTTAGATAATGATTTTAAACCATTAGCACTTTCTGGCTTCTGTACATTCATTGTTATATATTTTATTTACTTATAGGTGTTACAGGCATTTTGTTATTATTATGTTGTGCTGAACCATGATCTAAACCATGTTTTAGACTATCCATATAAGTTGCTAATGTATATCTACCTATTTTTTCCAAATCATTTATTGTTATTTCCTTACCGTCTTCCGATCTTACAGTTATGGTTCCACTATGTTTCATTTCAGCGGCACCACCAGTGGAATTACCACCACCATTCATTGACGCTTTATCAAATAGTACCCCAATATCACCCTTTCCACCCTTCAATACCCTACCACTCGGTGTAACCAGAGCATCATTTACTAATTCATGTGTTGCACCGTATTTGGTCTTGAAACCATCTTTAAGTTCCTTAGCTACACTCTCATCACTCGACAAGAATGATGAGGTATTATTAGCTAAATCATTTAATCTTTTATTAAAACCCTCTTTACCACCACCCATATTAGCTATGTTTTTATTTTCTAACATAGCCTCTAATTGATTATTCACACCTAAATTCTTAAGTTTATCACCACCTAACCAACCAGGTAATATATCACCGATTGATTGAAACAATTTACCAAAACCATACTTTAAATACGGACCTATTAACCCCCATAGTTCAGTGGCTAACGTAACAAATCCATTTTTAATTTTATCCCAAAAAGAACCATTACCTTTCATAACATCAATTAATTTGGTTATAATACTTGTTGTACCTTTAAAAATATCATCAAGTGTTTTAGCTAAACCACCATTTGGATCAAATAAACCCTTTAATCCAGGTATAATCAATTTCACCATCGAATCCATAAATTCATCAAGTTGATCCATAAAACCACTACTCTCCAACTGATCAAAAATCTGTGCAAATACCTGTGTAAAACTATTTGTAAACCTATTGAATAGGTTAGATATTTTATCCATAAAACTCATTCTATCATTAGCTGATTTTTCATCCTTCTTCTTTTGTTCAATTATTTCCCTGAATTGGTTCGTATCTGTTAAATTCTCAAGTAATGTATCAGCACCCTTCGAATTCTTTATTACATATCCTTTCTGTTTATCATCAAACCTTATTAAATTCGATAAAGCCATTTTATCCTGATCACTAAACATTCCACCAACACCCATCTTAGTTAAAGCATTCATCTTATCCGCTAACTTAGCTTGTTCGATTGCACCATTTTTCATCTGTTCAAAATCAACACCCAGTCCAGTAGCCGCTTCTTTCAAGATCCTCATTTGTGCTGGTGGTATGTAGAAGATACCATCACTATTTTTTTGAGCTAAACCTTTCGTTGCATCCATAAGATCCTTCGCAAATTCTTCTGGTGTGTTTTGAGCCTTATACATTAACTCAAAAGCATCACCAAATTTCTCAGCAAATTGACCACCAAGTACCTGCATTTTAGCCGCAGCTTCAACAGCACCCTCTGGTTCAAAGAATGAATCAGACATTTTTTGTGATATCTGTGTAATATCCATTCTCAATTGAGTCGCCTGTGTTGCTAATTTAACCATATTATCCAAACCGCTCTTCATCTGGAAACCAGTTAAACCCACAACCAGCTGTTGATACTGTGATAGTATTTTACCAACATTTAAACCAAGCTTTGCTCCCAAATCCCTGGCTGTGTTAGTCGATTTTGTAACTTCATCAATACTGATACCCAGATTATCAAATTCAGCGGCTAATTTAGTGGCACCATCTATACCAAGATTTGTACCCAAACCCAATTTAGTTAAATTTTCAACATCTTCCGAATTAATCAGTCTATTTTTACCAGTAACCTCAGTAAAACCACCAATCATTTTAACAACATCTTCCATTGAACCACCAAACCTCATAGCGGTATCAGTCATTTCAGTGAAATTGATTAATAATTGCTTTGAATCTACTTTTGCTAAACCAATATCAGCAGCTAAACCGCCAACAGCTTTTTGCATAGCCATGTAGTTATTGAATGCCGTTGTAAGGATACCTTTAGCAAAAGAATACATAGAACCCAATACACTATTGATAACACCGAAAGCACCACCAATAATACCTGTAATACCCTCAAGTATCGTTTGCATCCACTGTGGTAACATACTTTTAAGTGAATGACCAATATTACCAATACCTGCAATCAATTTACTTGGCATTTTAAGTAATAATTTATCAATACCGTCAGCTATTTGTCTAACCCCACCACCAATTGTTTTTGGTATGTTGAGCATAACCTTATTAACAATTTTATCAGCATCTCTCGATACCTGTTGTGTTAATGTACCTGTACTTGAAAAATTAGCCGATGAAAAGTTACCACTTTGCCTATACCTACGTGCATAGTCAGTTGTACTGGAATGCCCACCATATTGACCAATTCTATGAATTTCTTTCAATTCTTTCAATTGGCGCTCCAATAAATTAGCTATGTCATTTAAATCAGCCATTAATCTATGTTTAGTATAAATAGTTTATAATAAAAAAAACCAATTATTATTAGTAATTGGTTAGTTAGTATTTCCAGATGCAGCAGCATCGGCTCTCTTTTTTCTTTCCTCAGCTTCGTCCATAAGATGATCCAGCATTATTTTTCGCTCATATACTGGCATTATCAATAAGTCTGAATATGCGAAACGTCCATGTCTTATCAAGACATACATCTCATATATTAAATCATACTTATATGTCGAAGTAGGGCCAAAGAAACTTGGTTGTGATGGGAAGTTCACCAAAAAAAAACTCACCAGACGGTGCCTCAATATTGATAGTAGTATCTAAACCAGGCTCATGTTCGTTGATGTATTTCCTAAGTGAAGATGAGTCATAAGGCGACATATTATTTACAAATTCTATAATTGCCGATTTATCTCTAATACCGTCAATTTCCATTATTTGTGATTGTAATCGTTTAGTTAAAACCTCAGATACGGCATTTACCCCTATCTTTTTTCTCTTACTCTCATCATCCTTAACGATTTGATCGTCTTCGGAAGCGGTAAGATACCTGTATTTCACATTTTTCTTAGCTCTTGGTAACAAGAATTCAATTTCACCGTTTTGGTCTGGTTGAACTGTAATCACTTTAGCTTGGAATGTACTAATATCAATATCAGCTTCGAATTTCTGCCTTGTTTTAGGGTCTTCTAATTCAACGTTGTATATCTCACCATACCCAGTAGCCCTTAACCAGAAAAGAATGGCATTCCTGTCGCAAGCAAGCATATCCTTTGGTCTTAGATCCTTATCCATAACCTTCCTATCCAGTAACATCTCCAAAACCTTACCCGATTGAATCAAATTCGGTGACGTTAATAGGTTTTCATCGGTTGCCGTAAGATACGAAACCTTCACTCTATCTTTCTTATTCTTATAAAATAAGCCACCTGATGGTAATTCAATTACATCATGTTGTGGTTCAAGCATTTGCATTTCATTCATATTATATTGTTTTTGTTATCTTTAATATATAGTCGTTATTTTGGTTTTTCAACAAATTTATATTCTTTTCAATAGTACCACATCTTTCTTCAAAAGTCAATACATCATTAATATTTAAATTAAACCATTCACCCATTACTGATTTTGAACTAAATTCACGATGTAATGTTTTCTCAATAATTGAAGCGTAATTTGTATTATATGTTTTTAATACAATTAATTGTTCAGAGCTACCTGTTTGGAGGTTTCTAACTCTATTATTTAAATTCTTACTTGATGTAATACCAATTTTGTAATAATCAGTATTATTTGCATGTATTAGATAAATGACGTTCTTTCCCATGTATTTATTAATATAAGAATAAATAAGTCAAAATAAAGTTTATATGATCAAAACCCCGAAAAAAAAGACAAAACCAAAATCAACCAAATCTACAGGTAAGATTGGTAAATTATTTAAAAAGATGAAAGGTACCTCAAATCTTGAATATAATTTTGCAAAATTATTGGATAAATTAAAAATTTCATATATACAACACTATACATTCAAAAAAAGAGAATTTGATTTCTTATTAGTTGATTATAATGTCCTGGTTGAAACACATGGTTGTTTCTTCCACTGTTGTAAAGAAGATAAGATTGAACCGAAGTATCCATTCCAAAGAAATAACATAAAGAATGATACTCATAAGGCTAAATTAGTTAAATTTGATCCAACCTATAAGTTATTAGTTGTCTGGGAACATGAAATGAAAAATTCAAAACTATTGAAGGAAAGAATAAATTCATTTTTAGATAATTTACTTACCGATTAACACTATTTATTAATATGAATATTGAAACATATTATAAATTAATTGGGTTATCTGAAGTATATTCTAAAAATTATTGTGATAATAATTTAGAATTAATAGCTTGTGGTTCTGGTCGTTGTGTTTATACCATAAATAAAGATAAAGTAATTAAAATAGCCATTAATAAATTTGGTGTTTTTCAAAATTTTGTCGAGGGTATGATTTACGATAGAAATCGTGAAAGTGAAACATTAAATAGAGTACATAAATATGACACTGAAAATGGTAATTACATAATAATGGATAAAGCTAATAATATTACAAATAGATTATTTAATGATTTAACTAAAATATCATTCACAAATTACAAATATATTTTAAAAGGCAATAAAAAAATTAATAATACCATAATTAACGATCTTGTTAATACAATATATAATGAAGAATTAGATATTAGCGATATGACAAAATTAAATTCTTATGGTATAGTTAATGATAAAATCAAAATCATTGATTACGGTTTCACTGAAAAAGCAAAAGAAATATTTAAATAATTATTATTTATGATGTTTCAAACTCGAATATTAAATCATATTCCGATATTTCATTATTAACTTCATGTGAATATATATTAAAATTTAATATTCCACTATTAATAAAATCATTTATAGTAAAATTATATGATAATTGTTGTTTAATAGCATTATCTAAACGTTCCTCAACAATATCAATTTCATTATCATCAAAACTTTCATCCAAAATTTTATTATATTCGTTTCTAAGATTCATTATATCTTGATTGATTTCAATTATCTTTTCTATTTTACCAAGCCTTAATTTCATTTTGTACATATAAATTTATTTTACAACAAAAGTAATAAAACTTATCCTAAATACCTAATTTTTCTTTTAGATCAGATATAACCCATTCAGTATTATTTTTTATATCATTCTCCCAATACCTTATTAATTGAATATTATTATCGACACATAGTTTATTTTTAAAATTATCGTTTTTAAGTGTGATTTCTTGAACTTTATATTTCGTATCTTTATATTTAGTATTTGGATTACAGTGGTAGAAATCCCCATCAACTTCAATTAATATTTTATATTCTAACAGGTAATAATCAAATAATCGTTTTTTAAATTCAAATTGTGATTCAAATAAAATATTTAAATTATTCAATATATTATCAAAAATTATTTCTAATTTTGATTTTTTTGATGATTGTTTACTTTTTAACCATTTAATTCTTTTTTCCGATTGTTTATTTCTTTTTTCGATATTTGAAATCCATGAATTAATTTGCCAATCTCTATTTTTTTGTTTTTGTTCGTCAGTTCTTTTAATATTTTTAGATAATAAACTTTTAGATATATTATTTCCTCTTTCCAAATTACTTCTTGTTTTTTCAGAATAAATTTTAACTCTTTCATCAGTATCTTCAGTAAGTCCCTTATTCCATATAGCCAATAAACCACTTTGATACATTTCCGTCTGTTTTTGATGCGATTTTTCAAGAGATGTTGGATTGTGACCCCAATTATTTTTTATCCTGGAAATATGCCCTTGCTTGTATTCTCTATAACCAAGAACATCACCTAAATATTTAGTAGTTTCACCACAACCGCACTTACAAGTTGGTTTATCCGACTTTAATTTATATTTTAAATAAATTTCCTCAGATGATATCTGGTGTTTACGACTCATATGTTTTCTAAAAGAATTATAATTATTAAATTGTTTTTCACAAATATTACAATAAAAAAGTTCCATACATTTATATTTTATTATAAATATATAGAACTTAATGGTAAAGTCAATGTATGATAAAGGTATTTTAGTATTTCTATATTAGAATATAATATTTGTCAGTAAACTAATATAGCTCTATCGTAACGGATAGTGATATCAATATCAGCTAAATCACCAACTGAATAATCTAATGTACCAAAATCACTTGAAGTTATAAATGAACCTTGAAGTATCCATTTTTCAACAACAACACCTGTTGGGTCTAACATCTCAATCTCAATATCCTTTTTATAACCAGCCGCATAACCCATTCTACCTGTAACAGACTCAGCACAAAGACGAATCCATTCCATAATAGCTTGTGATGCTGAAGGACCTATTGGATCTCTAAGTTTAAGAGAAATTGTTTCCCATTTAAACCTACCTGCAACAAAAGTTGAAGTGTTCAAAAATGGTATTTCAACCTCATCTACCGTTACCTTTGGTCTTGCAGCTGTTTGCACAAACCATTCGTTAATACCTAATGCACTTGGAAACCTAAATATAAACCTATTTTTCTTTTTTGGTTCATATGGTACGGGCATTTTCATCAATAAATTAGCCATGTTATATTCTTTAAATTAAATTTTTATTCTTATACAAATAAATAGTTGAAAATCTGAAACATTCAATTAGTTAAAAAAATATGTGTAATTTTTTTCATTAAAACTTGACTTAATGAATTTGTTTTTATATTTTTGTATATATAGTATATAATATTAGGTCCTAAAGTTAATATATTATATATAATATAGGTCCTAAATAATATATATTATATATAATAAGGTCCTAATAATATATATATTAGGAACCTTATTACAATTTTTTATATGTTTTCAAACGATACACTTGTCGGTGTAATATTGAATTCCAGATCAATAAATTCCAATGCATCAATTGGTTTAAGGTGAATTTTACCTTTCATTGTATTTCTATCAGAATCAGATACTGGATCTAACTTAATTCTAAAATCACTTAAACCTCTTTCCTTTCTGATATTATCCAATATTGGATTAACTAAAGATAAGAATTGTGACCTTACAGCTGAATCATTAGGATCAAATAATAATCTATTTGAAACTGATATAATAAGTTTTCTTGCTTGTAATAACAATCTTCTAATATTCAACCTATTAAGCGCACTATCTCTCAATTGTAAGTTTCTATTACCCCATATTACAGTACCAACATCAGAGAAGGTTGCAATCGGATTAATTCTTGCTGGATATAATAAATCTCTCGATTCCTGATCTAATACAATTCTTGTTCTTTTACAGTTAACCAAACCTCTGTTATAACCAGCCGTAGCAAACCAAGGGAATGAAACGTTATCGGTATATGCTAAGTTTCTTACAACTTCAGCGGTTGGTGGTATCCATAAGTAGGCGTTATTTTCAACATCAGCAATTTGTATCCAAGGGTAGTAAACCGCAGTATAGTTCGAATCCAAATTAAGATTATCCATTTGTTCAGATATATCATTTGGAAAATACCAATCATCTGTGTTAGCTGAATTTGTATTGTTATACAAACCTATATCAGGTAATGTTGGTATATAAATCGAATCCAATCTTTTTTCTTCAACTATTTCAATTACAGCTTGACATAATTGATTGTTATTAATAACATCAATACCTGGTGTAACTAATATGTTTATATTAACTTTTTCAGGATTTTGGAAAGTTTTATAGCCGTATAAGAAAGCGTAATAGTCAGATGAACCAAATGTTTCATCATATTCAGCATTAGCAAATGTAGCAAAATCACCGTTTACGAAACCTGATTGACCTATTCTATAAAGGTCAGTTGTCGTTCTTGACTCCCTATACATATCCCATGCATCAAAACCACCTGATAATACAGCTGTGAACTTTCTTGTTCTGATATCATAATATGGTTCGTCAATATCTGTTGCTAAAACAACAGAATCTGTAAATTGACCAACACCAACTTCGAATAAATCAGCATCAGCGTTAACATCCAAGTGGAAACCTTTAGTTTTTTCACCCCATTCATTACCAGTATTATATGTTAAAGTACCTGTAGCATTTACTCTACCTTGGAACTTAGTTATATCGGTATCAAAACCATAATCAACATCACTGAAACCTAAATATGTTTTTCTTACTTTATCACCAGAGGATACTAAATCAGCACCCAATGGATTAGATTGCCATACTTCACCAGGTACAAAATACTTAGTTTTATATGTAATTTCAGGAACACCTAATTCCAAATCAGAATGTGTTTTGAAATTATAACCATCAAAACCACATGGTACCGCATCAGATGGTGCATTTTCAGCTATCTCAATTAATATATATGAACTATTTACAGTATATTTATTATCTACAGTACCCACCAATCTACCAATAAATCTACTACTTAATTCATTCATTGAACAGTTAGTGTACCTTTCAATAATAACAGGTGTTTTATCCGTATCTTCAAATCTCCTTACATATAAGTCGAATGTCTTTTTAGCTAAATCAACGTTTGCAATTGAAATTTTAATTTCAGTATTAGCGTGATCACCATCAGATATTGATATAACTCTGAATAAGTTCTCAGCCACACCACCCCTCAATTCAGAAACAAAGTAAGGTGTTGCTGGTGATTGGAATTGGAATTTAAAATGATCCCATGCTCCAGATTCACCACGTGGTATATGTATTAATTCAGGATATAAACCTTTAACATAACCATTTAACCATCCTTTAGCTAAAGCAGAGTTATAAACGTCCTCAACATAAAGATTAGTTGATTTATCAAAGTTAGTTAAACCTAACACATTTTCAATATAGTTCTTTTTACTCGTATCTAAAGATACGGTATATGTAAATGGTGTTGATGTAATTGTAGAACCTGTAATTGTGAAATCAGCATATGGGTCACCACCAGTTAAACCTGGAGCTATACCTACAGTTGAACCGCTAACTAAAAATTCTAATTCATCATTAACATACAAACCCTTACCTCTTATAGTCGCAACCAATTTATTATGGTATAATGCTACAGGTGAAGCTTCATAATCAACATTATAAAGTATTACCTTACCAGATATTGTTGTACCAGTTCCAAGCTCAACTTCATCAGTTGTTAATATGAAAGCTCTTCCGTAATAAGTACCACCTGTATAGGTAAACTCTGTGTTAATATAGTAATTATCTTGATCTATTGTTGGTAATCCTGATGGATAAACATAAGCATCCCTTGTTAAAGGTGCTGTATTACTATATGTTGATGTATTTTCTGGTGATGTTGCACCTGATGTAACAAGATCAGTTGTACCTGATGGTATCAAACCCCAATGGAATACATCGTGTTTCCAGAAGTTCTTAGTTGTACCAGTAGCTGTTGTGTATTTAGTGAAATATGCAGCGTAAGCGTCAGCGAACTTAGTCGTAGCAACGTTTGTTTGTGTTCCAAGCTCTGTTAATAAGTTGGTTGATGTTCCAGACACATAATAAGTTGAGCTATTGGTATTACCAGTAAAGTATACCTCAATAGCTGATGATGTTGTACCTGTTAAAGTATCACGATCAATCGATCCAATTGTTTTAAGTGCAAAAGCATCACCCTTATCATAACCAGATAAACCAAGAATACGGGTTACGTATAACTGATTTGATTGTGTAAGGTAATTTTTAGCAATATATGATAACTCATATTTTACTATTTGTGTATTTCTAAACTTTTCAGGATTAATACCACCAAAAATTGTTGAGAATTGATCATAATTCTTAACAGGAATTGGTTGAAACGCAGGACCTTTTACGGTTTCACCCGCTGCACCCAAAGTCGTAACACCCAAAGTTTCGATACTGTATGTTAGATCTTTTTCTGAGGTGTAGACACCTGGTGACGCATAAACTCTATTAGCCATATTTTGATTTTTTTGTTTTAACTTATTATCTTAAAGATAAATATTAGAAATTTGACCAAAATACTTTACTTTCATATAATAATTTGTACTTTCAGCAAATTTTATCCATTTGTAAGGATAATTCGATTTATGGCTGGGACAACTGTAAAGTCATCAGGATCTAAAATAAAACCTTGTAATATGAAATTATACGTATGAACGTAAAATCTTCTTTGTTGTGAGTCGCTTATTTGGCTTTCATCAGAATCATCTTCCATTAAAATTGGAATATGGTGACCATTAACTAATGTATATGCTTGTAAACTTCTAAATTCCTTTATTACTATTTTATTAAATAAATTTAAATCTGTTTGTCTTGTTGTGAATAGACTAACATTATAAATAATATCAATAGGTGTTGGCATTGGAATTTTATATAAATCAACACCTTTTCTATTCCCATCCCATGTTGGTACCTCAGAAAAGAAGTAAGATAGGTTTCCTGGTATGTTGTTTAGTAGATTAACATTTGTACCTGGTCTTGTATTAGGTTGTCTAACAATCGTGAGGAATGGCATCTGGATTGATTTATTTTCATCTGTAAATTGCCATGTTTCTGAAAATTCATTCCATTTTTGTAAACTAAGCCAAATATTTGGTAATTTCACATTATCAATTACCGCACTAAGTTTGTCATTTACAAATGATTTAAACCCTTTATCCAAATCATAGTGCAATACACCATTCGGTAGATACGTAGATTTATCGATAATTAGATCTTTCATTGCCTCAGCTGCCGCACTTTTCATATTACCCGATTGAGGGTATTCTGAGTTAGGTGGTAAACCATATGCATTAATATTTTTCTTATATGTTTGTGGTGTAGCCATAATTAAAATCCTTTAAATTGATCACCCTCAACTGTAACACATATTATTTTTTTATAATAAGATTTAAAATTGTTATGTTTTTGTGCCGAGGATGTTATATAATTTGGGTTTGAAACTGAGAAATATTTAAGTTGTGTTTCAGTTTCAGCATACCCAATAATGTCACCATAATTTATTTCCACACCTTTTTTTTGTAATTCTTTCAAAAAGACTATAAATTCAAGATTACCAAAATTTTCATATCTTAGTGTACCTTGATTTTTATTATATGTTTCATTTGTTGCTGGGTTAACAGTTAATAAGACATTTAATTCTACAGGTGGTAAATAAACAACGTCACTAACCTTGGATTCATTATAAACATCATCATATGTTGTATTTTTACGATCAATCCGATATAAAATAACCCTAAAATTAGAATCCTCCTGTATTATATCCTGGGAAATTCCAACATCAAAGTTAAAATCAGCCTCATCATAAAACATTGAAAGTCTGGTATTTGGTATTTTATTTTTTCCGTCCATATATAATAAATAGTTTGTGTAAGTAATATGTTGACTTTATCATTTTTTTTTATTACTATTGTATATTATGGAAGCAGCTCAATTTATTGATAGTTTAAGAGAAACAATTGAAATTATGGAACCAATCGAAGGTTTTGACGATTGTATTTCAGAAAAAACCTCTTATAGGTTTGGTGAATATTGGGTTTTAACATACGATTTTGATAAAATTAGAAAAAAATTAGGAAAGAATTTTACCGAAAACCAAACACTTAATTACATATATAAAAATTTTAATTATAAAAATAATTGTTTTGTAAAATTCTTTAATAAAATAACACCGAATAAATTATCCAAATTATATGGTAATGATATGTTATATGCTGATGGATTTAAAGATGCTTTAGTTGGTGTTAGATTTGGTTTTGATGATAATAAAAATATTGCTGTATATGATTACGATTTATGTGTGTCGACTATGATGGAACAGAGTGAAGAAATGGACGAAATGGATGCTATTGAATATATGGAGTATAATACAGTAGGTGCTTACGTGGGAGAATATACCCCATGTTTTTTAATGACATTGTAAATGGCTAATAAAATACCAGTTGAAATAAGGGCTAAAGAAATACTATTAAATTATAATGGAACAAACGATTACCTTCTCGAATTAAAGTCGACTTTAATAAACAAAAAGACTTTACCATTTACTCCAAATCTATGTACCTATATCATTAATAATCACAAAGTTAAGCCAGTAATAATTAATAACAAATTTTTATTACATAAGAGTTTAAGAAAATATTTACAATTACACTATAAATTACAATTTGAACCAGAATTTATCTACGTCAATAAACTATTGACAAGGAAAAAAGATAATTTACATATTTGGGGATGTTTTTCAGATGATTGTAAGTATTATTTTTCAATCTTCATTGATAAGAATGCAATGAAGAAGACTAAGAATGTTGAATTACCATCTTTTGATGATTATAAAAGACCGCCACTACCACACCAATTACCAGCTATAAAAACATTATTAGAAAATGATAAATTTATTCTGGCTGATGATATGGGTTTAGCGAAAACAAGTTCAGCTATTGTTGCTGCAATTCTTGGAAACTACCAAAGAATTCTTGTTGTATGTCCAGCCACACTTAAACTAAACTGGAAAAAAGAAATATCCATATATGATGACCCAAGTAACATATCTGTTATTGAGGGTTCGGATTTTACATTCAAAAAATGGACAATCATAAATTACGATATACTTAAAAACTTCCACTTTTTAAAGGAAAAGGGTGAGGATGAGGTTAAACCGTCAATAATAGATTTTTATAAATATGACCTTATCATTGCTGATGAGTGTTTTCCATATAAAACTTTAGTGGATACCGATAAAGGTAAATTAGAAATTGGTAATATAGTTGAAAACTGTTTAGATGTTAAAATATTATCATATAATTTAAAAAATTCTAAATTAGAATACAAACGAATTAATAGATGGATTAAAAAAGAAAGTAACACTATATTAAAAATATCACTTCAAAACGAAAAATTTATAGAGTGTACACCTAATCATAAAATATATGTTAAAGATAGGGGTTATATTAGAGCAGATAAAATATTAAAAAATGATGAATTATATACATTGCAAAAACCCAGTGACAAAAAATTGTCAATTCTGTGGAAAACAGATGATTCTAACAGGGAAACGGAAGAAAAATCGATTCTGCGATACTGTTTGTTCAGCAAAATGGAAAATGAACCAACCAGAGATAAAAAAGAAAATTCACAATCCAGAAGTTTACAAAAAAGCAAAAATATCAAATATAGAAAATTACAAGAAAAATCCACAACGTGCAAAAGATTCATCAGATCGTATGAAAAAAAACAACCCAATGATGAATATAGAAACGTTGGAGAAAATGAAAAATTCATTGAAAGGGAAAACCTTTTTATCAAGAGGTGGGAACGGAAAAACAACAATACAAGAACAAAAAATGAAAAATATTTTGGGTGTTGGCTGGGAACTACATTACGCAATAAAAACATCGATGGTAAAAACAATGTTCAAATCCTTACCGCCAGCATATCAAGTAGATTTAGGAAACGAAGATTTAAAAATCGCAATAGAGGTGGACGGAAAAACACATCTAACAAAAAAATGGAAATTTCTGGACAAAAGAAAAACGGAAGTATTAGAAGCGTTAGGGTGGAAAATATTGAGATTTTGGAATCAGGATGTGGACGATCAAATAGAAAATTGTTTGACGAAGATAAACGAGTTTATAACATCGAAGTAGCCGATAACCATAATTATTTTGCTGATAATATATTAGTTAGTAATTGTCATTATTTGAAAAACGCTTCAGCTAATCGTACCAAATTATTCAACGACTTTGCTTTAAAAATCAATACCAGGTGGCTTTTAACAGGTACACCTATTACAAGTAAACCAATTAATTTATATAATCTTTTATTATTATGTGATTCACCTTTGGCTAATAATTGGGTTAGTTATGTTAGAAGGTACTGCGCTGGTAAACAATTCAATAGAAAGGGTACCACCCAAAAATATTGGGTAACTGATGGAGCAACAAATTTGGAAGAACTAAATGATTATATTAGTGATATATTATTACGTAGGTTAAAAAAAGATTCTGTTGAGTTACCACAAAAAACGGTTAAACCAATCTTCTTACCGTTATCCTCATCAAAAAGGTATAATGAATACATGATTGAATACCAGGAATGGTATAATGATATGGTTGAAAATGGTCTTGAGCCAAAACCAACGGAACATCTGACCCAACTGATTAAAATCAGACAATTATTATCTGAGGATAAAATGAGTAATACAATTAAGATTGCAGAAGATCTCATTGAAGAAGGTCATAAGGTAATCATATTTTCTTGTTTCACCAACACCATACGTGGTATTCATGAGCATTTTGGTAAAGAATCCGTATTGATTGATGGTGCTATAAACTCTAAAAATAGAGATATTGCTGTGGAAAAGTTCCAGAATGATAAGAAAGTCAAAGTATTTTGTGGTAATCTTATTGCCGCTGGCGCTGGCATTACTTTAACCGAAGGTACAATTGTAATATTTAATGACCTTGATTGGTTACCAGGAAACCATGCCCAGGCGAGTGATCGAGCCTATAGAATAGGTCAAACAAAAGATGTACATATTATATATATGTTGATTGATGACACATTGGATAATATGATGTATACAAGACTTCAAGAGAAAATAAAGGAAATCAATACTGTTATGGGTGATGAACATACGGAAGATGTATCACTACTTAATGCTGTGGTTAGTAATTTATTAGTGGAAAGTAAGTAGAACTGATCTAACATCTGGACGCATTGCAGCATCATCACCATCATCTGGTGTAACAATTACACTATAGATTTTGTCTTTACCTACAGGTGTTTGCATCATTTCATCATACGTTAATACGGTGTTCAGGTCTAACTTAAATTTTTCAGCTACCCGTTTCTTTAATGTTGCGAGATCCACAATTTTATTCAGATTTAGATCCGAAAATAACTCTTTTGGTATTACATCAGACGTACTCTGGGTGGTAAAATCGACTTTATCAGTTTGTTTTTTGTTAGCGCCGTTAGAAAACCTGGCTAATTTAAATTCTGGGTCTGCGGCAACATCGGCAACCTTAGTATACATGTAGTCACCAATATTATATCCCTCAGCTGTTAATATACTTATTACATTTTTTGCTATTTGTACATATTTTTTGGTGAAAAAATCACCAGAATCATTCCATCTGATGATTACCTTATGTCTAAAACCACTATATGCTTGGTGTTCCCTACATTTAATTCTCAACTCTTTACACATTTGTTCCTGATATTTTTCAGGGAAATTAAGTAAGTAGTTTAATCTCCTGGTCATACTATCATATGATCCTGGGTAGTGTATATACTCACCTTTCAAGGCATAACAAAAATTAGCGCAAGCACCCGCACCTGGACATGTATTTATATAATAAAATTTCTCCTTATTAAGGTCGTAAGCGATACCTCTAAAAGCTGGGATACCAGTTTTGTAAACAAATTCGTTAGCACCACCAGTTTTTAGTATTTTATCGTTTGTATTAACGGTATTTTTAGGCGGTGCTGTGATTCTTTTTATAAATTCTTGAACATCAACAAATTCTTTTTCTTTAATGAAGAAGGATGATTTTGCATGTATATATGGTTGTGATTTTGGAAATTTATCTCTTTCACCGTAGTTTTTAAAAGCATTTGCTCTGACTGAGTTTAAATATTCAACAACGTCTTTAGGGTTTGGACACGTTTTTTGAACATCACTAAAGTCACCTTCCCAATCAATTTCATTTAATTCGGTACCTGAATGTGTCCTAATTTTGTTTAATGATTCTATTAACGTGACTTTTTTCATATTTTATTTTTTACTTTTTTCATATTTTATTTTTTACTTTTGTATACACTGTTCTGCTGTTACAAACTATTTATAGATAAATATTATACAAATGAGAATAAGCCCAGCGGAAAGAGAAAAAATTTACAGACAAGCCAAACATAGATTAGGTGAACCAATTAGAAAAGTTCAACTTAAAGATGAGGCTTTAGATAGTTTATTGGAAATTGCCACCGAGGACTATGTTGAATATATACAAAATTATTTAATAGAACAACAATGGCCCTCACTTATAGGTATAAATGTCACAGAAGCTGACTTAACCAGAGCTTTTATTAATAGAAACTACGATTTATTAACACAATACACATATTCATACTCTAAAATTGTGGGTCTTGGTGCGGGTGAAGGTGGATATGTATTAAAAAAAGATTATATAACATTACTATCTGGTGTTCAAATGTATGAAATACCTGCAAACAGAGAAATAAACGAGGTTTTGTGGTATAACCCACCAACAATGAGCCAAGCCATGATTGACCCATTCCTGGGTGTGTGGAATAATCAATTTGGTGGTCAATTAGGTATTGGTCTTGGTAGTAATTACATATTACCCGCATTTGACATACTTATGAGGCAATCAGACATCAATCTTAAAAATAGGATGATGAAGGGTGAGTTACTTTATAAAATAACTGGTGCGCCTGGTGGTAAAAAATATTTACATATTTTTAATGTACCTGGCGGTACTTATGATAGAAATACTGCGATTATTCAAACTGGTAGGGTTTGGTATTGGTATTACGATATTAATGGTAATAGAGAAGATTGTTTAGCTAAAAACAAAGATATTATTAAAACACCTTCCGATGTACCTCTTGATGATGTGTCTTTTGAAGATTTAAACGATCCTTCAAAAGTTTGGATTAGACGTTATTTTATAGCGTTGTGTAAAGAAACTTTGGGTAGAATCAGAGGTTATGCTAACGGTAAGGTACCTATTAGTGAAACAGCCAGTTTGGATCTTGAGTATCAATCGCTTTATACTGAAGGTAAAGATGAAATGATGGTATTAAAACAAGAATTATCTGATAGATTAGCTAAATTCCACCCAACCGAAACCTTAAAGAGAATGGCGACTGAAGCTGAAGAGATAAATAAAGCTCTTAAATTCAGACCTATGCCAAAACCAATTAAAATAATATAACTATGTATAACCTATTCTTACACGAATCCGAGTTTGATTTCGTCTTAACTGACGATACCATAATTTATGATCGTAATTATAGTGACTACGAAGCTTTTAATATTGATGTAACGGCAAGTTTATCATCAATATCGGGTATTAGCTTGGATGATAGTGTAACACTAAATAATATTATTTTAACTGGTTATGATAATTTTTTAATACCAGATATTAATATAACTGGTCATACCATAACCAGCGGTAGTACATTTACTTTACATGCCGTTTCTGGTTATAGTGGAAATATAATATATGATATATTAACAGGTAGCACATTTAATCAGTTAAATGGTGGATTCTATCAAGGGTTCTTTAAATTATATAGTTATCCTGTTGAATATTTTAAAGTTAGAGCAACAAAGGGTTGGACTGTAAATATGTTAATAACAAACCCAATGAGTTCAGGTACAACCACTGGGGATACATTAAACACCTTACACCCAGAAAATAATGGTTTTATATTCTATCTTGGTACTCGTGCTGAAAATAAATATTATACTGTTACAGGGTCAGCTATCGATAATTTAAGTACAATTCTTGGGATACCCGAATCGGGTATAACAACCCCAGTATATACTGGGGAAACCATAGGTAGAATTAATGATGATTTATCAAATGGTTTAATTACCCAAGAAAATTTATATACTAATGAAGATATTTTTACTCTCAGCGGTACAACATATTCTGGATTTTATAATGTGAAGGATGGTGTTTATTATACTGGTAGAACATATGACGGTACAGGTCAGTTAGTTAAAAGTGATCTTAAAAGATATGATGATATTATTAACAATGCTTTTGGTGTCTTCATAACTGAGGATGGTCATATCGGGTACAAAAATATTTATAAAACAGACAGGTGTGATTCGGGTACAACCGACAACCCAATTCAAGATGCCAGTACTATCACAAATAACAGCTTTATTGATATTACAACTGATTGTGATATTAATAAGATTGAAGAAATTAAAACCAAATATTTCACAATCAGAAAAGTTACAACAAAAAATAGTGTTATTAGTATTGATACTGATAGACGTTTTTTAAATGTAACGGTTGTATTTAATAGAGATTTTGAATATGGTAATAATTGCTTACTGGAATATGGGAAACATAAAATTGGTAAATTACAAATATATATTAACGGTATTTTGATTTTTAAGGATAATAATTTTACTGAGGTTATACCACATATTTTGGATACTAATTACTTCTACCAAGAGGGTGTACCTTTTAATATTTCGTTTGGTGGTGGTAGTCAAGGTTTATTAGATTCTGTTGATGTATTAGATGATTATAATAACCCATATAATCATCCGATTATTGATGAATTTTTTAGCGGAACCTATATCGGTGGTGTTAGATTAATTAAAATGTATATGACACCATTATATGCAACTGAAATAAAAAAAGAAGTAAATAACATAAAAAACACTTACAATCTGTATGTTTTACAGGGTGGAAGACGTGTACTACTAAAAAATCTATACTAAATGGTATTCAATATAAGAAAAAATGCGACTTTACCTATATTAAGGTTGGCGTTATATAACGATGGTAGAGATACCTATAAAAAATTTCAAGAAAATTTACCTAATGCGGCAATTACATTCTCAATGAGGGATGTTAAAACTGGTGTTTATAAGGTTGCAAATAAACCTGGGGTTCTTTATTTAAAGGATCCTTGCACTACCGATAGCGAACCAGAATATTACATAGGGTATCAATTCACCTCTAACGATACTGACACTTGTGGTGTTTTCGAAGGTCAATTCAAATTACAATTAGTTAATATTGACAATACACTTATCGGTGAATTAATAACACCAATACGTGAAGATTTATTTATACACATCAACGATAGTTTTAACAAATCCCAAACTTATTACGAGTAAAATTTTGTTTTTAAGGTTTATTTTATTAAATTTGTTAATTAAGTTGACCATATGACAGAATTTAGTGTACCTATTGAAACTATTGAACGATTTTTATCGGGACATGGTGAGGAAAAATATATTGTAAATGTTGAGTATGATATGAATACTAATTTAATCTATAAGATTAAAGATGTACCAGGTCAAGGTATAACAATAGAAACCGAACCATTAAAAGCCTTTATGTGGATTAAAAACCTTAATGAGGTTAAAAAAATATGTCGTTTTTATGGTAATAATGATCTTTTGATTAAGAAAAAAATGACCGAATATGGTATTGAGATTAAAACATTACGTCATGATAATCACCCAAGATTAGTACAGGGTTTTAATTACTTAGTTAAGTGTAACCAAGGTTATAAAAGAATGGTTGCATTCTTTTCCGATGGTGGTATCAATATTTATAATAAATACGAAAAAAGAATTAACATCCCGTCATATTTTAATATCTTACCACCAGTTGAACAATACTTTATTGGTACAGGTAATAGATTATACAAAGGATTCGAATCTTATGATGAAATTAACAAGTTTATATTTGACTTGGAAACCACAGGATTAGATCCAAATATAAATAAAATATTCCTTATTGGTATTAAAACAAATAAAGGTTACGAGAAATTGATTGAATGTAATCTTGAAGATGAAGAATCTGAAAGACAAGGTATTATACAATTTTTTGATGAAATTAGTCAAGTTAAACCAGCAATCATAGCTGGATACAATAGTGCAAATTTTGACTGGTATTTTATCTTTAAAAGGTGTCAGGTACTTGGTTTAGATATTGAAACTATCGCAAAGACGCTTAAACCAGATCAAAAAATATGGGTTCGAGAATCTATGCTTAAACTCGGAAATGAGGTTGAAACATATATCCAAACTAATATGTTCGGATATAGTATTATTGATATTAATCACTCAACTCGTAGAGCGCAAGCTATTGATTCGGATATGAAGTATACGAAATTAAAATATGTGTGCAAATATAATGACGTAGCGAAACCTAATCGTGTATATATTGATGGTGAGAATATAGGTAAATATTGGGAAAGTAATAATAAATTTTATTTTGATAATAAAAGTGGGTCTTATACTAAGACAATGCCACGTATTGAATATATGGATTTTATTACTCGTAAAATCGTGCAAGAAAACCCAGATAAAATATTCGTATTTGGTGATAATGACTTACGTGAAGGGTATGGTGGGCAAGCTAAAGAAATGCGTGGTGAAAAAAACACAATTGGTATCGTAACTAAGAAAGAGCCATTTTCAAATGAAGATTCTTATTACACAGATGATGAATTTGAATTAAATAAAAAGAAAATTAATATTGATATTAAAAATATCATTAATGAAATTAAAAAAGGTAAAACCATCGTATTTCCAACTAACGGAATAGGTACTGGTTTAGCTAAATTAAAAGAAAAGGCACCAAAAACATATAAATTTCTTCAGGGTTCCATTAACGCATTAAAAATGTACGCTGAAAGTTATATTGAGTGCAATGGGAAATATATTGTTGAGCGCTATCTTATGGATGACCTTTGGGAAACATTAGAAGTTGATAATATATATAACCAATCTTCATTTATGTTGGCTAAGTTGATTCCAACAACATATCAACGTGTATCTACAATGGGTACCGCTGGTTTATGGAAAATGTTGATGCTAACCTGGTCATACGAAAATGATCTCGCAATTCCAATACCTGATACTAAACGTGACTTCGTTGGTGGTTTATCTCGCTTATTTAAAGTTGGGTTCTCAAAGATACTCAGAAAGATGGACTATTCATCACTGTACCCATCAATTCAATTAGCACATGATGTATTCCCAACCTGTGACATATCTCATGTATTGAAGTCTTTCTTAAAATATTTCCACTCTGAACGATTCAAAGCTAAAAACTTAGCTAAGAAATATGGTAAAGCTGGTGATAAACAAATGAAGAGTTTCTATGAGAGAAAACAACTACCACTGAAGATATTCATCAACTCAATGTTTGGTGCCCTTGGTGCGCCAAATGCATTCCCTTGGGCTGAAATGGATGTTGCAGAAGGTATTACGACCAGAGCAAGACAATACCTAAGAGCTATGGTTAAATTCTTTATGAGGTATGGTTATGATCCACTTGTACTTGATACCGATGGTGTAAACTTTATGGCACCTAAAGGTGGAGAACATTTTACTTATATTGGTCTTGGAAATAATGAGGCAGTTGAGGCTGGTAAAACATATACTGGTGTTGAAGCTGTAATCGCTGAGTTTAATGATTTGTATATGAAAGGTGAAATGGCTTTAAGTTTAGACGGTACTTGGCCCTCAACTATTAATTTAGCAAGAAAAAATTATGCAATGTTAGAGGATAGTGGTAAAATTAAATTAACGGGAAATACCATAAAATCTAAAAAAATGCCTGTATACATTGAAGAATTTATTGATAAAGCAATGATATTACTTTTAAATGAAAAAGGTGCTGAATTTGTAGATTATTATAATGATTATGTGAAAAGAATCTATTGTAAAGCCATACCTCTTGCCAAAATAGCGACAAAAGCCAGGGTAAAAAAGAGTATACAACAATATGTTAATCGTGGTTTAAATAAAAATGGGAAACCATTACCTAAACAAGCTCATATGGAATTAGTGTTACTGAATAATATGAGTGTTAACCTTGGCGATACCTTATTATATGTAAATACGGGTACGAAAGCATCACATGGTGATGTAAAAATGGATAAAACTGGTAAAATATATGCGAGTCTAATTAAATCCGATGATCTTGAACAAAGACCAGATATGTTAGGTGATTATAATGTAGCCAAATATTTAGATATGTTCAATAAGAGAATTAAACCACTTTTAGTTGTTTTTTCAGAGGATGTTAGAAAAGGTTTGATTATTAAAAACCCAGCCGATAAGAAAGATTGGTTGAATAATGAACTTAATATGATTAATGGTGTACCTTACAAGGAAGCTGATCAAGATACTATTGAAGAATTGTTTACCCCATCAGATCTTGAAAAAGCTTATTGGGCTAAATTTGATTATGAACCAGATATCTGGTTCCAAGAAAATATATTATTTACTGTTCCAGGGTTAGGAAAAACTGTTCCCATCTAATTTTAATCTATTTTCTGATATTTATAATAAATACAATTATAAATGTCAAAAAATAATATAAAAGAGGTTTCGAGTATTGATTTTTTAACATCAGGTTCGAAAGTTCCACCAAATATTGACCCAAAGACGACATCCAGTGTAACATCAGATAAAATGATGCGTATGGTGGCGCAACCGTATGTCTTCGCTAACTATAGAAGATATTATGGTGAGGCGGTACTACCATATAATGAAGAAGCTGATAAAAATAAAGATAAACCTGAGCATTTCTATAAATTTCTTAAAGAAGTTGGTGCTGAAAAAACATTTGAAAAATATTTTACAGATGAAAAACCAGTAGATACCAAATTAAAAGAAATAGCTAAAGCTAAAGCTATTGACATCATTGAGGATATATTAACAAAAAAACAAATATATGATGATGTTTTCAATAAAGTTAACCCAGATAATTTACCAACCATTGATGAGGTTAAGGGTAAAAATAAGTTAATTTTCGGTCAATTAGATAAGATACTTGAATTTGCAAAAAATAATCTGGATAGCTCGGAAAAGAAGTTAATTTTATCATATATACAAGAAAATCTAATATAATGGCTAATGCGAAATTAAGAGGAACACAGTTCGTCATACCGAAAAAGTTATATTTAACATTATCGAATATTTTAAGAAAATATTCAGATATGTCGGGTAATGCTGGATTTAAACGATTAAATTTCCTTATTAATAATCGTCAATGTAGTTATGAACAGATGAAACGTATTAAAAATTACTTCGATCATTACGACCCAAATAACGGTGATGAGATTCAATATGAATTAAATGGTGGTCAAGCAATGAAAAATTGGGTAAATTTTACATTGGATCAGGCGAGAAAAAGTGTGGAAAATACTAAAATACATAATACTAACGCTGGGTTAACTAATCAATTTAATCGGGCACCTGAACAAGATTTGGTAGCAGCCGCAATGCCACCAAAAATTAGAAAATACCCAGATATATTAACAAATAGTCCTTTAATGGAACAAATAAATAAAATAAAAACATTGATAAACAAACTTGATTAATGGAAACTTACGATAATTTATCAGGTCCTTTAGGTAGGACACCAGCCGCTGAACAATTAAGAAATACAGCCGCAACTCAAGAAGCTACACTTGAAGCTATAAATAAATTCAAGGAAAATTCTAACGAATATAGTGCTATAAATAAAGAAGTTGTCGATAATATTGATATCGACAGTAAATATTGGGCACCAAATTCTGCGGTAAACTATTACCGTATAGATAATCAATATAAATCACCAGAATAACTTTACAATTAAGTTAATATGCTTATAATTGAGAACTTAGGGGGTATCGATAAAGAAGAAGCGATAAGGAATGCTATAGAAAATGGCTACACTATCACTTTTTACTATATGGGTAAAGATTATGAAGAAAGGAAAAAACGTGGAGAAAAACCCAAAGCTAATTATAGGCGTGTTGAACCATTTGCATTAGGTAAAACAAAAGAAGGTAATAGTATATTAAGAGGATTTCAATACGCTGGAGCAACAAATAGTAAAAATGGTGTATATAAAACATTTAGACTTGACCAAATTAAAGGTAACGTAATTAATGTTTATGATAGCCAAGGTAAAACTATAAGGTCTTTTGAACCAAGAACATATAAAGAAAAAAGGGTATATAAAGATGGTAGTGTTAGATATGTTGATGCATCTTACCGTGAAGATGGTACAGATAAAAAAATGAAAGGTGGGGTAAACAAGTATTTTGATGTTGATCGTGAGAATTTGGTGGACATACCAACCAAACAAGTTCAACAAAAAGAACCAGAACCAACTGTTAATGAACCAGTTAAACCTAAAATCAATCAACCAGCACCAAAACAAATAGTAAAACCATTACAACAAAAAGAACCCGAACCAAATTTACCAGATGATAAAATGGGTGATTTGGAACGGTTAAATAAAATAACTCAAGATCAGAATGAATATACCGCAGATGATGAAATTGAACTTGCGGAAAATGTTAGTTCTGGTTTTTTAAAATGGCTATATAAATTATATGAATCAAGATAGACAAGAAAAATTAGACTTCATTGCTCAAAGTATATCACGAGCAAAACAAGTTATGGATAAGGTTCATGAAAAATATGACAGGAACTCAACAACTGGTAACAATACTAAACAACCAGGTAGAAGAAGTTATTCAGAAGCTGATTATACAACTCAAGCTGATAATACAGCACAGTATTTAAGCCCAGAACAACTAATGGAGATTCAAAATAGTAGAATGGGTGCGGAATCTTATGCTCAAGCACCTGGGTTACCACCTAATTTTGCACAACCACAACAACAAAGACCCGTCATGCAACAACCACAATTACCAGCTGGTCGTTATCCACGTGAAATAACAAGTGAAAATTATAATATGTATGATGACCCTACTGATCGTGAAAGACCATTACCATTTCCTGATGCGAGTCAATATCAAAGTCAGATAAATCAGCATATGGGTCAACCACAACCACAACAACCTCAGTATCGACCATACAAAAACTTAAATAGTTCGAAAATGCCTAAAGAAATATTAGAATCTTTCTTACAAAAACCAATGATAGATCCTACACAACCAATAGGTATGGAACAACTTTTTCAAAAAGTCGCACAACCGCCGCAACAACAACAACCACAACAATATCAGCAACCGATACCACAATATCAACCACCAGCACAGCCATATTATGCACCACAACCAGCACCAATAAATGAAAGTGTCGCACCTTCGAGTGGCATGGATATTAAATTATTGGAATATGTTATTAAAAAAACTGTTGAGGAAACATTGAAACAGGTTAGCAAACAAACTAATATTAATGAAAACATCCAAATTAAGATCGGTGATCAAACATTTGGTGGTACAATAAAAACACTAAAAAAAATAGCAACAACCACAAAAAAATAAACATATGAATCAGACAATCACATTTTGTAAAAACAAATGTTGCCCAGTAATCGAAGTTCACGAAAATAAAATCGTGTTGGGTGACGCTGAAGGACCTGAAGGTATAACAACCTGGACAAGGAATAATTTTAAGGATTTTGTTGAAGCCGCTAAAAACGGAAAATTTGATGAAATTGTTAAAGATTAGTTATTAACATCATTTTTTAAATAAAAGTCCGTAAATTACGGACTTTTTTGTTTTATTTGAAAACAATACTTGTTTTCATCATATTTTTTTATTACTTTTATAAAAAAAAAGATGAGTCAATTTAAATTATTAGTTGCTCCAGGTGATAATGCTGGTAGTGGTAAATATAGATGTTTAGATCCACATATAAAATTACAAGAAAACCATTCTGATAAATTTTTTGTTGAAATTAACAACAATATAAATTTTACTGATGTAGAATATTTGAAAAAATTCGATGCTATATTTATACATAGAGTACCACAACACGATTACAAAAACGCTATTGCTATCATAACAAATCTAAAAAAACTTGGGTTAAAAGTTATTATAGATACGGATGACTATTGGCATCTCGATCCATCACATGGGTCATATACACAAGTAAAGAAAGAGGGTATCCCACAAATCTTAATTAATTGTCTTAAAATGGCTGACTTAGTTACCGTTCCAACGGAAATTTTAGCTAAAGAGGTTAGGGTATTAAACCCAAACGTATTTGTAATACCAAACGCTATTAATCCAGATGAAGAACAGTTTAAACCAAAACCAGTTAAAAGTGATCGAGTAAGGATAGGTTGGTTAGGTGGTAGTTCACACATAAAAGACTTAAATCTTATAACAGGATTATCTGCCTTGGGTACCCATCAATATAGAGATAAATCACAAATAGTTCTTTGTGGATTTGATACACGTGGAAGTGTTAGGGAGTTAAATCAAGCTACAGGTGAAATTAAAGAAAGACCAATGAACCCAACTGAAACTGTTTGGTTTATGTATGAGTTATTCTTAACAGACAACTATAGAATGTTTCAGGACAATGTTGAATATATGAGGTTCTTAGCACAATTCAAAGAGGATAGTAGTTACGATGACTCTAATCAAATATATAGAAGAGTTTGGACTAAACCAATAGAAACATACGCTAAAAACTATAATTTATTTGATGTATCTTTAGCTCCACTGGAATCAACTAAATTTAACCTATATAAATCGCAATTGAAAGTTATAGAATCTGGATTCCATAAAAAGGCGTTAATTGCACAAAATTACGGCCCTTATACAATTGATCTTGTAAGCGCTATTAAACCAGGTGGTGAAATTGACCCTAAAGGTAATTGTTTACTTGTTGATTCAAATAAAAACCATAAATTGTGGGCTAAATACGCAAAAAGGTTAATTGATAACCCAGAATGGGCGAAGGAACTTGGTGAGAAATTATACGAAACTGTAAAAGATAAGTATAATTTAAATAATGTAACAAAAACAAGATCAGAAATATATTATAATTTATTAAATAAGTAAAATATGCAAGGAAAAGAAAAATTTTTAGAGATTGTAAAAAAATACAATGTCTGCTCTGACTCACTTTTAGAGTTCTTAGAAACATCAGGCTTTTATAATGCCCCAGCATCAACTGTTACCACACTGCATAATGCATTTGAAGGCGGTTTAGTTGATCACTTAATAACTTTAACCAGAAGAACAATTATGGTTAACGAACTTAATGCTAAACTCGACCCAAGGCACAAATGTGACCCAAATAGTGTTGCAAGAGTATCACTTTTACATGGTATAGGTAGAGCATTGCTTTATAAACCAAACCCAAGCGAATGGCATAGGAAGAACTTAGGTAAGATGTACGAGTTCAATGACAAACTTGTGTCAATGACACCTGGCGAAAGGTCATTGTATTACATACAGAAGTATGGTGGTGATATGACTTTAACAGATGTTGAGTACCAGGCAATACTGGGTGCTGAAAAAGATATAGCGAATGATGATGCTGCAAAGTGGCACTCTGAATCATTAACTGTATTATTAAGGCAACAAATCGAATGGGCTATTTCAACTGAAAAACTTGATTATCTCGAAAAGAATGGAAAATAACTTTACTAAAAAATTACTGGAAAAAAGACCAGAGTATGATATAAGGATCGAACCTTTTGTCCATCCATTGGATAAAAAAAGAGATTATATAACATTATACATCAATAACGAACCAACAAAAATCGTGTTGGATAAATCAGAATTAGAATCTGAAAATCCATCTGCGATAAATGAGTTGACAGACATTGTAATTGATTATATCGAAAAATATAATAAAGAATAATATGAATGATATAGAACTTTTTAATCAAGAAATTGATAAAATGCTGGATACAGCAAATGGATTATTAAAAGATTGGCAATATGTTGACGGTGTGATGAAACTCAGAATTAAATTCATCAACAAATCACAAAACCCAAACCCAACTTATGCTAAGGATGGTGATAGTGGTTTTGATTTAAGAGCCAACTTAACCGAATATGTAATTTTAGAACCAGGTGAAAGGGTGTTAATACCTACAGGTTTATTCTTTCAAATACCCGAAAATTTTGAATTACAGGTTAGATCACGTAGCGGTTTAGCTTTAAAAAATGGTGTAATGGTACTGAACTCCCCAGGTACTGTTGATTCTGGTTATAGGGGTGAGGTTGGTGTTATATTGTATAATACCTCAAAGGATAATTTTACAATCAATAATGGTGATAGAATTGCACAGGCTGTAATAGCCCCAGTTCAAACGTTAGCAAATACGGTTTTCGTTAAATCGGACACACTGGATTCAAGTGAGCGTGATTCAACAGGTTTTGGTAGTAGTGGTATAAAGTAAAATAATAAAATGTTTAAAATTAAGTATTACAATCAACGCAGATGTTCTGGAAAAACATCGGATCTGATTAATATGTTTTGTATGAACCCAGAAGATTCATTCTATATAACATATAGTGTTGAAGAGAAAAAACGTGTTAGGGATTTAGTTGATTCAAAATACCATAAAAGGGTTATAATGCATAATAATTTACCTATTTGTGGTTTCTCAATAAAGAAATTATTTATTGATGAGTATGACTTCATCAAAGATAAGGCTAAGTTTTCGTATATGGTATTACCTATGTTAACTGAAGATGCTGAAATTATAATTAAGACAACACCAAGTAAGGTATATAAAAAACAAAACTTAGCGATAGCTCAGTTACTACACTTTAAACCTAATTATAATTTGTCTTATCTATCTGAAGAAGATAATATAGAAGTCAATGAGTTAAAAGTTAGTTTAATAAGTCACCCAAATTGTAAGGTTTACGATTCATCATTAATAAAGTACGGTGATTATTATACAAAGTGTGAAATAAATGGGGAAATGTTTGAATAATGGAATGTTTTGAACAACAAATAAAACTCTATAAACGAGTGACAGCCGACATATATGATCAAATAACATTTAAACGTGTGTGGTCAGGTGATATAATTCAGGTTGGTGATAAAGTACTTTACGCATACGCCTTTGATCCAGAAGATGATGGTTTAAAGTTATTATCGGTTCTCGAAAGAGAATTAAATATGATTGCGAAAAAATTTGATTTCGTTGGGTATAAAGACAACATAATACCAGTTTTAAAATTCAAAACAGATGGAAAGAAAAGGGAATATTCAGATAAAAAAGATTAGTGTTGTCTTCTCAACAAGATTGTTAGATGAGGAATACCTTACACATATTAGAGAAACATCTGGTATGGGTAATAAAATAGAAATATTACCATTTGTGAATAATGGTGAGAAGTCTTTGACTGAAATATATAATGAGGGTTTAGCTTTAGCTAAAAATGATATTGTTGTGTTTTGTCATGATGATTTGATATTCAATATTCAAAATTGGGGTGTTGCTATAGGTGACCATTTCACCCGAAATTTAGGTTTCGGTATACTTGGTATAGCTGGTACTAATAAGCTTGTAGATGGTCGTTGGTGGACGTTAAAAGAACATATGCATGGTATTGTGAATCACACTGACGGTAAAAAGGTTTGGACGAGTAATTACTCACCATCACAAGGTATAGGTTTAAAACGTATGGTTGTTTTAGATGGTTTACTTATTGCCGCACATAAAAAAAGAATTAAAGCTAATTTTGATGAGAGTGTTAAAGGGTTTCATTTTTATGATTTAAATTTTTGTATGGATAATTTCTTACAGGGTGTTAAAATTGGGGTTATGACTAACGTAAGAGTTACACATCTTTCAGTTGGTGAAACTAATGATCTCTGGGAAGAAAATAAACTACAATTTGAAGAGAAATATAAAGACAAGCTACCAATAGAAATATGATAAAGAGCATAAAAGAATTAAAAGGTATACACCAGGACGAAGACATTTATATTGTCGGCGCTGGTGCCTCCGTTGATTATATAGATGAATCTTTTTTTGATGGTAAAATTGTTATCGGAATAAACCAAGTATATAAAAAAATTAAATGTGATTATTTGGTTCGTAAAGAGGTTAAATTTCTTGAGCCAGCTCTTAAGACAGGTTCAAAAGTTATTGTGTCTGAGTATGATAGTGGTAATTTAAACTCTGGTTCAGCAAAACTAAATACAAATAAAATTGAACACGATAATCTATATTATTTTGAACATTTGGATAACTTACATGATAAATTAGATTTATCCGTAATTGGTACTGATAAGATTGTTGTAAGTTACTCAACAATAACATCAGCTTTACATATTGCCGCATACATGGGAGCATTCAATATTATTATTGTAGGACATGATTGTGGTTCACTTAATGGTAAATTAACCTTTAAAAACTACTACGATTCAATAAATGATACACCCTGGAAGGATTGGAACCAATATAAAAATTGGTTAAAAATAATTGAGAGTCAGACTATAGCTGTAAGAAATAAACTAAAGGATCATTATCAATGTAATATTGTATCCATCAACCCATTTGTTTCATTTAACTTGGAGAATAATATATTTATGTAATTATGTTTGATGATGTAAAAATAATAATACCAGCAAGAAGAAATTCCAAAGGATTTCCTTTTAAAAATAGGGAATTATTTGATATAACAATCAATAAAATACCTGAAGAATTTTTGGGTTCCATAATTGTATCAACCGATGATGAATGGATTATTGAAAAATGTCAGGAATATGATTTAAAATACGATCACCGTAAACCAGAATTAGCTAATGATGGTACCTCAACAATGGAGGTAATGATGGATCTTTATGAACGTAAATTAATATTAGATGATGATACCGTTGTTATGTTATATTTAACATATCCCGAAAGAACTTGGTTAGAGGTATTAGATTGTTTAATAACCTTCAAATTTAATAATTTAAGCTCACTATTATGTAAAAAAGAAATAAAAGGTACACACCCTTATTTATATATGTTAGATATTGGGAATAATCGAGGCGCTCAATTGATTGCCCATGATTTGTATCGCAGACAACACTACCCAAAAGTATTTGAACTATCACATTTTATTTGTATTTTTAAAGGTTATGAGGTGTGTAATACGAACCCACTATTAAATAATAATTTATATGGTAAACATACGTTTTTTTATGATATTGGGGATGTTATTGATGTTGATACTAAAGAGGATTTAGAATTAGTTAAATATGGAAATAGTACAAATTAAAAGAACAAAGTTATCTGAGGCTCCAGACTTATTATCTGAAGCCATAAACAAATATACTAAACACAACTCAGTCGTTCAACGTAAAATTGATACAGGTGAGAGTAAATATGATGCTGTGATATTTCACAATAAATATATCCCCACGAGTATCAAAAATCAATCTATTATTTACCATAGTGAACCGTACATGGTTGACTTAAAAATTCCAAATTCAGTTAAAAAACACGTAATAGCCCAATATCAATCTACTTTACCACAATTTAGTAACTGCGATATCGTTAGAAATATCGTGGATTTCAATAATCCTATTTACAATCCTCAATATTTTAGTAAAATTAAAATAGGTTACTCACCATCATTTAAAAATGTTTTCGGTGAGTGGCATAATAAAGGTTTTAAAGAAACTAAAGAAGCTTTAGAAAGAATAAAGAAAATATATGATTATAGAGTCGATTATGACATCATCACAGATGTACCATTAGAAGAATGTTTAATACGTAAATCGAAATGTAATATCATTATTGATGAAGTTGTTACGGGTTCCTACCATAGATCAGGATTAGAAGGTCTGGCTATGGGTAAGTTAACAATATGTAATCTATCACATAAAGTAAAAGATGTTTTAGCTAATGTATCGGGTACTAATGAAATACCATTTAAATTATCAAACGCACATGGGTTAACACAGACTTTAATAGACATTATTGAAAATGGTATTGATTACATTAATGATGTTGGTAAAAATAATAGAGTGTGGATGGAAAATCATTGGAATCCTGAAACTATAGTAAACGAATTTATTAAAAAAATCGAAAAAAATGGATAAGGTTAAAATTATAGCCGAAATAGGTATCAACCATAATGGTGATTTAGATATAGCCAAAAAATTAATAATGGTAGCTAAGGCTGCTGGTTGTGATTACGTTAAGTTTCAAAAAAGAAATCCAGATATTTGTGTTCCAGAGGATCAGAAAACACAGATAAGACAAACACCTTGGGGTGAAATGACATATCTCGAATATAAATGGAGAATTGAATTTAATATTGTACAGTACCAGGAAATTCATGATTTTTGTAAAAGTATCGGTATTAAATGGTTTGCCTCGGTTTGGGATAAAGATTCGGTAGATTTCATTAAATATTTGAATGATCTTAATAACTATGAAAGCATCATGAAGATACCATCAGCGCTTATTACAGATCATGAATTATGTACATATGCTGGCTCAAGGTGTGATACATTGATTATATCAACAGGTATGAGTGATGAGTCCGAGATTTTGTCGTGTATCAATGTTTGTGATCCAGATGTTATAATGCATACTAATTCAACATACCCATCTCCAGTTAGTGAGCTAAACCTTAATTACATAACACACTTAAAAGAAAGCCACCCTGGTAGGGATATCGGCTACAGCGGTCATGAATATGGGTTGGTTACGACATTTGCAACAATACCAATGGGTTGCACCTGGATTGAAAGACACATTACACTTGATCGCACTATGTGGGGTTCTGACCACTCAGCTTCAATTGAACCATCTGGTTTATTTAAATTGGTTAAAGGTATTCGTGATGTGGAATCAGCGATGTCGATACCATGTGCCCCAAGGAAAGTGTTTGGTGGTGAATTAATAAAACAAAAAACACTACGGAAAAAAAATTAATATGATAATTTTTGTTGATATTGATAATACTATTTGTGAAACCATCGGCACCAATTACGCTGATGCTAAACCGTTTTATGATAAAATAAATAAAATTAATAACCTATATGATGCTGGTCACACGATTATCTACTGGACAGCCAGGGGTACTGGTTCTGGGATCGACCATAGTTTTTTAACGATTAGCCAATTTAAGGCGTGGGGTGTAAAATATCATGAATTAATGTTTCGTAAACCAATTTACGATATATTTATATGTGATAAAACAGTTAATGATATAGATAATTTAGTGTTAAATAGTAACGATATTGCATAATAAAGAGTTAAGAAGAGCTGCAAAACTTAAAAAGCCAGCCTATGTTGATCCACTCACGATATCCAAACCTGATATTAAACTCAGAAATGGTGATACGGACATTAGAATACACAACATAAAAAATATTGCTGTAAAACCATCCGAAAACATGGAATATTCGGTAATCATACCTACCATGTGGGTACCTGAGAAATTATTGGATATATTAGAAATTTATGATAATTGTAAGTATATAACTGAGATTATATTAATCGATAATAACCCAACTAAAAATAAATTGGGTGACTTTAAATCCGATAAATTAAAAGTTTACACAAAAAATTGTAATATCTATGTGAATCCCGCTTGGAATTGGGGTGTTGAATTGGCAACTAATGAAAACATTATCATAGCCAATGATGATGTTTTTATAACATTAAATAACCTAAATGGTTTAATAGAGAAGGTAATAAATAAATTAAGACCCGATACGATTTTTGCCCCATCTGAGAAATGTTTTAACAAAAGTATTAATTCGGATATTCAAATAACTGAGGTAAAGGGGTCTTCCATAAATTATGGGTTTGGTACATTTATGATTATGAAGAAAAAATCATACACTATTATACCCGATGATATATTAATATTTTATGGTGACAATATTCAAGCGGAAACAAATAAAATTTATAATTTTCATGTTAACATAGACACCAAGATGAGTGTTACTATACATAGTAGTAACGAATTAAGGTTTTTATGTGAGAAAGATCATGAAAAAATAATTAAATATAAAAAAAACTATAAGTTGCTACCTAAATTTAAGTAATGAATATTGAAGTATATACAATATGCTATAACGAAGAATTCTTGTTACCATTTTTTTTGAATCACTATACGAGTCATATAAAAGCTAATAAGATAGTGATATACGATAATCATTCAACGGATAAAAGTGTTGAAATTGCCAAGTCATTTAATAAATGTGAGGTTGAAGTAATACCATACGATACCAATAACACATTGGATGATAACAGATACCTGGAAATTAAAAATAACTGCTGGAAGAACTCAAAAGCTGACTGGGTTATAATATGTGATATTGACGAATTAATATATATTAAAGATTTTAATCTATTATATGATGAGAATGTTAATATATATAAGCCGAAGGGATTTCAAATGATCTCTGATACTTTACCAGATATTAATAAGGGGTTGTTAACGGATCAGATTACCTATGGCTCACCCGACATCAAATACTCCAAATGTGCTATTTTTAGACCAAAGATAGCTAACATAAATTATGATCATGGGGCACATACGTGCAAACCATCACAACCCATCACACCAACCGCTGATATATTATTATTACATTACAAATATATTAATTATGAGTATGTGGTGAATAATTTCAAAAATAGATTTGATAGATTATCACGAAATAATATTAGGCATGGTTATGGTGGTCACTACGGGTTCAGTGAAGAAAAAATTAAGGAAATTTTCAACGATTTAAATAAAAATAAATATAGTTTTTTAAAAACTGGTGTTTCATTTTCGATTACAAGTTGCTCAAGGTTGGATTTATTAGATACCACAATAAATAGCTTCTTAAAGTATAACACGTACCCAATAGATGAGTACATAATGACAGATGATTCTGGTGATAAGAAAATTTATGATACGCTGGTTTCAAAATATGGTGACAAATTTAAAATAATTAGAAATAACCCTAAAGTCGGTTTAGCTAAATCGATTGATATCCTTTACAATAACTGCAACAATGAGTATATTTTTCATTGTGAAGATGATTGGTTATTTAACGATAATAACAGTACCTTTATCGAAGAATCGTTATCGATATTAGAAAATAAAAATATACACCAAGTATGGTTAAGAGATATTGATGACTTACCAGAGATATATAGTGATCTGGGTAAGTCGAACCTTTATAAAGGTATTGAATATTACGATATACCAACCATAGGTAATTGGTGTGGGTATTCATATAATCCTGGACTAAGGAGGAAATCAGATTACCATAGATTCTTCCATAAAGGTGTTTCAAGTATAGGGGATGAACAAACATGTTCAGTTCACCTAAAACAATTTAACTACAAAAGTGTGTTACTAAAAAACACATGTTGTAAACATATAGGTTATGAAAATAAAACAAAAAATTTTAAACATTAACACATGATATCAAAAACAGGTATTTGGTCAGAGGAAGAAAAAATATTTCACGCTGACTCAAAAGATTTATTAGATAGTCTAATTGAACACTTTGACCCACAAAAACCAGTATATGATTTTGGTTGCGGTACAGGTTATTACCTAAAAAACTTAAAGAAAAATGGATTCACAGATTTGATAGGATTTGAGGGTACAGATGTAAACCCTAAAGATGGAGTTACCTTTCACGTTCTTGACCTAAGTAAACCAATAACCATTGATCTACCAAAGGGTCAGGTTATCTCATTTGAGGTCGGTGAACACATTCCAGAAGAATATGAATCAACATTTATCGAGAACATAACCAAATATTGTGATAGTAAGTTATTTATTTCCTGGGCATTAGTAGGTCAAGCTGGTGTTGGGCATGTTAATTGCAAACCGCAAGAATACATTATAAAAAAGATCTGCGAAAAGGGGTTTGTTTATGATGAAACCCTATCGGAGCATCTTAGAAATTTGGGTCATAAAAACACACCCTGGTTTAATAACACATTATTAGTCTTCAATAAGGTATGATAACATTTATAGCACCAACGTTTAACGAAAAATTAGATCCATACCTCTTCATAACATCACTTTTGTTACAAAAAGATGTTAGGTGGAAAGCTATCATTTACTCCAACGGTATAAACACGGATTGCAAAAAAATAGTTCAACATTTTAATGACGATAGGATAACCTATTTAGAATCTGAAACAAATAATGGTTATTGGGGTTGTTATAATCGAATTGACGCATTAATGAACTATGTCGACACTAAGTATGTTTGCCAAACATCAATACAGGATTATTTCACACCCAACGCTGTTAGGCAAATATTAGAAAACCTGGGTAACGATTTTATATATTGGGACTCACTACACAATCATTATGATTGGGAAATCCTTAAATCCGAAATAAAAATATCAAAGATGGATTGGGGTAATTTCGCAATAAAAACTGAAATAGCCAAACAGGTTGGGATTAATCATCCAAAAGAATTTGCCAGCGATGGTTTATTCATTGAAGATTGTGTTAAAAGTGGATTATTAAAAAACATAATAAAAATAAATAAAATATTAACAATACATAACTAAATCTATGAGCAGAGGTACACAAAGAAAAGCATCAACAAGATCTTCAAGAAAGAGATTAAGTTTAGACGAACAAGATGAGGTTTATGACGCATTAATGAATGATAAATCTGACAAAACGGGTGAAAACATAATCAAGTCTATTCAGGTAAGAGTCAAAGCCAAAACACCTAACCAAAAAAGGCTAATCAATTCAATAAAAGATCATGACATCACAATATGTGCTGGTTCACCAGGAACTGGTAAAACATTTGTAACATGTGCCACAGCTCTCGATGTATTAAAGAATAACCCAAATATTAAAAAAATTGTAATAACTAAATCTGTTACAACAATTCCAGAAGAAGAAATGGGTTATCTTAAAGGTACCGTTAAAGAGAAGTTAGAACCAGTCATGTATTCATTTACTGGTAACTTTGAGAAAATAATAGGTGCATCATTATTAGAAAACTTAAAAACCGCAAATCTTTTAATAGAATTACCTTTAGCCTATATTAGAGGTACAACAATCGATAATGCCATTATTATTGTTGATGAAACACAAAATATAACTAAAAGAAATATGAAAACACTTATGACCAGATTAGGTGAGAATTCTAAATTCGTATTTCTTGGTGATCTTGAACAGGTTGACATTAAAAAACCAGAAAATAGTTCACTTAGTTATTTATTAAAGAATTTTTCGAGTATTGAAAACGTTGGTACTATCGAATTAACGGATGAGGATATTGTGAGAAATGAATTAATTAAAACTATTTTAAAAATTTTCAGAGAAAATCCATAAATAGTTTACTTTTGCACCTATTATCATATTTTTATGTAAATTAATATAAAAATATGGTAATAGGATTTACAATTAACAACATTCTTCGCAATCACATTGAAAAATTAAGCGAAGCTTACGAAGCAATAACGTACAAAAAACCAATCGAACCGATTAACCCATTCGAATTGTACGATTCATTCCCTAAAGAAGAAGATGATGAATTAGTCTTTAGCGAATTTGATGTGAATAATACTTCAGACGGGGAAAAAATAGATAACGACCTAAATATGGCTGGCAATGATATATCATTCGATGTGTATGAATATTTGTACATGGATGCCGCCTTTGAAATATTTGGTCGTTGTGAACAAGCTGAAGAAAACTTAATGGTTAAATTAACAAACCTGAAGAGTCAGGATGTTGAAGTAATACTACTCAATAAGGAATCACCAAGATCTAAATGCGCCACTCTATTCTACCTATCAAAAATAAATTTTGATTTAAATAGAATAATATTCCCAGACCAATTCAAAGAATTTGGTAATTACTGTGATGTCATCGTTACCGATAACCCAAGAATTATCGAATCAATGGATGAAAGGAAAATAATAGTAAAAGTTGAAAATCAATTTAATGTTGATTATAAATCAGATTTTACTATACTTAAAGTGTCCGATATTTTTAACATTTTTGATGATATCAAAAAAGCTTATAATGATAGACAACCAAAAGAACCAAAAGAAGTAATAAATAATTAAAAATAATAATATGAGTAAGAAGGAAGAAATTTTACAGAATATCGAATCTTCGATAACAAAAATTAATAATAAGGAACAGAGAATTATATTTATGGTTCCAGATACTAAGGGTAACGCCAGAGCGAGTATTGCCGTCATTTATAGGCAAGCTATGACCCTTAAAAATCTTGGTTATGATACAGCTATTCTACTGGAGAAAAAGGACTCAATAAAACCAGGTGTATGGTTAGGTGATGAATACGATTCTTTAACACATTATTCGGTTGAGGAAAATAATATGTCAATTGGGGCACAAGATTTCATAGTTATACCAGAGGTATTTGGTACGGTATTCGAACAAGTTGAAAAACTCCCAATGGAAAAGGTGTTATTCGTTCAATCATTTGAATATCTCTTGGATTCTTACGCACCTGGTTCAACCTTTCTTGATCGTGGTGTTACTGAGGTTTTAACCACAAGTGAGCATGTTGCAAATCTAATAAAAGAAATTGTTCCATTACCACATATAGGTGTAGTACCCGTTGGTATATCCGATCATTTCAAACCAAGCGAAAATTTACCAAAACCAATTGTAGCAATACATTGTAGGGAGGCGAGAAAAGCTGCGAAAATAATTAAAACATTTTACTTGAAATACCCAATCTATCGTTTTGTGTCATTTAAAGATATGCACACAATGAGTGAGAAAGATTTTGCTAATAATCTTAAAGATTGTTGTTTGTCTATATGGGTTGATGATGAGTCATCATTCGGCACATTCCCAGTGGAATCCATTAAATGTAATGTACCTGTAATTGGTAAAGTACCAACAATAATACCAGAATGGATGGAGGATAATAACGGTATGTGGGTTTACGATGATAATCAAATACCTGACCTCGTATCAACGTACATGAAAAATTGGTTGGAAGATAATATCCAGGACTCATTGAAAACCGTATCAACTTCTTTAGATGGTAAGTATACAATGGCTGAATTTGAAAGTAAGACCAAAGAAGTTTGGGAAACATTCTTCACAAGAAGAGTTGAAAAACTTAAAACAATAAAAGATAATTATTTAAAGAATAACTCATAATGGATACACTTATCAGTTTAATAGAGAAATTGTGTGAGGATAGTGAAGGTGCTGTCTTAGGTGATATAAACACCACACTACCATTAGAGGCTAAAGAGCTTTTAATAGCTGAGTTGTTAAAACACCCGCAATTCAAAAATACTAAAAGTTTTGAATTTCTTGAATACCCAACATTTATTGAAAATGATGGTATAACAGTAACTGAGTGCCGTACCATGAAGTTAATGAGTGATGAGGAAATTGATAAGCTTCATGAACACACACTTGAAATGGTTAGTAAGCATACTATTGTTGATGGTAAAATTAAAATGGAACTTGTACCAAAAGAGGTAAAACCTAACTATACATTATTAAACGAACACGTTAAACTGTATTCAGTTATGATATCGCCAACACTATACAGTGAACCAGATGGTTATAACGAATTATTGGTTAGCCCATTAACTTACAACCCAAAAAATTTCATACCATGTCAACGAATCATACTCTCAATGTCAAGAGAAAAAATGCAAGACGATGTTGCTATGGGTGAAGCTGAAACTGATTACAAAAAACACCTACATGATTTACTTGATAAGGGTATTGAAATGTTGGAGAATAGGCAAACAAACTATAAAATAACAAAGTGTATTATGATCAGGGTAACGCCAGACTCATACACTGAGCAAAAATAAAAAAAAACTAATATAATGGAAGAAAATAAGACAATTGACGTAAGTGTAATCATACCAATACACTCAATAGCTAACGCAAAAACTGCGGAATATTTGGATATAGCTTTAAAAAGTATAAATGTTAACGAAGTAAAACCAAAGAATGTAATCATTGTAAGATGTGGTTGCGGTGATGTAAAAGAGTTCCTTGATGGGTTTGATTTTAGTGCATATAATTTTAAGGTTGATATAGTTGAAAATTCAACTGGTAAATCATTCCAGAATCAAATTAATTATGCTGTATCTAAAGTAACAACCGAATTCTTCAGTTTCCTTGAATTCGATGATGAATACGCATCTAATTGGTTCAGAAACGTTGATTTATATATGACTAAACATAAGGATGTTGATATGTTTTTACCCATCATATCAGATGTTAATGTTGATAATAAGTTTTTAATGCTATCTAATGATGCTGTTTGGTCTTATAACTTTACAGATGAGATAGGTGTTTTGGATCATGAATCTCTTATGGAATTCCCAAACATTAATATAGATGGTATGGTAATAAGAAAAGAATCATTCATTAACGCTGGTGGATTAAAACCATCAATTAAGTTAAGCTTCAATTACGAGTTCTTACTTAGATTTACAAAGAATTCATATAAAGTTATGGTTATACCAAAGATTGGTTATAAACATACAAACATGAGGGAAAATTCATTATTCTGGAACTATAAACATGAACCAGTAGAAAAATTAACTCCAGATGAGGCAAAATTTTGGATGGAGTTAGCTAAGAAAGAGTTTTACTATAAGGATGATAGGAATATCGTCTACGCACCAGCACAAAGTGAAGTTATAAATCATGATTAAACCTAAAAACAAAAACTACTACGATATCGATCAAGAATCGGCTGTGTTATTGTTTTTAAAATCAAAATCTAACGAAGAGAGAACCAAGATTTATAGAGAATACCTACAGGAACCGATCAATAAAATGATCGAAATAATTATCAGACGATATAAACTGGAGCGAAAACTCGATCAATTTGAAGATATACATGCAGATGCTTTATCTTTTTTGATGACAAAATTTGATAAGTTTGAACCAGAAAGGAATAAAAAATCTTATTCATATTTTGGTACCATTTGTAGGAATTATCTACGAGGTGAACTTATTAAAGAGGGTAAGAAAAATAGATTACACACCGATATCGATATGGTGGAATCCGAACTCATGGGTAGATCGGATCAAACATATAATATAGATGAGGAAAAGTTTAACGCTAACTTATTTATAGAAAAATTGATGGTAAAATTAAAGGAAGAATTAATTTCCGATGATTTAACCGATAATGAATTTAAAGTTGGTCACTCTTTAGTTAAAATTCTCGAAGAATGGGAGGAATTGTTTAATGATTCTGATAATAAAAACCATACGAAGTTCAATAAAAACCTAATTTTATTATATATTAGAAATATGACAGGTCTTACAACCAAAGAAATTAGGAATAGTATGAAGCGATTCAAAACACTATATTTCATATTTAAGAACGATTTTATAGAAGACTGATATTTATATAAAAGCGAATAATATGAATTTAACAGCAAATAAAAAGAGGAAAATTGATATAACCGAGGAAAGTTTTAAAGACTTACTCCAAGAAACCTATAATGAAATCGTTGATGAGAGGAATAGGGCGCTTGTTGCTTATAAGAAATTCACCAAAGATATCAATGAAAACACCGATATTGCACTTGTTGGTAAGATCACAAACGAATTATTGAAAATAATGGATGCCGCCACAGAGAAAAAGCTTAGACTTATTAAACTTCAGGGCGATATCCTATACAAATCAGGTAAGCCTGATGGTGGAACTACCGCTGAAACAACAATTACTGAAGAGGATAGGTTATGGATTCAGGAGCAATTCAAAACACCAAAGGTTGATAAGAACACAAAAGAATATGAGGGGTAATGGGTACACAAAGCGAAATATTTGCAAGATATCGCTCTTTGTTCGACAGTTCAAGTGTTCGACCAACAGAAAGCGAAACCAGTAAAAAACTCAATAATATGAGTTTTGTTGACTTCCTATTTCAAATTGTGAAAGCAACAAAAGGTCAAAATGAGTTTAAAAATGTTGTACTTAAAGGTTGTTTATCCGAAGCTAAAAAAGCGAATGAAATAAATAATGTCATAAAAAACGCCATATTTGAGGCTTTTGGTTGTGATAGTAATCTTATAATACCTGGTAAATACACCACAGAGTCAATAAGTGGTATTGAAATTAGTAAAACAGAAATCGATTTTTATGGGTTATTTAAGCATAATCCTGGCGATTATCCTGGTAAATACATATATGAGGGTAACGATATATCTAAACATATAAATTATTTCTTATATAAATCACAAAGCGTAACCCAAGCATCTCCGATAGTTTTTAGATATAATGGTATTGATTTATTTAATATGTATGCTAAAGATTCCGCAACATTAATTTTTAGGTTTGGTTTATCATACAAAAATAAAACATATTCTGAGTGGTTAAAGGATTACCTTGAAGCCGCAAGCCCAATGTATAATTTCGTTAATTTTGTTACAATATTAACCGATTTAATAACTGGTTCCGTATCACTGAGTGGTGGAAAAGGTCAGTCTGAGATGGCTCAACAATCGGGACTTATTAAAGCATTACAAAAGATTTTTGGGTTTTGTAACGAAAATGATGGTGACGACACACCCAATGGATCTGTTAATGGTTTTTTGAATAATCAAAATAACTCTATTTCAGTCAATCAAAATAATAATGGTGGATTAAATACTGGTTTTGGAGGAACACAAACAAATGGGCTTGATAACTCCGAAACAATTGACCCATCCGATTTATTTGATTTTGATAGTTTATTACTCGATGAAATTAATACAACAGCACAATTAAAAGCTAACGGTTTTATAAGATTCGCAACGTGCGACAATCTCGATATACCTGTTAACCCAAACGATATTATGAATGGTTTAAATGAGCTATTCAATAATGCCGATAGTAACTTAATTATCGATTACGGTAATGAGGGTAATAGTATTTTAATACCACCAACTGATGTTAGTACTGGCTTCGATAACTCAAAAATCGATCCTAATCTGGATAAGACAACAGATTTTCTCGCAAATACACCACTAAATAACGGGTTAAATGATTTGCTTAATTCTGGTGAAGATTCGGTAGCAACAAACTTAGCAAATATAAATTCAGAACATCAATTAAATATTTTAAAAGCAATACCATATGCAATGATGGAGATGATAATATCACCAAAATTACTAATGGTACCAAAATTACATGCTGTATTATCGGGTGACACATCTACAAAAAGTAGAAGTCAAATGATGGAATTGCTACTTGCGATAATTTCTAAAATAGGTGATCATATAACGAAAAAATTATTACAAAACATATTTGATTCGATAAAATCAGATCTTATTAAATTAGCAAAAACATTAGCTGTTAATTTTTTAAAACAAAGAGGTCTTGATTACTTAGCGTGTCTTTCATCCTTATTAAGTTTAGTAAATTTATTATCTTCGTTAACAAACGATGGTGGTTGTACGAGTATTCTGGGTAAATTATTAAAATTACTGAAATTAGGTAATTTCGGCCCTATGCCACCAATACCACCACCACTTGTTTTAGTGGGTGGTGCGCTTAAACCAGGTCTTAACCAGGTATCAATTATTAATGATGTAAAGTCCTCATTGGAGGAAAAAGGTATAGTAACATCACCAACAATGCCAGATGGTACACCTAATAATATGATGATAGCTATCGAGGAAACCATAAAAACAATAATACAACACATAAAAACAAATGCCAGTATATCCGTTACCACAACTGGCATGGGTTTATCAATGGGTTATGGTCAAATTCAATAAAATGAAAAACGAAATATTACAAAAGATTTGTGAAACATATAAAGATCTATCAAATAAAGAATTATCTAAAATATTGATTAATTTAAATAATGATTTTGAAGTTTTGAAAGAAACAATGCTTGAATTAACAATAGCTATTGGTGAAGTTGAAGATACATATGATAAGGTTTATAATGAATTACAAACAAGGTTAAAATTTAAGGATAATGAGTAATTTGGATATTATATACGGTGTATGTGTAGATAATTCTGATCCTAACAACGCCTATCGTATACGTATGGTTGAAATAGCTTCGTCATTAGATTCAGTTAATCGACCATATGAAGATATATTGAAAATTGTTGAAGTAAATGATGCTAAAGGTAAATATATACCCTGGCAATATTCCACAGGTTCAAGAACCAGTGACCCGTATTTAGCTGAAAGTTTCATGCCAATGCATTTAACTATGTTACCAGAAAAAGGTCAACTTGTTAAGTTATTTAAATACAACGGATCACCCACAAGATATGAATACTTAGGACCTATAACAAATAACCCAATAGATAAATGGCAAAATTATGCCTTGGCTTTACAAAAAACCAAACCAAATAGTAATTACGAAAAAGGTTTAATACCAAATAAAACCAAATTTCCGTTAAGTGGAAAAAATAATGAGCAAATAATAATGGGTGAAAATACTATAGTTCAAAGATTGGATTATATCACCCAACAAAAGAATAGGCGTGAAAAATACCCTTTTCTTCAATTTGTACAATACCCATCATCAATAAATGTTACAACAGAGAGTAAAACGGAAACAACTGAAAATGATTACCCAGTTGATTTTGTTTTAACAACAGTTTTTGATTACGAACCAAAAACGCAAGCGAATAATTTAAATTTATCGTGTACTATTAAGGTATATGATTCATCAAAAATTATAAATGATCGTGGATTAAGTGGTTTAAAGAAATCTCAGGTTACATTTACTCCAAATTTTCGTTCATTATTAAAAACACCAACAATAACATTCAAATTAAAAGCTGGCACATATAATAAGCTTATAAATGAGTTTACTAATTTATTAACAGCTATAAAAAATAAGAAGATTTATAAGTTCCCAGCTGATGGGACAATAGAATCTTATACATATACCGATGAATTTATTAATTTAGATATTAATAACCAATACGGTTTTTCATCTAATAGTGGTGGCGCTGTACCCGAAAAACCAAACGAGATTATTAATGATAGTTTTGTTGTTATGAAAGACAATGATCAGGTTGAATTTTTAAAATTGGATTCAGCCACATTAAGTAAGAATTATGGTACAACCGATATTAATAAGTATCCTGAATTTTTATCACTCGCTGAATTTGTATCTAATGGAGCGTATGAAAAATTCGTTACTAAAATTCAAGCACCATCAACATCAAAAACCATTGATAGCGATGTATCTGAGTATATTAATGAATCAGAGAGTGCTAATATCACACATGTTGACAAAATTCTACTATATTCAACCAAAAATGATGTTTCATTAACAACCCAAACACCTGAGATAGATGGGTTATCTCAGGATAAATTAGCACAATTATTCAAAAATAGTGGGAACCCAGATGAGCGATTTAAATTAGCACACCCAATGCTAAGAGGTGATAAAATGTTAAATGTTATTATAAAATTAATTAATTTGTTATTAACACACGGGCATGAAGCTGGAAAGAACCCACCAGATTCATTGGATCAGAATAGCCGCACTGAATTATCTAATATTATCCAGGATTTACAAAAGGATTTAACGGATAATAAAAATAGTGTTACATTAAACCATTATATACGCTTAAATTAAACTATTTATCAATATGGGACTTTATAGAACATATTTTGATAAAAATAATACGATAATTAAGGATAGCTCGGTTAACACAGCCAAGAATCCTATATCTGAGTTATATTGCGGTGAAAATGTTAGTCGTTTCTTATTTAATTGTGATTTCACAAATCTAAAAGAAATGTTTAGCGAAAACAACATTAATCTTGATACCGCAAGACATATTCTAAAAATAAAGAATACGTCTGATTTTGATATTAAGAATGGTTTAAATACATTCAACGATATTCTGGTTAGTGATAATGATCGTTCAACATCATTTGACCTTGAATTAAGACCGCTTACACAATCTTTTGACGAGGGTACTGGTTATGACTTTACACCAGTTCGTTTAACTGGTGATACATCTTATAAAATAGAACCATCGAACTGGTTCGAGGCTACCCGTTTAGTTGATTTTACAGAACCAGGTGCGGTAAACACAAATGAAATACTTGCCACACAACACTTTGATAATGGTAACGAAAATGTTGAATTAGATATAACAGATTTTGTTAATAGTATAATTACTGAAGCACTTTCATTTCAAGATCTCGATAATAATGAAATAACTACACCATATGGTTTTATTTTAAAATATAGTGATGAGTCAGAAACAGCTGACGCTGGGATTACTCGCACACTTGGATTATATACAAAATACACCCAAACCTTTTATGAACCATACATTGAAACAACCTGGGATGATCATATCAGTGATGATAGAATAAATTTTTATCATAATAAAACAAATAGATTATATTTATATGTGAATGTTAATGGCGTTCCTACTAATTTAGACGATGTGCCAACCTGTGTTATAAATGAAACTGAAACTTATTTTCCTGTACATCAAGCAAAAGGTGTCTATTATGTTGAAATAACTGGAAATACATATACTGAAACGTATGTTGAAAATATTGATGTGTGGTCTGAACTATATATTAATGGTGTACACCTTGATGATGTTAGATTAAGATTTGTACCAATTGACGGTAAAACATATTTCGGAATAGGTTCCACAATGAGCGAACCAATTAAATATGGGTTATCTCTCAGCGGTATAAAATTCGGGGAAACAATAGATCAGGGTAATATTAGAAAGGTTAATGTACTCTTAAGAAAACCATACACCTTAAACGACTATGATTTTGCTTCTCAGATATATTATAGAATGTATGTGAAACAAGGTAAAAATTTGGTTGAAGTTATTGATTGGCAAAGGGTTTCTAAGGGTTATGATACACATTTTTTTAATATAGATACCTCGTGGATGTTACCGCAAACATATTATGTGGATATAAAAATCATATTAGGTGGAGAGGTAAATATTTATAATGAGCAATTAAAATTTACAATAAATAATAAAATAATACATTAATATGTTTTTACTATATATAAATCCGCTAAATAAAAATTATAAAGGTGAGTTCATATATGAATTTATCTTTGGAAATAGTGTTGATATCGAATGCGGTGAAGATTGGATGATAACACCAGCATCAAGCGGAAGACCTACACCGCCACCAATGAATTATATCGATCAAGTTGAATTACTTCAAAACGAAAGAACTGAACTCGAATTAGCTTTACAATCAGATAATTTCTCAATGATAGATGCTGTTGAGAATATTATAGCTATCGGTTGGGAAAAGGAATCACCTGATATTGAAAAAAGGTTGGTGTTTCACTATGGTGAAGAATTAAAAAGTGTTGTAGATAAACTATACAGTAGGGATTTAGCATTTCAAAATAAAACAAACAAAATAAATTAATATGGGAAATATATTTGATAAATTAAAAGAAGTTCAAGCGCAAGCGCCTGTATTAAATCTTACATCAGTTAATAAAACCACATTACCACAGATCACTCAGAATCTTACTAATATGGTGAAAACTCAAGATCAATTACAACAACAGCAACAAAAATTAACACAAATTCACCCACAGCAATCTGGGGCACCACAACAACAACCAGGTCAACTCGGACGTTTACCTTCTACAACGATAAGTGAAGAAGGTGATTATCCTGGATCTGTTGATGGTAAAGGGGATAGTAAGGCGTTTGAACCTAAAACACTACCAACTAAAAGTACGACAACAATGGGTAGTGGTGGTGAGGATTTTAAAGCTATGGGTATGACAAATATGGCTTCTGATGGGATACCAATTTTGGAAGATGAACCAGAAGATGAAC